CTAAAGATTGGATCAATTCTTCTATTTCAATTATTGGTAAATTTTCACTAATGGCTATCGGTTTAGCATTCGCCTTGCCATTAATAATACTTGGTGGTGTTTCAATTTTAGCGGTAGCTGGTATGATTTGGCTAATGGATAAAGTTTTCAGTAAAGGTGAATATAAAAAATGGCCATCTGACAAATGGATTAACGGAGTATCTCATGTTATTTCTAAGTTTTCAAAATTATTACAAACTATAAGAAAAGAACTCGGATTCGGAGACTTAGTACTAGGAGCTATCAAGTTACTCGGTACAGTTTACACAATTAAGACAATAGATGATGTTTTGAAGAAAGGAGAGTTCGAGAAATTTCCTTCAAAGAAATGGAATGATGGTGTATCATATACTCTTAGAAGCTTCATGGATCTTATGAAAGATAAGAGCTTCCTAACGGTTATAAGTGAGAAAATCGGTAGTCTTTTGGGTGGTGGTTTAGATGATGTTGCTGGTATTATTGTAAAAATTGATAAAAAATTATCACAAGGAGAATTTAAAAAATTCCCTAGCTCTGAATGGAATAAGGGAATTTCATCATCATTAAAATCAGTAATGGATTTAATGCAAAATAATAGCCTATTATCATCTATAGGTAATAAAATAGGTGATATGTTTGGCGGTGGATTAACTGGAACTGCAAAAACTATATTGGAGGTTGACAGAATATTAAGTCAAGGTACATATACAAAGTTTCCATCATCTGACTGGTCTAAGAATGTTTTGAATACCTTGATGGCATTTAAATCCGCTAGTGGTGGTGGAGGAGTTGTGTCTAATATAGTATCCGCCGCTGGTAGTGCTATATCAGCTGGAATAGATTTTATTTCTTCACTGTTTGGTGGAGATCAGCCAAATCAATCAGCACCATCAAGTAGTAGAGGTTTGGTAGAAATTGCAGAAGAAGTTAAAAATGTATCTTTAAAAATATCTAGTGGTAAATATGATGTTTTCCCTAGTCAGTCTTGGTTGACATCAATTTTAAACACATTCTCAACTTTTAGAATGATTTCTAACCTTACTTCTAAATTAGATACAACTTCTATACTATTAGTTAGTGATTCGATTGTATTGACATCACTAAAAATGTCTAGTGGTTCTTATACTAAATATCCAGACTCTAAATGGGTTAAAAGTGTTACCAAGGTATTCATCGACTTTACATCCTTATTGAAAAAACTTTCTAGTTCAGCTTTATCTACATCGATAGGAATGATGATGGTTAATAACTTATCTAAGGTCATTCTTGGAGTTGATCAGAATTTCAATAAGGGCAAATTCAATAAGTATCCATCTGATAAGTGGATTGTTTCAGTATTTAATGTCTACGACAAATTTTCAAAACTTCTTTCTAATGTTGGAAAGAATATAGTTTCAAATACAATAGGAATAAAATCACTATCACAGGTCACTAAAGCGATCATATCAATAGATACCGATTTGAGTAAAGGTAAGTTCAATAAGTATCCATCTGATAAATGGATTATGTCTATTCAAAGTACAGTGAAAAAATTCACAGATTTATTATCAACCACCTCAAAGAATATAGGAGTCTTATTATTGGGCTCAACATCTATAAAAATGTTGATTAAATCAATATTAGATACCGATAAGAGTATCTCATCTGGGAAATACTTAAAATATCCTGATATTAAATGGATCAATGGTATTAAAAAAGTTTTTTCTGATTTTATTTCTTTACTTAATAATATAAATAAGAGTATTTCTCTTCCTACTTTGTATATAAGTCAGTCTAAGATAAAATCAATTGTTGACTTTATATTATTGATAGATAAAAAGCTAGGACTTGGTAAGTTCCAAAAGTGGCCAAGTGATAATTGGATTAAAAAAACAATTTCATCTATACAGTCATACGGTGATCTTATTATGAATGTTGATAAAAAGTATCCTATATCGAAAATTTTTACCGGAACAAAAAAGGGTAAAATGATAGTAGAAATGATATTATGGGTTGATAAGACAATAGATAAAGGATCTTATAAGAAGTGGCCAGAGCAAATTTGGTTGAATAAAACTTCAAATGCTATACTAAAGTTTGGTGATTTAGCAGTAGCGGCGGATAAGAGGTTTAGTTCATTGAGATTAATGTTTGGACTTAAAAAAGTTAGAGATATATCTGATACCATTAGACATGTATCTTTAGCACTTGATAAGGGTAAATATACGAAATATCCAAGCTCTGAGTGGGCGAGTGCTGTTCCAAAGGCAATTTCTCAATTTATGTCAATTCCATTTAAAGGATTAATAGGATCATTTATGGATTCTATGTTTGGACCTTCTGAAGATGATAAAAAGTCTCAATTGGGAAAAATCGTAGATCTAATGTTGTATGTTGATAAAAAGTTTCAAGCTGGAAATTGGACAAAGTTTCCAACTGTTCAGTGGGTAAATGGAACAATATTGGCACTTCAGAAGTTTAAAGATATAGTTGGATTACTTAGTTTTAGCTCATTAAAAGATAAGATGTTTTCATACTTTGGTGTTAAAAGTCCAATTATAAGTGCTGTTTCAAATATTGAAAAATTAGCAAATTCATTTAGTAAACTTTCTTCATCAATGAAGTCGTTTAGTGATACAATCAAAGAGATAGATAATGAGAAGTTGGCTGCTATAAGAAGTTTATCAACTAATGTTGTTATGTTGTCTTTAATGGATCCAGAACAGTTTGATCAAATGATGAATAAACTCGAAGAAAGAGCTGGTATATTTAATGATTTAATCAAGGATTTTGAGTATAAAAAGGAAGAAGCTCAAAAAACGACTGGAACTGCTGTTGGTCCGAATAATAAAGCTGCTAAATCAACTCCAATGAAATTAGATACTAAGGATTTATCACAAAAAATGGATGTTATGAATGCGATACTTGGTGATATAGCTTCTGTAGTAGGATCTAGAGGTACATTAAAAACATATTTGAATAAAATAAAAGATGATACTACTATTGGTGGTAGCTCAAATACTGTAACTAATAAGTCCGACTCAAGATTGAAGAAGATAATTAAGAAATTAGGAGTGTCAAGTTCAGGTATCAATATTTATCTATTTAGTTATAATTTTGATCCTACTACTCTTTACCAAGGTGTAATAGCTCAAGAGTTATTAAATACTGAATTTGAAAGTGCCGTACATATCGATAAGAATGGAATTTACTCTGTAGATTACTCTAAAATAGATGTCGAATTTAAAAAAACATTTGCATAAAAAATTCATATAATTTGCATGAATATTTTTAAGAAAATAAGACTTTATAGAGAATATAAATCATTGATTAAAAAAAATCGAGTTAGGTTAGAGTCTGATTTTGGAATTAGAATTGATAGAGCTAACAGAATATATACTGTTCTAAATATTCCAGAAGAAAGCTTCGGAGAGCCATATAACTTGAGAAAGGGTGACATCGATATAATTTCTGAAAGATTTATTAGAGAATATGTATCTAAACTTTCGATGTTTCTTAATGAGATAGGATTATCAGAACTATATGACTTTTATGAGCCCATAAAAAAAGTAGACAAATATTCTTATTTGATAATTTTTGGATATAAGCCTTTCAATTCGGTTGAATATAGTAGATTCATTTGGTTTAGACTAATTCCTATTTCTTTGGTTATTTCGTTAATATTAACTCTTCTTTTCATTTTAAATTAAACAAAGTATATAGATTCTTTTATAATAATAAAAATATATTATTGTATGAGTAAGTTTTATGAAATATCAGAAGATACGAGGAAGGAATTTTTTGATATCTTTAATAAGAAAAGCTTTCCATTGTCTTTAAATTTTCAGTTTATCGGTAGTGAAAGTCAGAAAAATCTAATTAAAATATCTAAAATATCTGATCAGTTTTCATTCTTGATGAATAAAGATCTATTAGTATCAATTAATGAGGATTTGATGAGTGTGTTTGATAAAACATCAATCACGATTCTCATCGAACAAGAGATTGATAAGATTAACATGGATATTAAATCCGGTAAAATTAAAATGGTAAAGCCAGATTTAACAACATTTTCATCAATCATATCTAAGTATGGTGTTGAAAAAGTTGCTAAGGCAAATCAAGTAGAAGAATTATATCATCAACAAGTTAGTGATGGTAATGAAGAATTTATAGTATAATTATGGATATTAAAAGTAACTATTATAACGCCTTAGTTAAAAGATATGAGGCTCAAATAGAAGAAGCGAAGGCTAATTTGTCTTTGTATTTTTCAAATACACATCTTGCTGCTATCGGCGAACATTCAGACCTTTTAGCTGAACATGATAAATGGATAGAGGTTATGGCAAATGCTCAAGATAAGCTCGATGTTCTAAAATCTTTTTATGAAAATCAAATCAAATAAAAAATAAAATAAATATGAATCAAAAAATTGAAGTTTCAACAATAAAACCTGAATTGACCTTACTCAATGAGGATCAATCATACCGTATATTGGACATCATCGATGAATCTAGACTAGATCTCAAAATAGATGATATTCAAAAATATATGAGTAAAACCAACGGCATCGGTAAAAACGACGATCAAAAAGATGCTGATTATGCATATGCACAAAAACTTTGGAAAGAGTTTCAAAATGATTTAAGAGATGTTAAATTTAATTTCTATTTAGATAGATCCCAATTTACGCTTTTAACTGATATTCTTCTAAAGAAATTAGAATATGATTCCAACACAGTTTTCATAGCAATCGAACTTACAGAACTTTTAGGTGGGATGCATGGTACTAAATTTAGTAATGATAAAGAGGTAAAATCATTTAATGTTACCGCAACAGAGATAACTTATATTTATCATCTAATTCAGAATTTTAAAATTAAAGGTCTTTCAAAAGACGCATATACTTTCTCTAAAATATTGAGAAGAATTGGTGAGATCTCAAAGATTGTTAATTACTATGATGCACATGCTAAAAATCTTACCGAGGAGATATCTAAATGGGCTCTTACACTTGATGGTAATGAGTCAATAATGGATGAGCTACCTGAGATTAATTCATAAAAAAAGAGGAGTTTAACTCCTCTTTTTTATTTTATAGGACAGTGGTTAGCCGACCAAATATACTTGTGATTTCTTTTTATCTTCACACCTAACGATTCTGCAGTTGTGAATATATCATCTAAGCATTCTGAATCAGAACCTCCAACTATTTCTATACTTTTACCGTTTAATCCATTCAATATATTGTAAAGTTTTTTCGGACAGTGAAACCATTTGTGTTTGTTTCCAATATATGTTATTATTGTACCTTCTTTTGTTTTATAAACATCTCCTTTCTTTAGGAGACCTTTGTCTTCCTTATTAGAAATTTCATTGTATATTTTTTTATCTAGAATTTTTTTATAAAAATCAGCATCCACATCATAATTATATCTTTTTTCGATAATATCTATTTGATTGGGAAATGAATATAGATCTGGATGAATAGGTATTTCAGGATTTTCATCATACAGATAATCTACACCTACATTCTTACCATCTATATGATTATCAAAGATTTGATATACATTTGTAAAGTTTTTACAATAATTTTTCAACTCGTTTAAATACATTTCTGTGAAAAATTTTCTAAAACTTTTTTGCACATCTACTATTATTAGTACATTATCCTTTCGATTAAAGTTTTCAAATGTTAGTAGATTATTCATTATTATTATATATTAAAAAACCCATCAATTAATTGATGGGTTTTAGTTATTTAAACATTTTTTATTCTATTAAATTGGTAATTCTTCAGTACCTTCTTCACCTTCTTCCTTTTCCTCTTCACCTTCACCTTCTTCACCTACTTCTTCAAACTCACCTTGTGCTTGAGGTTGAGCTTCTGTTTGTACCTGTACTTGCGGTTGAGCTTCTGTTTGAGCTTGTGGTTGAGCTTGTGGTTGAGCCTGTACCGGTTCTGGCTGAGCTTGTGGTTGAGCTTGTGGTTGAGCCTGTGGTTGAGCCTGTGCTTGAGCCTGTGCTTGAGGTTGAGCCTGTGATTGAGCTTGTACTTCAGAAGGCGCTTGTGTTTCACCACCAGTTTGTGCTTGAGCATCTCCCATAAGTGCTCCAGCTGGAATTTGATCAACATTTAAGAAATTTGTGTTGATATATTTAACAACTTCCTCAGCTATATCAACATCTCCGAAAAATTGACGAAGATTTTTACCAGTTGTGTCTTTTACTTTTTTAACATAAGCATTTATTAAAGATTGTGGAATGTCTATAAATGTTCTAACTTTATAAATATCATTTACTTGAAGAACAGATTCCTTGATTATTTCATCTCTTTTTCTGAGATTAGTGTACTTTCCAAATTTTCTAAGATGTTTCATCTTCTATTATTAATTTTTTTATATTGTATATATTAAACTTTTTTAACGGCTTTTTATTATTAATATAGTGGTGACAATCCCTAAGGCAATATTTCCACTAATACTTATGACTTTCTTAACTTTTTGTCTAAAAATCTCTTTTTTAAGTACTTTTATTTCCTCATCTTTTATTTCAAGTTGATCTTCACACAATCTATTGTTTTTTTGACAATTGCCTAAGGCTGATCGTAATTGATCAATAACTATATCTTTCTCTTGTCCTTGTTTTATAAGATCTTTTTTCTGTATCTCTAATAGTGCAACCTTCTCCTCAAGTGAGTTTATAATCTGTACATAGATTGTGTCAATCATATCGCAATTAATACTCATTTGTTTAAATAGATTTAACAACTCAGCACTATTATCAAGAGATTGTGCTTGCTCTACAGACATTACTATACCAATAGTATCATTATTTTCCACTAAATATCTTGGTAGATCTTGATCCTGTGCTTGACAAAAAAATGTAGATAAGATTGTTGTTATTGTAAAAATTATTTTTTTCATATTATTTTGTTTTTTCTTTTAAAGAGTTAATTAGATCATCGCCAACTCTTTTAATTGGATTATTTTCTAGCTTTTCTATCTCTTTTCTAATTCTTTCATTTTCTTTCTTATATTTACTCATATTGGATTTCAATCTACTAATCTCTTTATTTTTATTAATGATTACCGATTCTACCGAGTCTATTCTATTCTGAAGTAATTCTATCTTTTTTAAGTGAGTGTCTACTTCACCTAAGATCTTTTTATTCAGTTTATCTAAAGAATCTCTTTTATTTTGAAGTTCATCACTACTAATTTCTAATTTTTTTATTGTCTCTTTATACCCAGACGATGAAAAAAAGTAGCTAATTGATAGTGATGTTACAGCTAAAAACAATATGATTATTGCCCAATCTTTTATTCCAAGTTTCATTTTGTGCGTTTGAATTTTTTTTGTATATTTACAATTCAATATATATATTCAATAAAAAAACCAATTTTTGTGAAAAAATTAATATCTTTTGATTTCGATAAAACACTTTGCTTCACTCCTGAGCCAGAAGAGGGTAAGGTTATTTTTAAAAATGTTACCGGTTTAGACTGGCCATATAGAGGATGGTGGGGTCGAGGCGAAACATTGAACCTGGAAATATTTCCAGTTCCTGTTAATCCATATGTGTATAAAGAGTACTTGAAGTATTCTGATGATTCAGATGCTTATATTATTCTAGCAACAGGCAGACTCTCAAAATTGAGAAAAGAGGTTGAAGATGTTCTTATGTCTCATAATTTTTCATTTGATGAGGTACATTTGAACCCTGGTATGGATACTTATCTATTCAAAACACAACTTTTTGAAAGGTTAATTTCAAAACAAAGGCCTGATATTTTTGTAATGTATGATGATAGATTTGAACATCTTTCCAAATTTGTACATTGGGCTAAAACTCAACCTTGTGAAATTCATATAATTGATGTTATAAATAAAACAACTAAAATCGTAAATAAATAATATGGCGACTATTACAGAAAAGAAATCTCAATCTAAAGCAGATGAAATCCTATCTAAACCATTTAAACTGATTCTTCACAATGACGACTATAACACATTTGATTGGGTTATAACCTGTCTAATGAAGGTTTGCAATCATGAGTATGAGCAGGCTAGTCAGTGTGCTCATATTGTTCACTTTAAAGGTGAATGTGATGTTAAATATGGTGATTATGATAAGATCTCGGCTATGAAAGATAAACTTTCAAATGCTGGTCTCTCAGTTACAATTGAGGCTAATTAAAATTTATTAACATTTCCAGACTGAATCAAATTCTTGATTTGAAGTAAATCATCTTTGGTTAATTTATCCATTGTGTGGTTTACTTCAAATCTTTTTTCATGATCAGATTCCTTTTCCTTTACATTATTAATCATTTTTCTAATATCTTTTACAGATAGATTAGTCGATTTAATAAATTCTGGCATAACTGTTAGGTTTTCAGATTCTTTTTCAAATTTATCCCACTCCTCTTTATAGTTAGGAATTTCCTCTACAAATTCCTCTTTTTCTTCATCCGAAAAATCATTTATTATCGATACGATTCTCCAATCGAGTTTATCTTTATTTTTTCTAATAAAATCTGTTGGTAAATTATTAGCACTTATTAACTTCCATAAGTTATATTTTTCTATTATCCATTCGTACTTTGATATGTCTTCAATTTTTTCAGAAGAACTTAGATATAATATCATTCTTTCCCAGTTAATATATTTATCAAATATTTTGATGAACTTCTCTGAAAGATTTGAATATGTTTTCATATTTAAATTAAAAATATCTTCGGGTAATAAATAGTCTATTTCAATCGCTTCTTTAATAAATTTTTCTGATAAATTCATTATTGATATGACAATATCTTTTGACATACCATCAAATTCTACACTAGGATTGCCCCATTTTAATATAAATTCCTCAGGTACATCATAATTTGTTAGTACTGAAATTAATCCATCTTCTTTTATCATTTTAAGTAAATCAGTTTCAGTTAATTTTAAAACCTCATCAGTTTTTACTTCATTTACTATTTCAATTTTTCTCATATTTTATTGTTATTTTTAAAAGGATTATTCCAATTTGAAAGAACATCATTTTTGTATCTATTTTGATATATCTTTTTCCTCCTTATATCTAATAATTGTGAATAATCAACACCTTCAACATATTCTAAACTTGTAAGTACTTCATTTATTTTACTTCTGAAATATTCATCTGTTGTTTCATAATATTCCTCAACCATCTGTTTGAATTCATTTTTTTGAAAAATAGCACACATATCTATTATAGTCATAACTGTATCATCATGTGAGGATCCATCAGCTGCATATCTTACATTTCCAGCATTTGTGGTGTGTTTTATGAATGTTGTCATCTCAGATATATTTGTCTCATTTGTTATTATTATCGATCTTTCTTCCATTTTATCCTGGTACTCTTTGACCAATAGATTTTTATTTTCACCTACTTTAAGACCTATTTTTTCCTCTAATGCGTCAGATCTATGCTTAAATCTAAAGAAAATTGAAGAACCGTAGTCATTCCTACCATCAAATACATGTGGAAGATGTGCTAACAATTCATTTCCGTAGGTATTAATTTCTAATACAATTTTAACATTATCCGGATTTAGATATTCAAATGATATTAGGTAGAGTAGTTCAGCCAGTTGTTGAACAGAAATTAAGTTACTTCTAAAAATGCCTATTTGTTCTAGTCTAAAAAGATCAATTATAGACTTATACTTATGTTTCTGCTTTTCTATTAGATCTAATGGTTTTTGTGATATTTTAAAAATATTTATAACTGTTGAGTCTTGTCCAAGTCCTTCCGCGACATCAACTGATATTATTATTTTATAATTTTTTCTATTTAATGGGATAAATGTATCATCATCTTGAATCCATTTTAAGTCTTGATATGAGAATTTTAGCTTTCCTTCTAATTCATCTAAAAGCTCCCATTCGTAATTCTTTTTATTTTTAGTTAGTTCGTCGATTAGTGGCTCACTCAATAGACTTCTAGAAGAATTAATAAATCTCAAGTCATATTCTTGGTTAAATGCTTCTTCACCACCTATATCCTTTATCGTTTCTTTTTTCCATGTTGTTATGTCGGAAAATTCTAAAAATCTAATATCATTAAATGACTCTGCTAAAATATCTTCTTCAGTACAATCTGAATTATTAAGTGTTGTTATAACCCATTTTTTTAATTCATCATTATATTTTAATGAGTGTTCATTTTTAGAATATTTTGATTTTAAATATTCTAAAACATCTTCTTTTTTAATATTAAATTCTTCTAATTTTTTACTATTCAATCGAATAAAGGTTGCGAATCTCTTAGGAACTTGCCACCAATACACTCTCTTTGCGCAGTATGATGATTTTTCACCTTCCGGTTTTTCTGCATCACTTAATAATTTGTGAAATAAATTAAATCCGTTAGGTGTCGATGTTATAATAATTTTTGAATTCTCAATGTTTGATACGGTTGGAAAAACCGATTTATAAAACTTATCAGCTATATTATCTGGAAGATAAGCAAACTCATCTAAGTAAAGAAAGTCAGCAGTTTGACCTATTGAGGATGTCTTTGTTGTTGCGAATCCTTTAATTCTACTTTTATTTTCAAATACCATGAATTTTTGATTCCAGTTTATTATTCCCTGTTGTAAAAAGAACGGTAGCCTTTGATATATCTCTCTTATTTTATCTAATACTTCAACTGCGGTATCCAATTTATTGGCTGTTACTAAAACATTCTTATTATTGTTAAAAAGAACATAGTGTAACATCATTATCGATGAGCATATTGTTTTACCTATCTGGCGACTAGCCATTAGTATGTTAAATCTATTATTGAAAAAGTTATCAAGAATTTCATTTTGATAATCTCTTAGTGGTATTATTATTGGTTGTCCTTCTTCTCCTTTTATATAACAATAAGTTGCTGCGAAATAGTGTATATCTAAAGCGCACTTTATATACTCTTCTTGTTCATCTGGTGACATTTTAAATGTTAATCCAGATGTTCTAAGTCCAACAACTTTTTCAAAGAACGGATTTTCTAATCTACTTAATATGAATCCGTTATTAATTTTTTCTGTCGCTTCTTCTACCATTTTGGTAGTCCATATAATCTGCCTTGACATAATTTTTAATTTTTTTAAAAAAATCCACAAAGAGTGAATTTTTAGTATATATAGTACTATGAGTGCTACGATGTCTAAAGTTGAAAAAGAACACAATAGAATAAACGACGAATTTGACTTAATACAAGAGGAAAATAGAGAGTTTGATATATCAAGTCATTTGGCTAAAATTGACGATCTTCCAGATCTAGGTCAGATAGAGTTATATGATTATGATTCCGATCTAACTGTAGTTACACAAAAGGGTATGGAAGTAATAGAGTCACTTGTTGACCTCTATCTAAGTGAGTTTGGTGATCTTAAAAGCCATCCTTATATAAGAAATAAGGTTAGAGAGGATGCTATGGTCTATGCAGAGACTCTTTTCCTTTCAAAAATGACTAGAAAGAACTTTTTAACTCAAATGAGACAAGTTGATAATGGTGATAACTCAGCTAGAATGCACGAAGTCATTAATCAAACCATAAGGGAGATAAGAGAGAATTCTAAATTTTCATCTTCACAGAGAACAGAACTCGAAGAATATTATAAAAAGTTCAGACAAGACCTTAGTGAGGTGGCCTCTTCTATGAAGATGGAAGCTGGTTGTAAAGAAGATGATGGTCAAATTGTTGATAATAAAAAGCTAAATGATCTAATTAGCGAGGCGATGAAGAAGAAAAGGGGTTAAAGTTTTCAAAGCTTTTTATTAAATTAGAAAATTCTAATTGTACAGAAGACTCTTTAAACTTATTAGCCTTATTGTTTGTAAACTCTTTAATGTTTAAAATCTTGTCACTATTTTGAACTTTTAATTTTATTGATTCTTTAATAGACTTTTCAGTATTCATTGTGAACTTTTCAAAAATTTCATTTATATCTAATGATAGTTTTGTTGATAGCGAGCTATCATCATAATAAAATATCTCTGAATACTCATCAATATTCTCATCAATGAACTTATCACCATCTACTTTAAGACCAACAAGATGTTGTAGTATTATTTTATTCTTTATGAACGCCATTTTATCTTCATCTTTATTAAAGAATGTCTCCGATAAATAGTAGAAGTTTTTAATTTTTAAACCAATTTTCTCAAATTCTTCTTCAAGCTTTAAAATCTGACTTTTAAAGTTTTCTTTAGTATTTTTTGAGCAAAAGATATAAATATCATCATTGGTATTTACGATGTTTTTTAAAATAGATAAATCTATTTCAAATTTAACATTTTCAATTAACTCTGGGTTTAAAAATTCCTGGAATGATATTCCTAAATTTGAAATATCAGACTTGTGCTTCTTTACTTTTGACTTTAATTTGTTCATAAAGTCATTTGATAGATAAAAAGTTTTACCATTAAATGACATTTTATTGTTTTGACTTTTTAGTATGCCGGATTTAAATACTGATAAGTCCGAATTATCAATTTTCAATATTGGAATATTGGGATTACTTTTATCTACAATCCAGGCTTTTGAATCGTTCTTAATTAGAATATCTAAGTCAATAAAGTGAGATTTCATAAACTTATATATTAAAAAACCCGTTTGAAAACAAACGGGTTTTTAATTTTAGGCTATATTTTTATCAAGTGCAAACTCATATAAGATGGGTAAACTAATATATTTTAGAAATCCTTCTCTAATATCGTTCATAGTTTTTGACTTTTTTATAATATTAAATACTGTTATTCCAAATTCTTCCTGAAAGTCTAAACTACACTCCATCCATTGTTTTTTATAATTATTCATAACTTTCCATTCGTAGTCACCTCCTGTTAGCCAATAAAGTGCTAATTCCGGTTTTATATTATAATAGTCAATTTCTTTTAGTTCCAATTGCCAAAATTTATCATTATTTTTATTTTTATAAGTCATCATAATAGCAACAGCCTCTGAGATATCTGTAGTTATATCACTACCTATTTCAAAATAATACTGATCACCTTCTTTGTCTATTTTGATAAAACTATCAGACCAGAAGTTGAATTTTCTCATAAGGTCTACTTTTTTTCTTTTCATAAATGAAAAATTATTTTTTATATCAATTTTGATTAATCTTTAAACCGCTTTTCCAATTTCCTTTAAAATCACCTCCTTCAAATATTCCATTATTCCAATTACCGTGAAATTCACCATCTTTAAAGATGCCATATTTCCAATTGCCAAAAAAATATCCAGAATGCCATATAATAGTATTATTTTTTAATTCTATTTTAGCATTCTCTATTTCAGAATCAATTATCCAGTAAAATTTATTTGAGCTTAATATTTGATCTATTTTATTCTGATCCTTTATAGACTTACCATCTATCAATAATTCTTTGTACCTCATATGTTAAATTAAAACTTGAGGTATATATTCAGTCTAAATTTACAATTAAATATCTTGGTGGATTTTTTAGCAAAAAAAAACCCTGACAGGGTTTTTTATTTTAAGTTGTCAAGAAATTCTTTTTCATTGGGTTTCAATGATTCGATTCCATATGTTGAGATTTTCTCAAGAATGGTATCTAAATCCAATACTTTTGGTTGTTTAGGTACATCAACTGAAACCATCTCTGATAAGTCTTTTGAAAATTCGTCTGTGAAGCGAACTGTATCATCCTTCTTCATTGTGAAGGCAAATATTTTCATAGTGTCTTTGTTAATCCAGATTTTTGCAAATCCTTGATTTTTTGTCGATAAGAGAACTTGATATTCAAATCCATGAATATCACAAACTTCTTTCAACTTAATATGATTAAACATTCTTAAATCTATACAAATGGTGTTGTTCATATCTCTTATTTTATATAAATATACGAATAATATATTGATTTGTCAAATTTATTTTTTATATATAAGAAAAGTTTTAAAAATATTTATGAGAAAAATATTAACAAGAAAGGAGTATTTATCTGAATTAACTGAAAAGTATTATACCAGTCATACTGGATATAGTGTAATAAATGAAGAAGCTCCTATGGCTAATGATATTCCTTGGGGTGACTCACTTGTTGGTAGATTAATAAACTCATTCGCTAGAAAATCTAAAATAGCCTTTAATAAAAGAAGAATAAGTGGACTAGTTACTGGATTGAAGGCTTTATTTGAGGAGATGTTAGTAACTGGAACCATTCAAATGCCTGAAGAAAGTCTTAGAAGAATTGAGACATCAAACTTACTAGGTATTTTAGTAGAACAAGTTGAATCTGGAGAAGATGTTAATGTCTTGATTGACACATCAACACAAATAAGAGAAAAGGTAATAGATTGGAACCCTGATAATAAAGATGTGATGATTAAGGCAATTGATGACTTTTTGGAGTATCTAAGAGGACTTAAAACAGGTGATTCTGTAGATGATGAGACACCTGAAGAAGAAGGTGAGAGTCAAGATCCAAATAAGATATTTTATCAAAATTCTAGAAACCTATTACAATCGGTAGTTGATTTGCATATGATGATCTCACAAAATGTTGTTAGAATTGGTGGTGGTCAAGAATCCTATGATAATAAAATTAATGCTGCCAAATCTAGGTTAAAAGTTGGTAGTGAATATATTTATACGAATTCTAAGGGAGAAAAGATTAGATGTATGCTATTGAGTTTGAAAAATCAGATTCAAAGAAGTGCTGATAAAAAATGGTTAACTAAAGACGATATTATAGGAGATAAATTGAACTCTGATCAAGCTTGTGTTGTTTATAAGAGAGATAAAGATGGTAATGATGTTCAAGACTATAATAAGGTATATAATAGTCAGGTTGTTGAATTATTAAAACTTTACCCTATTGGTGGTAAAGAGCCTGGTAAAGTAGAAAAGCCTGGTGAGAATGTATCTACAAATTTTAATAAAGAAAAGTATTTAGATTTAGAAAAGAAATACCTTTCTTCTAAAAACTATGAGATTCTTAAAAATCTTATAAAAATGGGTGGACAAGCTGTTAATGTATTTAATGCTAAAGATGATAAGCAGAATGTTAAGTTTTATACAGATAAGACAAATAACTATTTATCTTCATTGATTAAAATGCAGGCGAAGAGCTACGGTATAAGCACTCAAGTTACTAAAGATATTAAGCAGCCAAATGGTACTACTATAAAGAAAAATACTGGTCAAAGTAAAGACATAAAGACTTTAAAGGATGAAATATCAAAAGCTTCAAAAGGTTCTTGGTCTGTAGATCTTCCTTTAGGTAAGTCATCTGGTAAAGTATCACAACCACCTTCTGGGGTTGGAACTATGCAAAAGGCTAGTTATGATATCGAGTTCGACTTCGATTATATTTTTGAAGCAGAGGCTAATTTACAAAAAGAGGAATCTCAAGCAAAAAATGCTTGGAAAAAAATTGTAAATTCTTATAATCAATCAAAAATATCTTCTTTAATTCCAGAAATTGAAAAATTATTGAAAGTCTCTATTAAGGACGGTAAAGATGAGTATAAAAAGGCTAAGAGTTTAATAACCACACTTTGTAAGCAAATAGTTCTTAATAAATCTACTGTTGGTAAGCCTATATCATTTGAAGATTTAGTTAAAGAAGATTTAAATATTAATGATACCTCTAAGTCTATATCACTTATGGGAAGAGTTATTTTATCTCTTAAAGAAGATATGGGACTTGTCGGTTCATTTGGTAGTGCTATTAAGCCTTTAAAAACTTTTATAACATCTTTTGGAGAACTTGAAAAAAATATTTCAAAAATATCAACTGAAAAGAAGGAATCGCTTCATAGATATACAGATTTTTCTATAATATTGGAAAGAAATGAATTTTCTGAAGATATTAAAAACAAATTTGATGAGATATTTACTAATGATATTAAGACTTACTTCGAAATACAAACTAGTGAAGTAGATGAAATAAAAAATTCAGCTAAGGAAACACCTGGTGGTGAGTTGTTATTTACAACAAGTGATCCTATAATTGAGATTGTTAGATTATTTCACAGAGCAAATAGAATACACACTCCTGGTGTTATACCTTCTGGTAGAACAGGTGGTAAAGTATCAAACTCAGTTTTTAGAGAATATGAAGACTTAGGAGCTGGTGGTGGTACACCTGAGGCACCTGGTAGAGGACCTTATAGAAATATTGAACTATATGATTCGTGGTTTAATGCCGTTCAAGATATTTTATCAGATACAAAGTATCGTCCAATTTTTAGTGAAAAAACCGTTTTCCAGTTTAAGAATGAAGAGACTGGAGGAGAAGGTGATAAAATTGAAAAAGGTGGTAAAATATTATTAAGATTTATTAATAATTTACTCTCAGATTCTAAGATGTATAATGGTGGTGCTATTAATACTTTTATAGAGGAGTATTTTAAATTAAAAGGTGGAATTTCTAAAGAGAAACAAGCATATCCTTCATATAAAAAAGATATAGATGTAAACGAAGACAATTCCGAAGGTGTTGTTCTTACTGATGTTAAGTATGTTAAGTCATCGCCTGCTGGGTCTATTAAAGATATCAATACCGATGATTTATATAAGTTATTTATTGGACCAGAAAGTGGTGATAATGAAAATTTGGCATTCAAATTGGTTGGTAAGACCGATGAGGGTAAAGATTTTCAATGGTATTGTATATTTAAGGAATATATAAATCAATATCCAGTATTTATTTTCTCATTGGGTAATTTTCCTTCTGATCTATCAAGGATAAATGGAATACCAAAATCAACAATACCAACAACTGCTTATCTAGCTTCGTTGCCGAAATTCACCGGAGCTACTCAAAGACTAAAGGTTGGTGAGAAAATTGCAATAAGAATGGTCGATTTAAAGACACCACAGCAAGAAAAAGTAAATTCTGGTAAGGGTAAAGATCGAATAGAAGTATCTATTACTAAACTGGAAATACTATGTAATAACAATTCTGAAAAATATTTAGAACTAACAAACTATTCTCCAAGTTTGAAGTCGGTTATATCTAGTGGATACGATGCTGCTAAAAATTTAGTTACAAGAAAGTGAAAAATTTAAAAACATACGAGAGTTTTTTTTCGGGCTTATTTGGAAAAAATAAGAACAGAAAGAGTAATGGATCTATTTTATCTAATATTTTTAATAAGGAGGATGATGATCTAGCAAAAAAAGTTTTGAAATCATTGGAGGATAGTATTGAATCTACAGATAATAATTCTGGAATTATTGGTGATGTACAGAGATATGCCGACTATAAAAGATCCGTTAAGTTTAAATCTAAAGATGGTAAGATACATACTATCTCAATTCAGAAAAGCAAGCATCCTAGAAGGTTTACAACAAAATCATTTATAGGACTTAACTCCGGTGAGAATTATATATTGATCATAGATGGTAAACATTTTATAGATAGAAACTCAAATAAAAGTACTGTATCTCAAAGTGTATCAAAAAAGATTTGGAATTTGTTAGATCAACATTCCGATAAAAAGTTGATTGATAAGGAAAACCTTATGAAAAGTTTCGACTAATTTTTTGATATATAGAGTATGAGATATCTTAAAAAGTTTCAATTATTTTTAGAAGCAGAAGAATTAGAGAGATCTGATGATATTAAGTCGGTCCCTGATGATAAAACCTTAGACTCATCCACTGATAATGCTCAAAAAAATGCCTTAATGGAGGTTGAAAAGAATTTAAAAGACTTTCAAAATAGAAGGCAGAAAATGGAAAATATTTTCAATGATAAAAAAATAGTTTCAGATTCTGACTTGGAAAAAGAGCTAATGAATGGGGTCTATGATAATAAAAAAAATAATAGAGAAAGAAATAGATTTTTGAAAGACTTTGAATCTGTTCTTAGAAGTGAGAGAAGAAAGAAAAATCTTGAACAATCTATTTCCAAAGATCAAGATAGCCTTAAATCCACTAATGATGAGATAAGCAGATTAAATGATGAGATGAAGATGGATTTGAGTGATAAAAGAAAAGAAGAATTAATAATTAGTCTTAAAAAAAATGAGGATAGACTAAAAGAACTCAAGGATAATATACTTAAAAATCAGCAGATTCTAAAAAGAGACATTGTGGTCTGGCAAAAGAAAAGGGAAGATTTTAAAAAGGATATGAAAGATGAAGAGGAGAGAATAAAAAAACTGTCCACTAAAATATAAAAATAGAAAAAAATTGATTTTTTCTTTTAATATATAAAACATAAAATAAAAAATAATTAAAAAATATGGCAATTCAAATCGGTAAATACAAAAGACCAGGGATCTTCATAGAAGAGATTGACAAATCGATTATTACCAGTCCAACAGTAGAAGGTTTTGCAAACCTTGTAATTGGTTTCTCTAAAAAAGGACCAGTTAACTCGGCTGTTCTTTTAAAAACGGTTGGTGACTTAGAGAGAATCTTTGGTTCTATTGATAGACAATTAGAAAGAAAGGGTTCATTCTTCCACAGAACAATTTCAAAAATGTTAGAAGCATCTCCAGTTTATGCAGTTAATTTATTACTTACAGATGACGCACTTGATACAATAGAATATCAGTCACTTTCAGCGTCTCCTGTTCATGGTAATGATTCTGAGAGATTGGCGTCTTACAGAAAATTCTTTGATACTACTGGATTCTGGAAAAGAGATACTGACTCTTTTATAGACATCACAAAGGTTAACTCAGGATATGAAAATAGAGTTTTAAACTTTACTAACTTATCAGACAGATATATTACAGTATTCTGTGTTAAATCCGCGGTGTCTGGATTTGATAGACCATTACTTGAGTGGTATGGTTCTATAGAAAAATTACCACCATATCTCTACCCTACTGATTTGGCTTCTGATTATTTAGTTGATGTGGTTGTTGTTGGTGGCGACTGGTCAAATTATCAAGAGTTATCAGTTGATCCAAGATGGACAGCTTACTTCTCTGCAGATGGTCTTAAAAAATCTCAAATTAGAAACTTTGCTAATGATAGAAACGTGACTCTATTGGGATATTATGAAGGACTTTCTTTGATTCCGTATTTTAGAGATTTAAATGGTAGAAATATTTTTATTGAAACAATTATAAATAGAGAAACAGATAGAACTGGACTATTTTGCGCATTTAATAATGATTTATTTGAAACAGATTATCCAAAAGGTCTTGTTGATTTAGTTGGTAATGGTTTAGTTTCTGATGATCTATTAAGTAATCCTCCATCTTTAGATGAAACTTATTATCAGTCTTTAGATAAGAATGATGGTACAGTAGACGGTGAATTGTCAATTAACTTTTTATCATATAAAGAGCAAATTACTGAGACACTTACATTTGCTAATAGAGTATTAGATAGACCAGGTAACGTAGTTGCTTTATTCTCAGATTGGAATAACTCAGCATTAACTAATAACGAATATGCTCACTCATTCAATGATAATAGTGGTACAGTGTTGGGTGGTATTTTATCAGGTGATAATTTAGGATATATCGCAAATCCTAACAGAACTTACTGGTTTGCAGAAGGTTATGTAAACGACCTTGAATCTTTAGGACCTGATGATAGTGGTACTCAGAGTTGGACATGGACATATAAAGTAGATAGTACTTCTAATAATGGATACGCTGTTATTGGTGGTAACTATGTTGCTTTATCTGGTACATATTCTATCGAATTAAAAGCTAGCTCATTCCCAAGTATTTCAGGAACTAATTCATTTAATTGGGCTACAGTAATCGAATCGACTGGAAATATTACTTTTAAAGTATCTACTGCTACTTCATCAAATGCAACTGTTGCTCCTACTGATATAGTTTTACACTACGGTACAGCCGATTTAAATGGTGGTGTGTTTGTTACGAGTTCGATTAATGATACTGTTGTTACTGTTAATAGTGCCGGTGGCGGTGGTGCATTCTCTTATAATACACTAGAGTTAAATAGTGATTATATAATTAGTACAGCTTCAACTCCTCAATTAGTATTGAATGAGGGAGACTTCAAGGTTGAATTCTTGAATACTAATTCCACACCAGATGTTAAAAACTATGAACAATATAGAAGATTTAAGATGTTTAATTCAATTTTATCTTATATTGACACAAGTACTGCATTTAGAGGACTTATGTTATTGGGTCCTGGTGGAACAGTAAATACAAACTACGAGACTGTTAAGAAAAGCTTATCAGAAATAAGAATTACAGATATTAAAACTGGAACAACTGCTAATAAGTCATTCGTTGTTAGAACTGGTTTACCATATGCTGATATTCAAGATGTTGTTGAAAACGGAGAACTTGTATTCTACAAATTAGATGATGAATTCTTAGTTGACTACGCTGGATTTGAGACTAAAAACACTTTGCCAGTATTGGATGGAAGTACAGCATCATTTGGTGTTGTAGGAAAGTACTCACAATTCTATACAAGATATGATCAAGGTTTAATAGGAACTGGAGATGTATTTTATCAGAATGAACTTTGGGATGGTGTTCAAGTACAATTTGTACCTGGTGCTAGTGCTACTGCATCATTGACTGGATATAATTACATTGTATTTAGAGTTGATGAGAGTGGAAATTATGCAACTGAAAATAATGCATTCTTTGGAGAATTGAACAATTATCAAGGAGATAGATCTTCTGATGTTTTGGGTTATCAGTTCTTAATAGGTGGTGTTAATAACAGTGGAGCATTTGAAATAAAGTATGACGAAGGTATGACTGTAGAAAATGGATTAGATTTACCGGGTGATGCTACAGGGGATTCACTTATTCCAGGTAGAGCAGCTTTACTATCATCTTATAGTAATGGTATTATCGACTCTCTTAATACTGCTTCTTATAGCTTCTATGCTTATGAAGTTTACGAAACAATTGTTGATGAAACAATTAACATAACTAAATTATATGGATTTAATAATCAATTTAACGGTAGTCCAATATATTTAGCACCTTACCAAAAAGATAATGGTGATTTGGTTGTAACATTCCAAAACTACAACTTAGGAACACAGTCGGTATTAAATTCTGTTAATACTACTGCTGATAGTGCACTTGCAACTAATGGAACAATCTATGTTAAGTCTGCTAGAAGCAATTTCAAACAAACTCTTGAAGTTGAAAGTCCATCTGGATGGGTAGAAGTTCCAAATAAAGTGTTGGTTAAGAGAAACAGATACGCTGAGGTTAAAGTTGGTGATTATCTTGAAGCATCTTACGACCCATCTTTATTGAAGTCCGATCAAATGCCTAAGAAGCTTACAAGAATACAAACTAAGAAGGTTTGGTCTGGTAACAGTGATTATGTAGAGTTGTCTTGTGATTCTTCTATTAAATTGAGAACATTTAATGGTGATAAGCAAACCAATAGATATACTAAAATTGATGATTATGTTTCAACTTATAAAGCAATATCTCTTAAAGGATTTAGAATAAGAGAAGCATCTATACCAGATGGTACTGAGGCAAAACAGTCAGCTATACTTGATGTTGTTGCTAAAGGAACACCATTGTTCAAGGCTCTTGCGAACAAAGAAGCATTTGACTTTAGATACTTAATTGACTCGTTTGGTTTGGGATTAACACCAGACTCAAAACAACAATTAGTTGATATTTGTGGTGATAGATTGGACGCTTTTGGTATATTAAATATGCCTTCATTGAAGACATTCAAAAATTCAGTATCTCCTACATTTAAAGATGGTAATGGTACTTTACAATTGGAGTATGTTGCTAAGGGTGGTGATCCTGAGAGTAATCCAGAGTTCCTTTATTCATTTGGTAAGGGAGTCGGTGTAACTTCAGTTGGATATTTCTTACCGTATGTTACAATAGATGACTTTGGTAGACCAATTGATGTGCCACCAGCATCTTATGTTGGATTAACATTTATGAGAAAGCACAACAGCACAACAACAAGTATAGTTCCTTGGACTATCGCTGCTGGTGTTACAAATGGTAGAATTACTGGTATACAAGATCTTGAGCAGATATTCACACCATCTGACCTTGAATTCTTAAACCAAGCACAAATGAACCCATTAACATTCAAGAGAAACAGAGGATTCGTAATTGAGACTGAAAATACGGCACAGGTTCTTTATAAGTCAGCATTATCTTTCATACACGTAAGAGAGGTGTTGATTGAATTAGAAAGAGAACTTTCAAGAATGTTGTTAGACTTCCAATGGAGATTTAACACCGCTGAAATCAGAGCTCAGATTAAATTACAAGCTGATGTTATCTGTGAAAAGTATGTTGCGCAAAATGGTCTATTTAACTACTTTAATAAGATAGACGAGGAAAATAACACAGCAGAGATTATCGATAATCAAATCGGTGTGTTAGATACTTATGTTGAACCAATCAAGGGTATGGGTATTATTGTAAATAATATCACAATTCTTAGAACAGGCGCTATCTCAGCAGGTGGATTTATAAATTCATAATAGAATTTGATAATATTAAAAAACCCAGAATTAAATTCTGGGTTTTTTATTTTGCTGCTGAAGATGTAGAATAAAAAATCCGAATCAATTTGATTCGGATTTTTTTATATTCCTATATTTCCAAGATTTGAGCCTATATTTCCAATATTATTCATCATAGAACCTGGATTAAAGTTAGGCATCGATTTCTGTTGCTGATCTTCTTCCTGTTTTCTTTGTTTTTCTTCTTCTTCGTTTAGTTCGTTTATTATTTTAATATTCTCTTCTAACATCCAGAATGGCCACTCATCTATACAAAATTCATTTATATGAAAGTGCTTTTGTAAAAGAAGTTTATTTTTTAATAAAGGCCTCAAAGGCATCATGAACAACGAAAATACCTGACGCTCCGTTGGGAAATTGCATTTCAGCACGGACCTCCTGGCCGTCAATTATCTTGACGAGCTCCTTAATTCCAAAAGTCATTTTACCAACTGCTGCATTCAAAAACTGGAAAGATATATCATCAAGTTGCTCGAATTCTTTTAATTTAGCTTTAATTCCATCATATGTTATTGATGTTCTACCCTCTAACATAAAAGGAATTATTTTTAAGAATGCTAAATTTGGTGTTCTATTTTCATTATTTTCTTTAATAATATAGTCAGTAAATGCTTTTTGAATTCCTATATTTGGAGGTGTTAATTCAAATTCCTTACCATTTATCGTTTGGAAAACATAGGAATTTTTTGATTTAGAAAAGTACCTTTCTAATTGTTCATCTGATTCAAAGAATTTAAAATTCTCTCTAACTAGTTCAACCTGAACTTCACCTGATCCAGATTGTACAGTTACTGCTAAACTGTTTCCTTGTTGGAATGTTAATTCTCTTATAGTGAAAATTAAATATAATCTATCTTGGTCCTTAACATCTAAATAAGATGCTATATTTCCATTTGGATATTTTACTCTAACACAGGCTTGTAGCATATCATTCATTTTTTCGACAATATCATAGAAGTTATTGTCATCCACCATAGAATATGCTTGAATTTCTTTCACCTGAGCTGGTCTAATCATTAAAAGAGTTCCTTGTGGATAGAATTTTCCACATGGTAGGTCCTTTACATCAAAATTGAAATATTGCAAATCCGTAGTCCTTGTTGAGTCAACATTTTGAGTAGGAATTTGTTCCACCATACTCTTAGCTGGATTGAAATTTGAAGACTTACTTTCCCTTTCCTCTAAATGTTTTCTTAGGAAATCTTCTTCTGACATTTCTTTATTATTTGACATAGAATTTTTTTATTTTTTTAAGGTATATATACTTATATCTATGTTCTCCTTTTATGTTTTTTTAAAATAGAAAAAAGTTAGTTTTTTTAGTGAATATATATTATGAAAATTGTTAGGAACATATTAGATTAAAATATATAATCTATAATTGTTAAAGCAATTAAACAAAAAATAATAAAAAAAAATTATGCCGCTTCCACATTTTACCCAATTACAGGTTACTGGTAGTCCTGGTGGGCCTGGAACTCAACCACAGGAACCAGTATACTTGAACCTATTTGAGATTAATTTTGTACTTCCAACAATATTACAAGCTCAAGGTAGAGATCCAGTATTGTTGTTACAACAGGCTCTTTCAGTTGATTTGAATACAACAAATAAAACATTAGCTACTTCTAACCAAAGATGGAAGTATACAACTAGAGCATTCGTGAATGCTGGTCCTGCTGAAACTCACATAGATGATTTGGCTATAACTTTTAACGTAAATGTTAATAATAATGGTTCTATGGAAAGTTGGGCTGCATTGAGAGCATGGTATGATCTAGCTTGGAATTCTCAGAATGGTTATTTACATTATAAGGCTGATATGGTTGGTACTATCATCGTAAGTCAACACGATAAAAAAGGACTTGTATTGAGAAGAGTAACCTTCCAAAACGCTCAAATTAAAGCTGTTACTAGTCCAAGTTTAACTTATGAAGGACAAGGTATATTGCAAAATATCACCGCAAACTTTGTTTGTGACTACTGGGTTGATGAATACATTGATAACAACTTCACTATTTCACCACCATTCGTTGAGGGTTACTAATAGTAATTTAAAAATACTTAAAGTCGATAAGAAATTATCGACTTTTTTATTTAAAACAAGTCTTAATCTATTCATATAAATTACAAATATAATTATATGAATGAAAGTTTTTATTACAACAGATTGGCATTTTGGTGTGTATGTCAATAATTTAGATAAATGGTTAAATATGATGGAAGATTATTTCTATAACTTCTTCATCCCATTTCTTAAAGAAAATGCTAAAGAAGGTGATGTATTAATACATTGTGGTGACCTTTATGATAACAGAACTTCTATTCCTATCATCGCATCATACAAAGCTGAAAAAATACTAACTGAAATATCTAAAATACTTCCAGTTCACTTGATTGTTGGTAATCATGATCTTTGGAATAAAGGATCTAATGATATTAATTCTGTGCGTCTTTTTAATTTTGTTGATAATATTAATGTCTATACTGATACAACCACCATTGAATTATTTGGAAACAAATTGATATTGATGCCTTGGATTGAGAAGAGATTGGATATGATTAAACAGATTCAATCAAACTCTGGTGATTATCTATTCTGTCATAGTGATTTAAATGGGTGTAGGATGCATTTAAATTCTGTCGCTCATAGAAATGCTGATAAAATAGATGTTGATGAGTTTAATCGATTTAAACATGTATTTTCTGGACATATACATATAAGACAAACTAATAAGAATTTTACATTTATTGGTTCACCATATCAAATGGATAGAAATGATATGGGTGATCAAAAGGGTATCACAGTATTAGACTTAATAAGTGGAAGTATTCATTTTGAACCAAATACATATTCTCCGGTATTTAAAAAAGTTCAAGTTGTTAATGAAGATGATGTTGAACTAATAGAGGGTTTAAAAAACTCAAAGGATTACATTGATCTTGTTATTTCCAATAATCTTCTTATAAATAATAGAAAGCTTAGAAGAAAGTTAGAAACTATTTTAGAGACTGGTAATTTTGCATCTGTTGAATATTTAGATGATATAGTTAAAACTGAAAAAGAGAAGAAAGAAAAAGAATTAACCGAAGAAGAATTACAGATTTCTATTCAGTTAGAATATGAGGAATTCATCAAAGGTTATATTGAGAACCAAAAGTATGAAAATTCTGATTTCAGAGATGGTATGTTAGGTGAATTCAATGAGATTATAAGGATTTATAATGAGAATTATAAGGTTAAAAGTGAATAAAATTATTATATTTGCTCATTAATATATAAATTAATGAGACATTTAAGAAGGTTCGAAGAATTGGACCTTGATAAATATAAAAATTTTCTTGATAAGTATCAAAAGACCGGATACATATCTACCTCTTCTATTAAGAAATTAAAAGAATGGGGTTTAGATATTAAAGACTTTTCTCATATCGAGAATCAAGTTGTAAAATCCCTTGATTTCTTTAGAGATGGTGATGTTCATTTGTTTAATGATTATTTCATGGAGGTAAAAGATAAATATCCGTATATATCATCTTATTTTTATTACTCATTAGATGTTACTCCTAAGAGCGCAGTAAAGTGGTCTAGTTCATTAGATAAATTTAATATTGTTGTCTCGATGGATGAGAATAATTTACCATCTAAAGATTCTACTAAAATAGATACTAATACTAGTGTTATTGATAAAGTTATTTCTGGTATAGAGGGTGCTCGTCAAAAAGAAATTGAAAAGCGAAAAGAACAGATGGATTCTTTCATGAAAAGAAGACCCGGAGCAGATGATGATTGGGTTAAGGGTTCCTATTTAAGAGCAAAATCTGAAAATTTTATAGAAAATTGCACTATATCTACAATTATAAATCTTCAAGTATTTTTGAATTTAAATGATTATGATCATTATTATAATCTAGGCGAAGACGAATGGGAATCCTATGATAAATATCTTAGAGAATTGAGAAAAACGGTGGTTGATGATATCGAATTAAATTTAAATTCAATTCTTAAAACATATTTTTCATCAATTGGACATTCTAATATTAATTCTAAAATAGAAAAAGGAGGATTTGGATGGAGAGGATTTTACGATCCTTCAAGTGATATTGTTATTTTTAATATAAAATGTGAACTAAATTAGTTTCTCTAATTTAATTTTTAAATCACCAGTTCCTTTTATTATTCTGTGATATACCCCTTTGTGTATAAAAACTTTACCTTCAATTTTTATTGGTAGTTCATTATCTAATTGAAATTTCCAATCAGTTTCTTCAATAGGTTCTATTATTCTATCCTCTCTGTCACGATGCCAAGTTAATTCACCAGATTCTATATCTTGATAGAATGTTCTAATAAAAGTATTTTCAGATATTTTTTCTTCTTTAAATGGTAGTGTCATAATGTAAATGTTAAATGTATTTCTCTTTCTATTATTCCTTGGCGATCTACTTGAATATCTTCAAAATCAAACTCAATTTTAATATCTGGATATTCTTCTTTGACTTTATCAATACAGGACTTCAAATTATTTGAAAAATCGTATAACTCTTTTATATTTTCATCGTAATAATCAAACATTGTGGTTCTCTTTAAGACTGGTTCTTTTATAAAGATCTCATAATAGTCTTCTATTTCATCTGATTCTCCATCACGATTAAATCCTTCAGCTCCCTCATCTAAAAATTCTGAGAATATAAATTTTAAATATTGAATATCTAGCTCATTAGAATTTGACTCGTTAAATTTTTTTATTTTCATATTTTTTCAAAATTTTTTATAGAATCTTCACTGAATATTGCAACATTTTTTGAACCTTTTTCAATCACAAAGAATCCATCATATCCAGATTCTTTTATCTTATTGATAATAGGTTCACATTCAATTATTCTCCAAGCTCCATTTTTTATTCTCCAAAGATAAAAACTCACACTTTGTGATTTATCTGTTATATCAAATTCTTTATCTGTATCATAATCATAACCTTTAAATCCAGTGCCAACTTCTATAAACTTCGTACCATTAGTCTGATCAACATATTTATCATTAATCATACTCTGTAAAGTGGATTTTAGATTTAATTTTTTCATTGTTTCTTTTTCCATTGGGTTGCAAAGCTTTAAATTATCTTTCAATGTAACTTCCCAAACTGCACCATTTGGAAATTCGTCTTTTTCATTGAATCCTGCAAAGTCTTTTGCAAATTCTAAATTAGATGTTAGAAATATAGCACCTGCAAATCTTTTTTTCTCTGGTGGAAAATCTCCTTTTCTATTTCCGTGATATAGTTTCTCAGAAATAGATTCAAATAGTTTATATGGTTTTAAATGTTTCATATTTTTTCAAAAATTAGTTCTACTTGATACATTTCTGGTAAGTAATTTTTTATAGATTTTTTGTTTATTTTAAAATCAAATCCGCTTTTTTTGTATCCTCTGTAATAAATTTGATAAAATTTATAATCTTCATTTTCCAAAAAACTAATTAAGTGGTTGATTTCATTTTCTATATCATCGAATTGAAACGGCGTCCTGTGCCAAATCTCATACGGACCATTGACTTCCACCGCATTTATTTCTACACAAATAAAATTTTTGACGTGTTTGGAACTTTTAAGTCTTTCCTCATATGCACTTTTATCTTTTTCTGAATAAAATTGGCCGTATGTTGATAAGCTCGGATCGTTTTTTGATTTTCCTACCTTAATTAGATTCGATATAGAAATTAAAAAATCATCATCAACTATATTGATAAATATATCCTTAATAGGCAATTCCAAATCATGAGATTCAAAAATTTTATATGATTTTAAATATTTCATATTTTACCAATAACCGGGATATGTTTTTCCACCAAATAAATGTCCGAATTTATTCAGTCGGCATGCCCAGTAACCTGGTTTAGTTTTATCTTTTTTCAAATGACATTGATGACGAGCTGCAAAAGATTTTCTCGATTTTGGATCTGAAACTTTAGCACTCAATCCACCAGAAACATCACCAAAGTGAACCACTTTAACTTTTCCTGTTTTTGGATTCTTGACAAATACCTTATATTTCTTTGGACCAGAACTTCTTGTCGGATAGTTTAATTTAACTTCACGACCTTTATATTCTGCTTCATTAATTTCCTCTATTATTTCAAGAGGTAAATCTAAAGGTACTAATTCACCTTCGAACATTTCAAATCTACCAATATCTGAACCTTCAAAAAGTTCTTTATCGTGTCCTGATAGTTCTATTCTACCACTATCATATAACTCTCTGGATTCTTTTAATAGTTTAAAATATGAATCTGATCCATATCTAAATATATTTTCAGTAACTGACATATTATTATCAATATGATATTGTAGATGTTCGGATACTAACTCCTCGTTGAACTTTTTGATGTATTTCATAAAGAAAATCAATTTTTATTATATATTAACTCTTCACCAAGAATTAAAGTTTTTATATATATTCAAAATGCTATTTGAATTTAGATGCAAAATTTGATATTCTTTGATAAAGAGGGAAATCCATTAAACTTTTATTATAATGAGACCGTTGAAAGATATGAGGGAGATATTTTATTTCCTGTTAGTTCAAGTGATACCTTTAAAACTCAATCACTCTATTTATTTGAAAAGATACCTGCTTTTGAGTATGAGAACAATCCAGATTTGAGTCTAAGAAAATGGCAGTTGTTTAATGAATATGGATTTCATTTTTATCAGGGAGTTGCAACTCAGTCTGTAACTAAAATTGAGCCGGTTAATCAAGAGGCCGATTATTTTTCTAAGTGGATTTATGGTAAGAATATAGAGTCTAAGTTTAAATTAGGAACTTTTGTAAGAATAAACGGTAGTGTGTTTGAGTTTACTGACTCAAATAGAGTTTACTGCGTGGTTGGATCTAAAAAAAATGCAATATTAATTATTTCAAATGTTGATAACCAATCATTTCATAGTATGTACTCAGGATCATATGGTCTTACCTCAAGTTATGATGGTGTTAGTATAAAAGGAGTTAATATTCTTGGAATATACAATTACATAACTCCACAATTGAGAGATACACTTTCTATTTGGAATGAGCCAACTTTTTATGATAGATTATATGAGTTTAGAAAACTAAATATTATAAATACTGAAAAAAATGATAGTTATAGAAAAACTGGAAGATTTGACGATGTTGATGTAGTTACAATTAAAAATCCTGAGTTGAAAGATAATATTCACTATGAATATGATCTATCAAAAAACTCACTTCCCGATAATAGTACCCTCATAATAGAAGTTATAACAAAAACCGATTTGCCAAGAGTTTATAAAGGCGGATTGTCATTTGAGTCGTTGAGTAAAAGATTGAATTTTTTAGATCCTATTCCTGATATAATTAAACCAGGATTAGAATTTAAAGTTTCTAATTCTGCGCTTAATACTGACTTTTATAAAGTTAGTCCTATTAAATCATTTTTAGGAAATGTAAATCTTACATATTATGCTACTGGTAGTCAAGTCATTTATAATAATGATATTTATCAATGTATTCAAGCATACACTTGGTCAGGTGCGACAGAATCTGTTGCTCCTATTGGATCATTACAATCTGACCTATATTGGGGACCGCCTACATATTTACCAATAGATCCATCATCAATATCCGGTGGAATAGTCGATGAGTTTCTTGTTGGTGGTGAGGTTTACTTTACAAATGATAGATTATATTTTACACAATCTTTCACACAATCTTCTGAGGTAACTTTAGCTATAGCTGCTGAGAGATTTAAGAGTGAGTTTAAAGTTCTTAAAATGGATCTTTATTATGAAGATACAAAATTAAAGGCTGATTTAATATATCCATCAAAGTATGCAATTGTTAATTACTATTATGATCAATTGAGTAGCACTTATAGTATAGGTGCGGTAAAAAATGTTTATGAGAAGTGTATAGAAACATATGAACCACTAGTTAGGGAGTTTAATTATAATATTTCAAGTAATTGGAATTATAATATAGTATTTACAGATATTGATGAGTTTGGTATAATTGTAAAAATCAACAAACTGGTTTATAAAGAGAGAGTGGCTTGGATATACTCTTCTGGACTTGTTGATTTACAAAGAACTATTGATAGAACACTTAGAAATTGGTTAACAAGACACTTTTTATCACTAAATACACTTGGTATTTTACCGACTTTAAATACAGTTGGATACTCATCTGTTTATTATAATTCTATTACTCTTAGTACTGACTTTCCGAATGTTCCTATAGATTTTTCCGTTCAGGTTGGAACGACTGCAAATTTTTACATCGAACACACAGTTGTAGTATTTAATACAATTGGAAAATACTTAACAGTTAATATTAATGGAAGATCTTATGAAGAAGCTGCGGTTATGGATTCGATAACTGGATTGACTGATATTGCTACTACATTGGCAAATTGGACTGAAAGCTGGGCTGAAACTATAAATGACTTTGGAATCTATGTTTCTAATTCCGCAAGTTCATTAAAATTTAATGTTAAGAAGCAAACACAAAGGGTTAGTTTGGAAATAAATGTTGGAATATCCAGTCTTCCAGGAATTGAAAACTATCAAATAATTAAAAAGTATAGTGGTAATTTAGGAGCTTTGATAACTTCTAATGAGATTATTTTAGCAACACAGAGTGCATCATTAGAAGAGGTTGGTTTTGCAACCGGACAAGTAATTGGTATAAATAAGACATATTATCCCCTACAAAATATTGAGTATAACTCATTATATTTAAATCCGGATGTTATAAATCTTAGTTACGAGGGTCCTTTTTGGGGATTAACAGATTCTTTATGCAATAGTTCGGCTTTCACAACAGTTGCTTTTACTATAGGATTCGGTCAAACAGGTTGTCCACCATCTTTCGCACCGAGTTTGATTAAAGGAATGTATGATAAAATGGCCTTTACTGCTAGCTTTAGTATTGAGTACATATTTACAAATTCATATATACCATATACACATGATGGTGTGCCAGGAATGGTCGACTTGACTTATGTTGAGCCTGTTAATTCAATTTATGTTCTTGGTGAGAAGTTAAGAGTTTACAATTCAAATTATGCAAATGTTTTAGGAGACATTGAAATACCTGGATTGACTAATAGTATTTCACTTTGTTATAATCATGTTTCAAGCTATTTATATGCTTTGAGTAAAAATGCATTATTTCAAATCGATCCATATATTAATTTACTTATAGCATCATATTCTTTTGCTTCTAATGCTCATAGTATTCAATTGAATTCCGATAATGGTGATATTTACATATCATTTGAAAATTCAACTGATATGTATGTGTACCCTGTTAATCAGGATACACCTGAGACAATTAATGTTAGTCCATATTATACTTATAATATGGTATTTAATGATTTTGAAAAAGATATGTATGTTACTACTAATGTTGCTTCTGTTCTTAGAATTGATGGTAGTAATAGAACAATAGATACAACATATCCAATTTTTGTTGCCACTCATTCAATCGCTTATGATCCTGAAAATGAGGCTGTTTATGTTATGGAATCTGGTGGTAATTTAAAGAAAATTGATAACAACTCGGTAGTTGACATACCATCTATTACAACTGGAACTTTTGATAGTTTATTATTTAATAACTTAACAAGTACGATGAATGTATCAAGTGATTTAGGATTTAGTTCTATATTAGTTGATAATGATGTTATAAATTTCACATCATCTCCAATTGGATATGGTAATCAATCTTTAAATCAATTTGATGGTGATATCTATTTAGGTATTGACTCTCAGATTTTAGTTATAGATTCAAATACAGGACAGACTAAGAATCTTCAGCCTTTTTCTGGTGGTTATATAACTAGATTGATATATAATCCTGATAGAAGAAGCATTTGGGCTATTCAACCATCTACAAAAAATGTAGTTGAAGTTCAAGTACAGTTAGGTAGTTATTTTACATTAGAAACTACAGTTGGCACACAATCTAATGATAATTTCTATGGCACTCTAAGTCCTGAATATATTGATAGAGATTATCTTTGGTTAAATGTTAGAGAATATATTAGAAGACCAAGAGCTAATTTTAATGGTGGTGCTACAGTTAGCTTCTACTGGAAATGGTTTTCAGATAATGTTCCTCAGTTTTTTATGTATGACTTTTCGGGTAGTCAACTAACCACAACAGGTTTACTTGCATATACTGGTCCTAAACCATTACCAACAGTTCATTTAAATTCAAAACCAAATAGAGATATAACAAAGACGAGTCATCCAGAATATCAGCAAACAATTTTTAATACTATTGAATACGATCTTGAGTTTATAGACGATAATGATGACATTAGTATAGTTCCTGAGCCAATAGAATTATTTTTAGGATTTAATTCACCGGATGAAGGTGCTCTTAGAAGCGTCCTTCAGCTTTATAAAAAAGAAGATGTCGATTTCACTATATCAACCACTTCTATTAATAATGATGTTATAACATTTGAGACCATTGTTGATGAACTTACATCAGAAAGATATGGTAAAATAAGTTTAAGTGATGACTCTACGAGTCTTTTCACAACTAACTCATTTGGTGATTCGAGAGGTCTTAGAGTTGGTCAGCATATCGCTATTTTTATTAAAGATATAACAAATTCAAAAAAACAATATATTTCCAATAATAATGGATACTTATTAAAGATTAAGAGTGTTTTCTCAAGAGAGATTCTAGTTGATTTCTTTAAAGAGGTGGATAGTTTAGATTTTGAAAAAACAATAATTTCTAATTTTCCAAAAACTGGAGAAACCACTTATTTATCTACAAGGATATTAGTTTGGAATCAAGAAATTGGTCGATTTAATGTATTTGGGCAAACAGAAATTGAGGATGTTAGATTTCATACTGAGTTAAATAATGTTGGTAAACTAGTTTCATCAGATGATGTCTATATTTTTAAAGAGTATGATATTAAAGAAGAAGGAATAGATTGGGACTATCTTAACATGAAGAGAAAGGAAATGTTAATGGTTAAGAATTTAATTTTTCCATATATTGGTAGTTATAAGTCTATTATTAATGCTATTAACTACTTCGGATATAACGATTTGGAGTTATATGAATATTATAGGAATGTTGATATTGAGTCTGAGAACTACTATAAATTATTTAAAGTTGAGGTTCCTGATATATTTGATAATACTGTTGAAGGATGGAAAGACAATGATTTTATAAAACATCTTTTTCCTAATGATAAGTATCAAGATACTAATCTTTTTAATTTAACTTATAGAATAACTGATAAAGAGGGTAATAATATATTATACTATACTCTAGAAGAGGTTCAGAAAAAATTACAAGGACTTAAATATTGGTTACAAAAGAATATTATACCAATAACACATAAGATACTCGATATAACGGGTAGAGCTGATTTTGTAGGAGATACTGTAATAACACACCAAACAAGAGATGCCAGTATTTTCAATATAAAACAGAGTTACACACCAGTGACCTTTGATATGAATGAGGCTTATTTACTACCTGTTAATAGTGGATCTACTGTATACAATTGTGTTTTGGATTTTTATATACTAGGTACATCATCTGCTTTATTACCAGACTACTACACTGTGGATATAAGAAGTTATGAGATCTACAGAGAATGGTATGCTTTTAGAAACTATCAAATAGGTGAGAGAGTTGTTTACTATGATAAATTATATGAGTCTGTAATATCTAATAATAAGACAAACAATCCAAGAAAGTTTGAAAACGCTGAAACTTGGTCATTTGGAACATCTTATAAAATTGGTGATATTGTTAAGTATAATAGACTAATTTATGTTTGGAGTGGACAATCTGGGGCTACATCATCAACAGTTTCTCCTGTTTTAGATGAAGGAGTTGGTAGTAATTGGTTAAATATAACAGAGTGGAAGGAAATTGATTTAGTGCCTGTGGATAGAATTTCTGAATATAGACATATTTCTAATCTTTATCCTTTTAACTTTACAATTGACTCAAACATCACACCATATTTAGTTATTGAGGTCACCTCTGATAATGGATATGGACTTACTTATAGAGATAGAAAGAATTTTGAGATAAAGGGTATTTTAGATATTCAAGAAATTGAAGCCTTTTCAAACCTTACCACAAAGCAATATAGGGATGCTACTTTACCAGTTGTTTCAGTCGATCTTGATAAGGTTCCTAATTTAGAGCTTTTAAGATACTCATATACATCCGGATTCTTGGATCAATATGGTAATTATACTGATAGACCATATGTTACAAAATCGGGAGATGTTGTGTTTCCTCGTATTAAACATGGTTTCCCTTATAAAGTTGAGAATAATTCAAGTTTTGTGGTTAATAATTTTACTGTAGAACTTGATGGTGACTTCATTTATATGCAAAATCCATATGTAATAACTGATATTGGAAGTGCAAATATCATGGGTAAGAATCTTAATTGGTATGGTAATCTAATGCCAGGTGCGACTGTTTCATTTGAAGTTAGAGCTGATGTTACAAGAGGTGGTAAGGCTAATTGGAGACAACCAACTAATACATCAAATAATGAGGCATTGGTACCTGTTAATTATAGAGTTGGTGCTAAATTAACTACTGGTATTAATTATGGTGCTAGTTATTCAACAATTGGTAGCCTTAATCCTAGATATAGATATGTATATAATAGATTAGCTTCACTAAGTAGTAAGCCATTATTTGCCACACAATCGTTTACTGCTATGTCAATTTATGGTGGTCCTGGATATGTTCATAAGTTTATTATGTCCACATTCTCACAAAATGGAGTTGATATTATTAGAAGTAGTGATAATGTATTTGATGGATCTAATTTTGGTAGCTTGGCTGATACTTTAAATCGAGCAGTCGGTTCTTATGGATACTTCTACTATCAATTAAGAACAAGTTCTACATTGCATGATCCTAGAATATTGTTTAGTACTTATTATCAAGCAATTAGTTCTACACAATCTTATCTATTAAGATATAGAGATGTTACATTACAGGAAACTGATGGTCCTAATTTGTTTGCTGATACTACTGGATTTGCATTGGGAACAAATTCAACAGTCGGTGCTTGGACAATAGATCAATACTATTACCCATAAAAATAATATATAAATTATGGCAGAATTAGATTTTAGAGATCATTATTTAGGATATCTTGGTCATCCAAGATTTGTTATAAATAAAATTGTTGAGGATGATGCAATAAGAGTTGTTATTCAAAAATACGAAATGCTCTTATTTACAAATAAAGGAGACCTGTTGGGTGATCCTGATTTTGGATGCGATCTACAGAGAATACTATTTCAAACAAAAGTTTCCTCACAAGGTGTTAAAAAAGTTATTTTACAACAAATAGAAAAGTATATACCAGAGCTATCAACCGCTAATTTTACATTAGAGACAACTTTTTTCCAGGATCCTGAAAATTATCAAGATGTTTTACAAATTGATTTTACACTGGCTGACTATGAAGTATATGCTGTAATATCTTAATTACCAATTAAAATATCTCGGAATTTACCGATTAGTGTCATTCCTAATATAATAGGATCTGTATTTGTTTCTAATTTAAAGTGTAGTTCCGATATTATTGAGTTAAGTTCAAACAATTTTTCTATGTTTTCTTTTCTACTTGATATCGACCAGTTTATAAAATCTCTTCCAAGAAGTTTGAAAACAAGATCTATTTTTTCAGGTCCGAAATTAGACATCAAAAAGTGATATATTTGTTCGTAGTCTAAAGATTTATCATATAAAATATTGTACAAATCTAATTTTAATTTATTCGAACTATTTGAATCAGAGATATAAATATCACCAGTCTCTTTATAGTTTTGAATTTCGACTAATATTGATCTGAAATCTGGAAATTTTTTTGTTATTAAATTAACTAATTTATCTTTTGAAATTTCAAATCCTTCGTTTGGAGCTATTTTATTTATTACTCTTTTATATAACTCTTGTTTTATAAACTTCTCCTCATTGATATCCATACAATCAAAATTTATACAAGTAAATCTTGATTTTATACCATCTGAAATTTTGTTCAGATGATTTGTTGTTAATATGAATCTTACATTTTTGTGGTAATGTTCAATAAAGGCTTTTAATGCGTCTTGATAACTGGCAGATACTTTCTCAAACTCATCTAAGAAAACATATTTTTGAGAATCGGATGTTTCTAACATGGGTTGAGTTTTGCAGAAGTTATCAACATCATTTCTAAGAGTTTCAATAGATGTATATAATGAACTATTAATCTCTAAGAATGCCTTGTCTTTTGAGTATTTTCCAATAAGTATTCTAGCGAGTGTAGTTTTTCCTGTTCCGTAGTGGCCATGGAAGATGTAATTTTTAGTTACTCCATTTTCAAATTGCTTAAGTATTCTTTCTGGAAGAATTACATCTTCAATTTTTTTTGGTCTATATTTTTCCCAAAGTAAAAGATTTTTTGACATAATCAATATATTCTAATCAAGATAAAATGTTTTTATATATACTAACATGATAGGACAAAAATTTAATTTTGATGAGGTATTCTTTAGAGATTTGACAGTTTGTGTTTTAGATACTTTAGAAGGTAGATTAAATTGGATAAATAGGTTCACTTCTGGTGATATTGAGGTTCAAGTTCCTATTTACTATTCTTTAACTGGTGATGAGAGATTTTTACTAGACTCATTTCAAGACGATATTGTTTCTGAAAATAGGTATGTTGAGTTAAATACTGATCAAATTCCTAGAGGACATTTGACCTTTAATAATTTTAACATTAGAAGTGATGAGTTTAGAAATCCGAATGTTTGGCTTAGATCAGTTGTTGAAGACAATTTAGAAGTCAAAAAGTTGCTAAAACAAGTTAGGGCCATTCCAATTACAGTAACCTATGATTTAGGAATTATTCTAAAAACAGAAATTGATGTATTTAAGTGTGCTCAAGAGATAATGAATACACTATGGTTGTATAGATTTATCTACTTTGAGCACAATTATATGAATATTGATGCGGTTTTGACTATGCCAGATACTAATGCTATTGAAATAGTTAGAGAAAAAAATTTAAAAAGTGATAATACGGTAAAATTAACACTCTCGTTGGAGGTACAAACATACTATCCTGCATTTACTTCTACAAAGGATTGTAAAATTTCAACTATCTTCACACCAGTTTGTGGTGTTGGTGATAAATCTACCACTGTTGTAAAAGTTGGACCTGTTTTTTTAAAAAATTGCTCGAGTGTGAAATCTGTCAATTCTAATCTTTCTGAAGTTAGCATTGGTAATTTAGCAATTGGTGATGGAGTTCCAACTGGAACAGTTGTTAGATCAATTGATATTAATAACTCTGAAGTAACTCTTAGTAGAAGTATTTCTTGTGATATTGAAGGTTCGCAAATAACTTTTATACAAGACTTATCAGATTTTGTACAACCTTATAGAACAAGATGGTTTGGAAATTTACAACCAATGTTAGTAAATAGTATTAAGAGTAATAATCCTAATGCCAATTTCAATAATCCAAATTTTAACTCTAATCAAAAATGAGAAAAAAAGACTTTTTAATTGTAATATATAGTTTATATAAAAAAAATAAAATACAAAAGTATGAAGAATCTTAAACTTGAGTTGTTTAACTTCAAAAAGTCATTGTCTATTGACCAAAGCGACATTGAATATGTAATAGAAGGACATTTGAATTCACAGGAACTATCTGAGAAACAAGTAATTATTTCATTAAATGAGAAATTGAAGCCATTCACCTATGATAAGGAAGTAAAATCTTTCTTAGAAAATTTGAATGATGATATGAAAAATTATGAGCTTTTATATGAATTGAAAAATTTATATAATGTTCTTAATTCAAAAAATCAGGGAGAACTATATCGTCATCCAATAAATGTTTTATTACAAACTATTAATTTAGAATCTGATCAAGATAGAATGTCTAAGATTTTAAATGAATTAGCTGTATATGATTGGGTTCCAGAAATTAAATTATTTGTACATAATTTATCAAAATCACCTCAGCAAAAAACCAACCTATTGAGTGGTGGTAAAGCAGATTCAGTTTATACTATAGTTGAACAAGTAGAGGAAGGTCATTTGGCATTTTTAAGAGATTCTTGGTTTTTATTAACAGAAAATTCTATTGAAAAAACGCTTTTAGAAAATCATATTAAAGATGAGGAGAAATTAAGAACACTTAGAACATTACAAACTGCTATGCAGTTTTCTAGTATTTCAGAAAGTAGAATTGACTTTAGAATCTCTGAATATTTAACAGTTGGATTGTCTGTTGGATCAAAGGGTGGAATATTTATCAATGATGATGAATTGAATGAAGAAACAACTTTAGAAAGTCTGTTTTCATCTCCTGTTGTTCCAATTGTTAATAAGAATTTTTATCCACTTTTAGTCGAAGTTTCCAAGAATATAGATTCTTTTGTTGAATTGGATGTTGTAAAAAGAGTTACTAACTTAATCACACCTACTTTAGAGGTTTATGCTTTTAACTATAAGAATAATACATTTGTATACCGTTGTGATGAGAGATATGGTAATTCTTTCTTTAAGTATGAGTCGGCTCTTGAATTAGTTAACGAAGTAAGAAATGAGTTAAATTTTGATTTGACATATTTTTATGAAAATAAGTTATCTAAAGAATTAGTAACTAAGAGAAAATTAGAAGATAAAGAGAGAGAAATTACATTAAAATTAGAAGATGTTCATTTTAATATTTCTAAAGTTCAAGGATCAATAAAAATGATAGGAGAGTCTGAAGTTTTAGCTCAAGCTCTTTCAAACTTGAAGAAAAGAGAAGAATCTCTTTCGTTGGAATTACAAGCTGTTAAAGAGCTTCAGTATAAGGAAAGAGTTAGAATTTAATTTAAAATTAAATTAAAAATAAAAAAGACGAACTTTGGAGTTCGTCTTTTTTATTTTTAATAGTATAATAAATACTGAAGCATTAGAAGAGTTTCGTACTCAAAAAATAAATGCTTAATGAATGTATCTTAATAATAAAGATTTGTATGTTGAAATGATTGTATCTAAAGCCCAAGGTAGATTAACAAGAAAGGCTGAAAAAATGTTAGAGCTATTGGCTAAAGAAACAATAAAAAAAATGAGATATTGGTCCAATGATGATAAAATGGATTGTTACCAATCTGGTCTTTTAGATATGTTCCAAAATTGGTATAATTTTAATGAGGAAAAGTCAGTAAATGCTTTCGCTTATTTTACTGAGGTTTTTAAACGAGGTATAGCCAAAGGTTTCAATGAGTTATATAAAAAGAAAGGAGATAACGATAATCTAATTAAAGTTATATCTATTGAAGGTTCTAATGATGGTCAAGGACTACATAGTCTTTAATTTTAAAATAAATCAGTATAAATATAGAAAATATGAATAAAAAAGTAGCTTTAATCACTGGAGTAACTGGTCAAGATGGATCATATCTATCCGAATTTCTATTAGATAAGAATTATATAGTTCATGGTATAAAAAGGAGAAGTTCATCCTTCAATACAGAGAGAATTGATAGTTTATATGAAATAACAAGGAATAGTAAAAACTTTCACCTACATTATGGTGATTTAACTGATTCTACTAATTTAATTAGAATTATACAAGAAGTTCAACCTGATGAGATTTATAATTTGGCTGCTCAGTCACATGTTAAAGTTTCGTTTGAAACACCAGAATATACTGCAAATGCTGATGGTATAGGCACACTTCGAATATTAGAAGCTATAAGAATTTTAGGTCTTGATAAAAAGACAAAATTCTACCAAGCATCAACATCAGAGATGTTTGGACTAGTTCAAGAAGTTCCTCAAAAAGAAACAACTCCTTTTTACCCTCGAAGTCCTTATGGCGTTGCTAAATTATATTCTCATTGGATAACTGTAAATTACAGAGAGGCTTATAATATCTTCGCTTGTTCTGGAATTTTATTTAATCATGAGAGTCCTGTTCGTGGAGAGACATTTGTTACTAGAAAAATAACACAAGCAGCTTGTAAAATTAAATTAGGACTACAAGAAAAGCTACTAATCGGTAATTTAGATGCTGAAAGAGATTGGGGCCACGCTAAAGATTATGTCGAGGGTATGTGGTTGATGTTACAGCAGGATAAACCAGATGATTATGTTCTGTCTACCGGTGAAAAAATATCTGTAAGAGATTTTTGTACTATGTCATTTAAAGAACTTGGAATTGATATAGATTGGATTGGATCCGGAATAAACGAGAAAGGAGTGGATAAAAATACTGGTAGAGTTATAGTTGAAATTGATGAGGAATATTTTAGACCAACAGAGGTAGATCAATTATTAGGAGACTCAACTAAAGCTCGAACTATTTTGGGATGGAGACCAAAATACACTGTTTATGACTTATGTAAAGAGATGGTGTTCTCGGATTTTGAAAAAATCTCAAAAGGATTATAATGATATTTTATCAAACTTTTTAATGTTTAAAAAATACATTATTTTACTTGTTTAACTTTAAAAATATTAATTATGAATAGATGTGTTTTTCAATTATGGGAAGAATCCGAAAAGGGGTGGGGAATTCGACCAGATGGATGTTCAATTCACTTAGACGAACAAGAACTAAAAAGATATATTAGTAAAATCTATCAAAGTAGAACGGATGTCGTTCCTGATGAGTATGAAAGAGTTGTTGGTAGTAATGTAGATTGTTTTATTTCAGATACTTTATATGATAGGCTTTTAGAAAAGGGAACACTTAGACTTTTGGAAAATGAAAAAAATAACTTAGTTTCAATGGAGGAAATTATTTTTAAACCATGAGTTTGTTTTTTATCATAATGAGTTTCTATTACCTAATTAATAGGACACAGCTACTCTACGATCCAGTGAATTTGAGTTTTAAATTCAAAGATAGAAAATATAAATATAAAATATTTGTATTTACGGACATTTTATATTTTATATCTGAGCTAATTTACTACCCTTGGATCTTAATACTACTCTTTTTTAATTTACATTTGTCGATATTTTTAATACTGTTGGTTTTACTTAGATGGGCCTTTTTAGATCCACAGAATGTAAAAACAGATACTACACATAGTATTATGAGGATAATGATATTGTCCTTATCTTTTATAAGTTAAATTTCTTTAAGTGATCCTCAGTTATTACGATAAATTCCCATCCTTTCTTTTCACAGAATCTTATCATAGTATTCCATTTATCTCTATTTTTTTGAGCCATTTTTAAATCATACTCAAAATTTTTAAGTTTTTTCATTTTTGATGAAGAATCTGGTACTTGAAGTCTTTTTTCCTGTAAGGCAACAACCATTTCAAATTCTTTTTTTGGTTTAACTTCAGCTATTACTTTTTTTGTTAGACCATTTTCAAGTTTCATTTCGTAATAAAAGTCAGGATAATAATTGTGTGTTTTTACTCTGACATCACCATTATCAAAATGTGTCATTTGATATGGTATTGTTATGCACTCTGCTCCCCACATAGATACTTTCTCACTTAAATCGAGCCAATTCATTATTTTAAATTCCCAAGAACTTCTATAATAGATCCCACCCTGTGAGTTCAATTTTAATACCTTATCTTTATTTTTAGGTATAAAGTTACCTTGATGATAGTTACTATTTTTCGGAGCATTATTTAACATAATAATATATATTGTTATGGGTGCTTTACAAGAAAGAGTTAATTTAAATCAAAAGGTTTATGGAACAGATATAGTTGATTTCTATAAAAAAAATTCAATCTATATGGTTGATAAATATTCAAAAAGTGATGATATGTGTGAGGCTATACCCTTGAGTGACATATCTATGGGTAGGTTTTATTTCTTTCACTATGAGGATCCATCAAATTGGATGAGATATTCTCCAGTTTTTACTATAGAGTATAAACAGCTGAAGGATTTTAAAATTTTAATTTGTTTGAATTTTAATTTTATTCCTTTAGAGATTAGATCAGGCATTTTTGATAAGTTTATATCTGAAAAAATGTTTGAAAGTAATTCACCACTAGAAGTTAATTTCCAAGGTATTTATACAGAGCTATTAAAATATGGATTTGAGTATAGTATTGTGGAATATAATGCTATTCAGTTGAAAATGGCACATAGAATAAATTTAGATCTCCTTCCTAGATTTCTCTACTCTTCGCATCCAAAAAATATTTATGATCCAAATAAACTAATGCAAATTTGGACTGCTAAATTAGAAACGAGAAAAGAAAGACATGATGAACTCAATACATCAACATTGTCAGATTTTTATGATGCAAATTCACTTATTAATAATAAATATGATGTTTTATTAGGACATGTTAAAAGACTACAAGAAAGCTACGATAAGTTTAAAAACAAATAATTATAATTTCATATAATTTGTAAAAAAAACTTTATATGAAAACTTTCTTTCTTGAGTACATTTGGTTGGATGGTAATACTCCTCAAAAACTTAGATCTAAAACAAAAATCGTAAAGGCTAAAAACGAAGATAAAATTAAATTGTCTAATTGGGGTTTTGATGGATCTTCTACAAATCAGGCCGAGACTTCAAAGTCTGAAATGGTTTTAGTTCCTGTTAATAAATTTAAAGATCCTTTTCGTGAAAACGGATTTTTAGTTATGTGTGAAGTGTATAATACTGACATGACTCCACATTCTTCTAATAAGAGATACCAACTTTCAGAAACTTTAAAAGTTTCTGATGAAAAAACTATGTATGGATTTGAGCAAGAGTATATAATTTATGATAGAGAAACAGATAAACCATTAGGGTGGCCAAAAGATGGTTATCCTCGTCCTCAGGGGGACTATTATTGTGGTGTTGGTGGTAGTAATGTTTCTGGTAGAAAGTTTGTAGACAGACACGCTGATCTTTGTTTAGAGGCTGGTCTCTCTTTTACTGGTATAAATGCTGAGGTTATGTTGGGTCAATGGGAGTATCAAATTGGACCGGTTTATGCCTTAGATGGATCAGATCAACTTTGGATATCAAGATGGATTTTAGAAAGAGTTTCTGAAGAGTTTAACTATTTTATAGAGTTTCATCCTAAACCATTTAGAGGAAATGATTGGAATGGTAGTGGAATGCATGTTAACTTCTCTACTGAGTCTATGAGAGAAGATATGAATAATAAAAAACAATTAGTATTTGATGCTTGTGAAAAACTTGGAAAGTCAATAGACGATCACATAGATGTTTATGGTATTGATAACGAATTTAGATTAACTGGTGCTAATGAAACATGTTCTATAAGTCAGTTTAAATTTGGAATCGGTGATAGAACAGCTTCTATACGAATTCCTTTTTCTATAAATGATGATGAAACACCAGGCTATTTAGAAGATCGAAGACCAGCTTCAAACGCTAATCCATATGAAATATGTGATGTGATGATTAAGACAATATGTGTTGGTGTTGAGGTTGAAAGTTAATATTAAGTCCGATATAAATATCGGACTTTTTATTTTAATATATAACTAAAACTTATCTGTAAATATGAGACATTTAAAAAAGTTTGAAGATCTTGACTATAAAGATATACTAGCTCAACAGGCTAAATTTAGAGAAGAGATTGAAAAATCTCGACTTGAAGAAATAGAAAGAAGAAGACAGGAATTATCTGGAAAGCATTTGTCAAAGCTATCATCAGAGTCTGAGAGAAAGAGTAAGATGGAAACAATGATACAAGAACGACAAGAACTTACCCATTTAGTCATTCAAGCTTTAATTTATTCAGAACAGAATAAAGATGGATTTGATAATTTTAAAAATGATTTAAAAGAACTATTGGATAAATATCCATTAGATAAGCTTCCTAGAAGTGGGTCATCAATTTATAGATAAATTTAGGGAAAAGGTATAGTTAAATATATACCTTTAAAATTTTTAAAAATTTAATGGCATCAACTTATAATCCTCTTGGGCAAAATACAACTCAGTTTAACAGCGCTATTGAAAATCGAGGACTTTTTAGTAGAATTTTAAGAAACTTATCATCATGGGGTATGAACTATGATGATATGATTATGAGAAACCAAGTCGGTGTTGGTATAAACGAAGATCCTTATACTATACAAGGTAACTCAATGTATGACTTCTTTAGTAGAAGAGCTGTTGCCTCTGTTTTAAATAGAAAGTCAATTCCTTATTTAGATAGATCTTATGCTGATAAAAGAAGAATTTTAAGAGAATATTCTATAAAGGATGAAATAAGAGATTTCGTATCAACAGTTTGTGATGAATGTGTTATTTACTCTGATAAAGATTTTTGCAGACCTAAAAACTTATCTAATGACTATACACAAGATGTTACGGATAAATATCAGGAATTCTTTGAGAAAATTTATAATAGATACGGTTTTTCAGATTCTGTTACCGCTTGGAACTTCATGAAAGATTTCTTGATTGATGGATATTTGGCAATGGAGATAGTTTGGGATGATAAAAAAAAGAATATTATACACTTTAATAGATTAAGACCTGAGACTTTGGTTCCAGCTTTTGAACCATCTATAGGTAATATTTGGATTCAGTACCCGGAAGATCCACAATTAAGAAGAATATTTCTTGATTCACAAATTATTTTTATTTCTTACTCTACTCAAAATGACTATTCTGAAACTTCATATGTGGAGGGCTTGATAAAACCATATAATCAGTTGAAGATAATTGAGCAGACTAAAATTATGTTTAACATAATAAATGCCACTGTTTATCAAAAATTTACTATACCTGTTAAAGGTTTATCTAGACAAAAGGCTGAGGAGCAAATAGGTCAATTAATAAATGATTACTCAGAGGAAGTTGAGTGGGATGACTCGTTAGGTACACTTCAAATAAATGGTACTAAACACCTACCATATAATAAACAAATTTGGTTTCCAGAGGGTGATGCGGGTACTCCAAATATGGAGTTAGTCTCACCACAAGGACATAACCTAAATGAAGACGATATATTAAAGTGGTTTTATAATATTTTAAAAAGAGCTTCAAAAATTCCAGTTCAAAGATTTGAAGGTGATAATGGTGGTGGTAATGTATTTACCGATGCTGCTGAGATGACAAGAGATGAGGCTAAGTTTAGTAATTTTATTGGTAGATTAAGAGCGAATTTCAAAGAATTACTTGTTAAACCATTGAAATTGCAAATGTTGGTGGAATTTCCAGAATTTAAAGATGATGAGGTTATTTTAAATCAAATTGATGTTGATTTTATTTCAAATCAATTGTTTGAGGAGTGGAAAAAATTAGGAAATATGTCTAAGAAAATTGAAATACTTGGTAGTTATACTGGAATTCAGAAGGCTGATGGTACACCTTATTTCCACATAGAATATTTAATAGATCACGTGTTGAAATTATCATCTGAAGAAAAAGAGGAAAATAAAAGATACTGGGTTAAAGATGCTGCAGGAGCTGGATCTTCAGAGGCAACTCCTGGTGAGGCTGGTGCTGGTGAGGCTGGTGCTGAATTCGGTGGAGAAGAGGCCGGTGGCGCTCAAGCTACTCCTGAGACCCCTGAAGCTCCCGCTCCTGAGACAGGTGGTGGAGAAGCTGGTGGTGAGGCAGGTGGTGGAGAAGCTGGTGGTGGAGAATTTGAATTCTAAGCAGCTTCATTATATTCATAATACGCGTAGAATCCAATTATGAATTTTTGTTTTACCTTTACTCCCATTATTATTGGATTTATTTGTAAATCTATTCCAGAATTAATTAAACTTTTTAATAGTTTACCATTTGGTGTTTCTAATATCTCAATATTGAGTATTATCTCATTTACTTCTAAATGACTATCAATAATAAATGATATTTCATTTATTCTAAAGGCCACATTTTTAAGATTAGTTGTTGATGAAAATATTTCAGAAATTCCTAATTCGCACAAGAGTGGTGGATTAATTTCAGTTATATCAAACTGACATTTTTTACCTAAAATAGAGTTTATTTTTATTTCTCTGTATATTGATTTATAGTCTCTATACTTTTCAAGTAAATATTTAAAACATTCAAGATTATATCTTTCCTTTAGATTAACATTAGTTATCATTTTGTGACTTTTTCTTTTCAGAAATTGTTAGTTTCATTTTCTTGAAAAGTTTTTTATTCTGAATTGGATATTCTACTCCATAGTTTTTCTGAAGTGTCTCTTTTCTTTTCGATTCTGAGCACTTTCTACAGTAGTAGATGCCCCAGATATTTCCATACTTAATATAATTCTTGTAGATTACATCTTTTTTAATTCCACATCCGTCACATTCACAGAGTATTTTATAGTGAGATCCTTTTGATAGCAATTCTGTTGGTATTATTAAATCATCTCCAATAGAAATATCATATCCTAAATTTTCAAAATATGAAAAATTAGACTCATTGATTTTGATTTTAATTTCTCTAGTTATGATCATAAAAAACCGTTAATTTTTAATGTATATATCTATTTTATCATGTCTCTGTGAGATTTTATAGATTAAAGTTTTTCTAAATCCTATAAAAAATCCACCTTTAATTTTTTTTGGTTTTTTAATACCCATATATAACTAAAATTAACGTTAAATTTCATGAAATCTATTCTTATTGTTGAAAATTCAACAAACTCTCTCTCAAAGATTAACGAGAGCAATAATAAGTCCCAAAATATTTTAGGTGGTATTTTCACAGAATTCGATATTAAAAATCGTAATGAGAGAATTTATACTGCTGATAAATTTCTTCCTTGTTTAGAGGAAATGAATGAAAGGATTACAAACATGGGTTCTGTTTATGGTGAGTTTGATCATCCAGATGTATTTGATACATCTTTGGCTAGAGCATCACACTTAGTTACAAAAGCGGAATTCGTTAAAGAAAATAATAGAGTCGAAGGTGAAATTAGATTACTCAACACTCATTGGGGTAAAGAAGCTCAAGCATTGGTTAACGATGGTTGTCCAGTTTTTGTTTCTTCACGCGCTGCTGGTATTACAGAGTCAGACGGTACTGTTACATTGAAAAAGTTATTTACTTATGATATTGTGGCTGACCCTGGTTTTGCATCAGCAAAAATGAATGTTAAGACACTTAATGAATCGTTCGGCTTCTCTAATAAAGCTAACTTTAGGATATATGAAATGTCCGATGAGTCAAAAATAAATGATTTATTTAATATGAACACTAATGATTTAGTTACTAAAGAACAGTTAACTGATTATTCTAAATATCTTATTAATGAGTTGGCTTCTACTAAGAAAGAAGTTCGTGACGCAATTAAGAAAGGTAATCTTAACCCAAAGAAATTAGAACAGTTACTTGAGTACTATGAAAACTTAAACGAGACAAATTCTCAAATTGTTAAGTACTTAGACTATTTGGCTGAAAAAGTTCAAGTTGTTGTTAATGAGAACACAAGTCTTAAAACAACTGCTGAAAAACTTATCAAGCACAATGATTATTTGGCAGAAAACCTTGAAAAGGCAATAAATTACACTGAGTATGTTGCTGAAAATCTTGATAAGAATATTGAGTATTCAGAATACTTAGCAGAAAATCTTGACAAGAACATCTCTTACTCAGAATACATCGCTGAAAATCTTGATAAGAACATTTCTTATTCTGAATATTTGGCTGAAAATCTTGATAAGAATATAGCTTATTCTGAATATTTGGCTGAAAATCTTGATAAGAACATTGCATACGCAGAATACATCGCTGAAAATCTTGATAAGAACATTTCTTATTCAGAATATTTAGCAGAACATCTTGATAATTCTATCGCTTACTCAGAATATTTGGCTGAGCATGTTGAGGGAAATATCGCATACTCAGAGTACATCGCAGAAAATCTTGATGATAACATTGCATACTCTGAATATATTGCAGAAAACCTTGATAAGTCAATCTCTTATCAAAGTTTGATTGTTGAAAAATTAAATGGTGGTAAGTTATTTGAAAGTAACGAAGAAGAAGATAGATTACCATCTTTAAATGTCGTTGGTATTGATTCATACGAAGAAGAGGCCGATGATAAATATGAAGAGGAAGAAGAAAATGCATGGAATGATAACTCAGAAGCTCCTTCTGCTGAAGAAACTCCAGGCGTATCTGAATCTAATGAGGCTGAAGAAACATCTTCTGAAGCTGATGAGGCTGAAGAAACATCTTCTGAAGCTGATGAAATGTCATCTGAATCTGAGGAAACACCTTCTGAATCTGATGAATATAATGAGTCACCTGCTTATGAAGGTAACTCTGATACTGAATTATCTAAATCTATTGATAAATTGATCGAAGAAGCTAAAAAACGTAAAGCTATTGAAACATCCGATCTACACTTTTTAAAATTCTTAAACAAATCTCAGGTTGATAGTTACTACTCTTTAACTAATGAAGAGCAGGAAGCTGTTACACTTTACATAAGCGAAAAAAGTTTCTTTACACAACAAGATGTGTTGAGATTAATCTCTGAGGCTTTGACATCTAAGAATGAAACTCTTGAAGAAAGAGTAATCAGATTGATGCCTGAAAACATCAAGCCAATCTGGAATCAATTAAATGAGAGTGCTAGAAAATCCATTTTATCTCAAGCTAGATTATATCCAGCTGAGGTTATGTCAACTGATTCACAAGTTGAACATTTCTGGATGACTAGAAATCTCAAGAAAAATGAATCTGTTACTAAGAAATTAGTTTCACATGAGAGTATGATTCAAGAAGATAAAATATCTGAAAAGGAATTGAATGCAATCATGGAAAGATTTAAAAACCTTTAATCTCAGGTAGAAAGAGATAAAAATTAAAAAGAAAAAATTATGTCACACATTAGAATAGACAAACAAAAAGCAGTCAAGAAGTGGTCTCCAGTTCTTGAAAACATGGGTGTTACTGGTGATAGAGTAGAATGGATGTCAGAATATGCTGAGTTCCACTCAATTAACGAGAACGCTTATGCTAACACAGCTATCGCTGGTATGGGAGCTGTTTTAAATCCAGTTATTGGTGCTAACACACCAGCTGGTGCTTTGACTACAGGTCAAGGTTTCGCTGGAGTTGCTGGTTCTGGAGATTTAGGTCAAAACCTTCTTCCAGTAGCTATGAAAATTGCAGCTCAAACAATAGGTCTTGACCTTGTTGCTGTTAAACCTTCTCCAGGTCCAAAAATCGATTTACTTTATATTGACTTTCAGTACGATGATACTGATTTGACTTTTAACGGTAGACCACAAGTTTTCAAAGTTACTGCACTTAACGGTACTGCATGGTCAGCAGCTAACACTGCAACTGTAACAGCAGCTTTATCAGCAGCTACTACATTGACTTCAGGTGGTCTTAGAGGTGGTAGATTATTCTGTACTGGCTCAACAACTGCTGGTGCTACTGGTGCTTTCACTACAACTGTACCAAGTGATAACGCTTCTAAAGCAGGTGTTCTTGAATTCTTAGGTTTCTCTCGTGTAGATGGTTACCCAATGTTCAGAGCATGGAGACAATCAAACTCTCAATCAACAGGTGGTGTTTTCAACTCATTACATGCTGGTTACCCATACACTTTTGACCAAACTCAAAACACATTTGGACCAACTGGTTCAATCGTTTCTCAATTGAACTTCATTGGTACAATCGTTGCATCAGCTTCTTCAGTTGATTTAGTATCAGCTCTTGAAGATCACCTTCCAGGTTTCTCAACTAACTGGACTTCTTCATCTGCTTCAGGTGATTATCCAATGAGTCGTCAAACTGATGATAATACTTATGCTGGTATTATCGGACCAAAAGTTTCTTCTAAAACTGTAGCTGTAGGTACTATTGAAGTATCAACTGCTCTTAGAAGAACAGAAATTGAAGATATCAAGGCTAACACAGGTATGGATATCGTTCAAAAGATGGAATCTATCCTTGTTAACGAATTGTCTCAGACAATCTCTAGACAAATTGTTGATAGAATCTTCTCATTAGGTACTGCTAACAGAAACACTTCTCCATTATCTTATGGTTGTGCTACTATCCAAGCTACTGCTTCTACAATCTTCGACCTTAACACAGTTTACGCTGGTTCAAGTATCGTTGGTGGTGAAACTACTCACGCTGTTCAACGTAAGTTGATCACTAAGATGGTTCACGCTTCTAACTACATTGCAACTGAAGGTCGTGTTGGTCCAGCTCAATTCGCTGTAACTAACGGAGGTCTTGCAGCAGCTCTTATGGATATCGCTGGTTATACAATTAACCCAGTTAAATCTAAGATTACTGGTCAAGGTCAATTATACCCAGTTGGTCAAATCGGTGATATTTCTATCTATGTTGATCCTTATATGAAGTATAACGACAACAGAATCGTTCTTGGTAGAAAGAATAACCCAGATCAACCAGGTCTTATCTTCATTCCTTACTTGATGGCTCAGTCTATCAGTGTAATTTCTGAAGCGACTTTCGCACCAAGAATGTTGTTACGTTCAAGATACGCAATTGCAGATGTTGGATTCTTCCCAGAAAAACAATATATGACAATTGTTGTTACAGACATTAACCAATTATTGAACTAATAATTAGTTTCATATTAACAAAAACCCTCCAATTGGAGGGTTTTTTGTTTTATATAAGTAATATATAACATATGATAAATAAATACGAGAAGTTTTTAGAATCTAAAAAAGATAAATTTCCTAATATCCAGACAAAAAAATTAGATGATTTTAGTATTTTAATAGGTAAAGATGCTGTATCAAATGATTTTTTGACAACTAATATGGCGAATGATGATGACTTGTGGTTTCATGCAGCTGGTGTTCCGGGAAGTCATATTGTTATAAAGGTAAGTGATAAGTTACCTATGGAAAAACATATTGAAGAAGTCGCAAAGTTGGCGGCTAAAAACTCGAAAGCACCAAAAGGTGTTAAAGTTAAGGTAGTCTATTGTAAAGCTAAGTTTGTTAAGAAAAATTCAGATATGAAACCTGGTCAAGTTAGTGTAGATTATAAAAACGCTCAAGAAATAGTTGTAGAAAATTAATATATAACAAAACGAATTAAATTATATGGCAGATCCAATTATCTGGTTTAGTGATAAATTACATGATATAATAGATGATATAAATGGTCCAGTTGCTGAAGCAATGCTTAAGATGTTAGATGGAAACTATTTAACAAAAAATGAATTAAAAATTAAAAAAGTAGATGTTTCTGTTACCGATTGGAATTTTGATGTTACTGTTGGTAGTGATGGCCAAGTTCCTGTAAAGCAGCGAATGAAAGTTGGTAAGTTTATAAGACATTTCTTTGGTAGTACATTTACCGATAAACAGATTTATGACTTTACAATGGCTTATAATAATTTGAAGAAGGGAATTCCTGCTTCTACTCAAACGGCTAAAGTTAGCTATAAAAAGGTAGAAGTTCCAGAATTTTCATATAATCCAAAAGATGTTAGATCTACATTTTTATCTCTAACAACTAAGACATATCCACACGGACATGAAGAAGAAGTTTTAAAGTTCTTACCAAGCCTTGAAAAGGATCAGTTTGGAAATTATTATAAAATAATTGGCAAATCAGAAACAATGTTTACATCACACTTAGATACAGCTGATAGACAACAAAAAAATGTTAATGTCTATAGTACAATATTAGCAGATGGTGATGAAATGTTCGTTACTGATAATAAATCTATATTGGGTGCAGATGATAAATCAGGTGTATCTGTTATGTTGTATATGATGGCTCATAATATTCCAGGTGTTTACTACTTCTTTATTGGAGAAGAGAGAGGAGGAATAGGTTCGCATCAGGTTGCTGGTGTTTTTGAAACAGTTGAACATTTAAAAGGCATGAAGAGATGTGTATCTTTTGATAGAAGAAATTATTTTTCAATAATAACACATCAATTAGGTAGACAATGTTGTTCAGATCAGTTTGCTCAAGCTTTAGCAAACGAATTGAATAAAGGTGGATTATCCATCGCTTTAGATCCAACAGGTGTTTATACTGACTCCGCTTCTTTTATAGATGAGATACCAGAGTGTACGAATATCTCAGTTGGATATTTTTCAGAACATACTGATAGAGAAAGTCAAAACATTTCATATTTAGAAAGATTAGCAAAATCTTGTCTAAATGTTAAATGGGAAGAACTTCCAACTGTTAAAAAAGTTGGATTTGATGAGGAAATAATGAGAAAGTATAAGCCATTTATTTCAGATTTTAAATCAACTATATTTAATCTTGAAACAAAGATGGTTAGTGAGTATGGAAGAGCATTTATTAAAATTGATGTTGATGATCCAGATCCTGCTATTGTTTTTCAAGATTTAAAATCAGTAGAATCATTATTATCTAAGCATAAAATGGATCCAGATATTCAATTTGATGATAATTATATAAAAATAGAACTAAAATAATGATAAAGAATGTTAAATTACAAAATATAATTCTTGAAACAAACAGAACTTTTCAAGACGGATATGAAGACGACTATGAGGATGACTATTTTGATCAGTATGGTAAAGAAGACTTTATTGATGATGATGAGATATCTGAAGAGGAAGAAGAGGATAATCTTGGTTATCTTATAAGAACATTTTTAAGTGCTAGAGGAATTCGTTCCTATGTTGAAACTGATGGTAAGGATGTTATTATATATGTTTATTTAAATAAAAAAGAGAAAATAAAAAATCTAACTAAAATTTTTGACGTTGTAGTTAATAATATGAAGGTACAAATGTTTGAAGATTATGATTTAGAAACTGAGTTGTATGAAACAAAAGAAGGTGAGCATATATTCTCTTTTACTTTCTATGCTGATGGAAGTATAGATAAAGATGATTATTCGGATCAAGAAGATTTTACTTCAAGGATACCTTTTTAAAAATAGAAAATAAACTATTTGGTGGTTTAATATATAATGTGTATATTTGTTAAATCTTATTCGGGGATGATATGAATTGATTCGCAGAGTAGAGATGATTAAGCAGGCATCGGTTTGGTAAAGTCCGATTAAAATAAATTATCAAAATCGTAAACGGAAACGTTACAAATGAAGTAGGAACCAGTGAAGATTTAGTAGCTGCTCTACAAAACAACTTGCTCACTGTGAATGAGCTTGAAGTAGCCTAATCTTAGGATACATTCTAAAAATTCACACTGAATCACAACAGTATAAATAGTGATAGTTTTTTGTTAGAGTGTTTTTGAGTCGAAACAACTATCTATTTTGTAAGTTACAGAAAAACTTTCTAAGCTTGTGAACGATTAACCGTTTTTAACTGAGGAAGACTCCGGTTCGTTACCGGACATCTCCACTAACCACTCCAAAGATAGTATTTTTGGACTGACACCAACTCAAAAGGTTGGTGTTTCTTTTTATACAATATTGATTTGAATTTTATTTTCTTGGCCACAATCCCAAATGTTTATAACTTTACATTTTTTATTTAGAGCCTTTTCTATTCTTTCTAAGACTTCTAAAATAGATTTTATTAATTCTAATTTTAGCTTTGAGTATTCAATTGAATATATGTCTCCCGATATTAATTTGTAGGTATTTATCATTAATGATATCCCTTTTACACTCTTATCAAGAGAGTTGAATGGATATAATTCACCAGTAATTTCGGGGTAATCATCTTTTAGTTCTTTTAAAATATCTTTAATTTCTGAAATGTCATTTTGATAATCCTCATATTCTGAGTTTTCAAATTTTTTAAGGTGTCTCATAAACTTATATATTAATAAACATATATTAATTATGATAAACTCTTTTACAGGAAGATATAGATTTCTTTCAAATTTCTATCCAGTTGAAATAGAACACCAAGGTATTAAATACCCATCAGTTGAACATTATTATGTTGCTATGAAGATTAAAAATGATCAACAAATTGATGGTAAATTTATAACCATGATAGATTGTAGAGAAATGATTGCTAAAATACCCGATGCTGGTAAAGCGAAACAATTTGGTAAATTTCTTAAATTGAGAAAAGATTGGGAAGATGTCAAATTAGATGTTATGCTTTGGGGAATTAGAGAAAAGTTTAAAAATGAAGAACTTAAACAATTGTTAAATGAAACAGGAGATGAGGAATTAGTTGAAGGTAATTTTTGGGGTGATAAATTTTGGGGCGTTAGTTCTGGTGAAGGTGAGAATCATCTTGGTAAAATTTTAATGAGAGTTAGAGAAGAGGTTAGACAAGTAAATAAGAAGCCCTCACTTGAAGAGTTTCTAAAAAATAGAAATAAAGAATGAGTATTATAAGTTATTTTGGAGGTAAATCCTCTAACACATTTATTGATTTTATCAATAAACAAATTCCAAAAGATGGTTCTGTAAAAACCTATTTAGAACCGTTCTCTGGTTCTATGGGGACTTATATGGATGATGATAATATGACATTTGATACTGTCATCTATAATGATAAAAATCGTCACCAGGTGAATCTTTTTAAGTGTTGTTCAGAACCTGAAAAATTTGTTACATATTTAGAAAATTTATCAAAACCATTTAATCTACTTTATACAGATTTAAAAGATCCATTAAAGAAATGGGATTTCTATAAAGGTATCTATAAAGAGTATATTAAAAACTCATTTTTAGATGATATGAATTTTGAAATTGGTGATTTTGAAAAGGCTGCTATTTATGCTTTTCTTATCACATCGGCTCATAATTCTGTTTATCCAAGAGGAGCTGGGTTTAATGGATATAAGAAAGATAAAGATAGATTGAAGTTAGAAGTTTTAATTAAGAAGTTGAAACAAAACACATATACTAAAAAACTGCAATCAATTACAGAGTTCAATAATATCGACTTTGAAGAACTTATTTTAAAATATGATTCTGAAGACACTTATCTTTATTTAGATCCACCATATGCTCGTTTTGATGAGACTAAGGGAGAAGATGATGCTAAAAGATTGTTTTGGTATGGCGCTGATAAAGATGGTGTTTTTGGACCGGCTTCTCATAGAAGATTATTGGAATTATTAAAGACAACTAAATGTAGATGGTCACTTTCATACTATTATTTTCCACTTTTAGAGGAATTATTACCAAGAGACAAATATCGTTGGACACAAAAAGAAGTTTTTAGAAGCTCTGCACAAGGTGGTAATAATTCAGATCTTAAAAAAGAACAGGCTAAAGGTGTTGAATTACTTATCATGAACTATGATGAGAATTTTAAAAAATTAAGTTAATTAAATGGACTTTCAAGGATATTTTAATACCGTTTTTAAAAATGTAAAATTTGAAGGATTAGAAAATTTTAATCTATCATCATTTGATCTTTATGAAAAAAGTTCAATACAAATTTCTTTACCACCATCTGTGTCTGAGAATGAGGAGTTTTATTTAAACTCTCTATTTGAGACTATTAGAAATCAGATCTCATTAGATGCTCAAAAAAGGATTTTAGAATCTATTCATAAAAATCCATCAATGTATTTTATTGATATTATGAATTCGCAAGAGAAGTCTAAAAGTAATTTACTTACAGACTATGATACACATGTGTCTTTAGTTAGAGGAATAACATCTCAAATATTGAGACTTAATATTAAAAATATAGTTTCTAATGGTAAGATTCTATCTGAGTATATTGTAGATTCTCCGGCTTTTTCACAAGAACCATTAAGTAATAAATTATCAACATCTAATACATTTACTAAGTATGGTAAATTAATTAATATTAATGTCTATATGGATTCATTTATGAAATGGAATGATGATTTTATACTTTCTTATGATGATATCTATTATCATATAAAAGATCTGAGTCTTGATATTATTAGTGATTCAAGATTTGCTCCTCTTTTAAAGGTTAGTTTTAATTTTGCATTTAGAGTAGATAATCCGGGTAAAATATGGGTAATTGATAGTATTAGTTCTGGCGGTTATGTTCATTATAAGTCAACTTTAAGAGATAAAAAGATTGATAGTCTATTGGATTAGCAATATTCTTATTTTTAGAATTAATATATAAAAAAATAAAATTACTAAAATGATAATTAAGAAGTTTAACGAGTCACAAGATAGTGGAAATGAACTCGAAATGTATTTAGCAGATCTAAAAAAATTAGGATTTGAGGTTAAATATCGTGTTTTACAAGGACTTAATGGCACATCAATAAGAGCTACTAAAAGAGATTGTGATTTTAATGCATCTGTTGATGCTTATAAATCTTTATATAACAAATTAGAAAGTAGTGATAAATATAGTTTTATAAATAATTCTATTAATTTTAATTATGGAACATGCCGTATCTCAATGGATATGAAAAATAAATAACCACCTTAGAGTTTTATTACTAAATATAAAAAAAGGGAGATGAAAATCTCCCTTTTTTGTATAATAACTTTGTATTTAATATTAGAATCCATTTTCATTTAAAGCCTCTTGTATTGCAGCTCTAAGAGATGCATGGTGATCATTATCACCTTCATCAAATCCAATTGATTTATCATTGTTTATATCATCGATAAATTCTTGTATAGCCACTTTTAGAGTTTCTGAGAACTTCTCATAGGCTACAGACTCTTTGATACCACTAAGTACACTTTCCTCAATATGTGATTCCTCGATTGCGTCAATTTTATCTTCGATATATCCAGGATTTAAATAATCTATTTTATGAGTTACTTTATTATACTTAGCTCTTGGATTACCAATTAGTTGTTGTCTTTCAGAATTTGGCTTATTCTGTCTTTTAATTTTCTTTAATTCTGCTTCTTCAGCGTCTTTATTGAAGTCTTTAAAATTAACTACTTTTCTGTTAACATTAAATGTTGGTGTATTATCTTTGTAAGTCATAATCAATATTAGATTTTTTTATATATTAAATTTTAATACTATTTTTTAATAGTCATCATCTTCCCAATGTTCATCATCATCTCCATCACCGTCATCATCCCATATTATAGTTTCACATCCTGTGAAGCTACTATTGCTTATTTTTCCAGTATTTCTATCCCAGTATCTCATAGTGTCAACTGATGGGTATGAATCATATCCACTTGGTTTTACTTTTGTATAGGCTACCCAGGTATCTCTATGTGATTCTTCTCTTACAATGAATCCTTTAGCTTTTGCATACTCTTTAAATACATTTTTATCAGAGTCTTTACTCACATATATGTAGTCCATTAGTTTTTTACCATCTTCTAAGTTCCAAAGTAGTGCACGACCAATAATTTTATTAGGTTGATCAAATGATTTAAGTATTAATAGACTAACAGTATCTGGATTGTCGATATAGATTTCCAACCAATCTCTTCTACCAACTGCCTGACAAGATGATCCTAAATTACCCATTCTTGGGAACTCATAATTTTCTCTTTTATACCAGAAGTATAGTTCCTCACCGTTTACTATTTCAAATCTTGAGAAAACATCGTTCATAACTGATAATATTCCTCTAAATTCGTTTACAAAAACCTCGATTTCAGCATCTGTAAACTTTAAACTCTTCGCATTTAATAGTGATCTAATGGCTCTACCAACTCTAATTTCTTGTCTACTAGTTGTGAATATTTTTTTCTTAATTTCTTCACGAGCATCTTTTAACCTTTCTGCATTATACACACCTTCACCATTTTCAAACTTAACATAACACCAGGTTTTATTAGTTTTAACTGATAGCCATTTTGAAATAACTTCACCGACTTCTGTTCTATTTGGTTGGTATACCGGTGTTCCGATTGGTGGCGCCTCATATCCAAGTCTTTTGAAAATATTTTGATTACCTTCTGTGTTTGTTAACCAAGCTCCTCTATTTCCTGTCCAATTTACTAATTCTTTATCATTTCTTAAAAGTGCTTGAGCTGCTCTATCATTCGTAAATGTTACTATATTATCATTATCTATTTTAACATCAAAGAAGTTAGCTGTTACATCCAAATCTTGATTTTCGATTTCTATTAGAGATTTAGCGATGTTGTTATCTTTCATTTTAGAAAGTACATTCTTAAACTTAGGCGAGTAAACAACATTCGACTCAAGAAGTAAATTTTCTAATAGTATTCTTTCGGATATAAATTCTCTGTATTCTAAAACTAATTTCATATAGATATATATTATTTTTATATTTGCATTTATGAACGCTCATAAAAAATTACGAGAACTTGGTTTTAAAAAGACCAATTTTTATAAGCCAGGTTATGACCCTGAGACTTATGAATCTTGTATGCTTTTAGATGAGTATGATACTAAATGGGAAACAGTTAATGGTAAAAGAGTTTCAGTAAAAGTTAATAAGATACATCCTAAATCAGATTCATTTTGGGTTTTAAAGTATAATGAAAATTATATACTTTGGTGTTATGTGAAGTCACATCAAATAGACAAAATATGGGTAGAGAATAAATTAGGAAAGAGTCGAAGTAAAAGTAGGTTGTTATATTATGGTGTTGGTTCGGGTGATGATAGGTTAAAAATGGTTTTTGATTATAATAACAGGGAATCAAATCCATTACAAGGTAAAAATCAAATTATGAATTTACTACCTAAAGAAGTAAAAAGAGATTTCTTACTTGAACAACTTTTTGGATTTTAATATATAATATTGTATATTTGTACTATGTTTAAAATTTGACTACATAATTATTAGCGTCTGTGAGTAAAAATCTACTCACAAACAATTTTATTGTCTAAAAAATAAAAATAATAATTATGGAACAAATCATTATAGAAATAAGAGCCGCTGAAGGTGGACAAGATTCAAAACTACTTGTTGAAGATTTAAGAGATATCTATCTCAAAACTGCTAGAGTTAATAACTTTGATTATAAAGTTACTAATCGTGATGGATTTACATCAATTTGACTGACTGGTCAGGGAGTTAAATCACTTTTTAAAAACGAAAGTGGTCCTCATCGTTGGTTAAGAATTCCACCAACTGAGAAGAGAGGTCGAACACAAACTTCAATTATCACTGTTGCACTAACCGATCCTAATGATAAATTAGATTTCAGGTTTAATCGAAATGAGGTTATAAAACAATATACTCGTAGTAGCGGAAAAGGTGGACAGAATGTTAATCGTAGATCTACCTGTGTTCAATTAACCCATGTACCAACTGGTATTCAAGTTAAATGTCAGGATCAAAGAGATCAAAGTAAAAATGAGGAATTAGCTTGGATTCGTATTGAAGAGAAACTTAGAATAATACATGATGATTCTCAAAGTAAGACTATTTATCAAAATCGTTTTGATCAAGTTGGTACTGGTTCAAGATCGGATAAAAAAAGATCATATAGGATCAAAGAGAATTTGGTAGTTGATCATGAGACTGGTAAAACCTGCACATTTACTGACTTCTTAAAGGGAAGAATTGATTTATTGTCCTAATATTAATTTAAACTCCTCTTCATTTTTAAAACTTTTTTTGGTATTATTTTTCCTTTTGGTTATACAAAGGTTATCAAGTGATGATATTTCTTCTACTTGATAACCTTTTTTAAATCCTTCAAAGATAGAAATCTTGTGGTCTATTGTTGGATATCTTTCATCGTTATAGTTAAGATTGAAGTTTATTTTTATATCTTCTCCGTCATAATAATCAAGTCCGTTCCATTCTTCTATTAGTTTCTTCTTATTTCTTTTGGTTAGATTGTCAATTAGTTTTCTGTATCTGATGTATTCACTCTTTTCGTCTTCAGATATAAAAATATTATTAATTTGAAAGTAATTATTTACAGACTTTGATATTTTATCTTTAATTTCTGGATTATCCTCATAGAGTTTTAAAATAGAGTTTCTTATTTTTTCTCTAACTTCTGGTTTTTTTGCGGGATTTTTACCTCCAATTTTTGAATCAGAGTATCTCTTTTTCGACTCATCACTTCTTACTTTACCTTTACAAGATAGACCGATTTTATCTTTATGTTCTTTAGATAATTTTTTTCCTTTGTGTGACTCAGATAGATTTTTCTTATGATCATCAGAAAAAATTTGTCCTTTTTTTACTTCTGATTGCTTTTTGTAGCCACATTTTCTACAAGAGGAGTTTTTATCATTTGCTATATTTAAAGAGTCCTTTGACTTATAAGTTATCTCGACAAAACATAATGGACAATTTCTTTTATACATAAAAATTATTGATTTATTTTTATATATTAAAATAATTAGGTCAAAAAGTGAATAAAGTCAAATTATTTTTTACTTATTGTGTTTATAATATCTCTCTCACTTTCGGTTTTTTGAATATTAAAATCAGTTAAATCAATGTCTCTAATTAGATTTCTGAATTTTCTATCGGTATATGACCAACTATTTGATTTTATAACAATATTGTTGTCTACTAGTCTAACAGTTGTGTCATTACTAAAATCACTTTTTGCTGCTGAATTTCTACTTTTAATTTCTTTAAAAGTCTGCATTAATTTAATATCACTTCTATCTACTTCGGTTTCTAATAATATGAATAGGTATATTGCTGGGTTATAGGTTATTGTTCCAACATTTATGTGTAAAAAGCAATTATCGTATCTTTCTGATATTTGATAAAGCTCTCTAAAAATACTGAATATCTTTTTATCTTTTATAAGATTTCTTTTTCCGAATCTATCTCCTAATTTTACAGTATCTTGAAGTTGGTCTAATTTAATTTCTATGCAGAAACAATATTTATCATCATCATAAATTGGCTTATTGTGTAAAATATTTAATACCTTCTCACCAATTTGTCCTCTATCTAAAGCTTGTTTACTAAAATACCCTTTATGTAGTTCGTAATTAATTAGTTCATCTCTTAGATCTAATAGTACATCACTAAGATCTTGCTCGTCTTCTTCATGTGCCTCTCTTAGTAACTCTATGAACTTTAATATTTTATTTTTCATAGATATTTACTAAAAATTTAACTTTTATTTCACCTCTCATTGTCGGTGAATTTTTACTTGTTACTGTTTCAATGTCAAAAAAATGTTTAACTTGATAGATATCTGGTAAATTAAATAATTCTTCAGTTAATTTTATAAAAATCGATTTAATTTTTGATAACTCATCAATCATCTCTAATTCAATTTTATATGTTTTTTCTAAAGTCATATAGTACATTGGTAAAGATCCAGTTGTGTGCATTAGATTCATTTTAGAATCTTTTAAAAAAACTCTACTAACATTACATTCATATTTATTTGCTCTAAAATCTTTTAGAAGATCGTTAAAAGATCTAGCTGATTTTTTGTGATATAATGCTTTTGTTTCTAGACTATTTTCGTCAAATTTCAATCTTAGTTTTAAATATCCATCACCTCTTTTTAAATCAAATAATGAATAGTCTTCTATGTGATATAAAGATTCAATTGCATAAGAGTGCATTCTTCTATCTTTTTCTTTACTCTCATTCGATTTAATATAGACTTCGATACATGGTGTTAGTCCAGCTGCTGCGTATGCTTCAGTCTTTTCCTCAACTTCCAATTTGTTCTCATATACATATTCAAAATTCTTTCCTTTTAGATAAAACTTTACCTCGATTGAAACATCTATCCCATCATGTAGTTCAGCAAATGATTCAAATATTTCATCTTCTGTGATAAACCAAATAGATTTTATAAAATTTTCATTTCTATCGTGTCTTCTGACGTATGTACTTTCAAAAAGATATTTTAGACTTCTCATTTTATTTAAGTTTTTTATCTAATATTCTAGCGATATTTGAACCTATTGTGAAGTGTATGTTTCTAAGTGTATCTGTTTCAATTGTCTCGAATTCTCCCATAAATTCAAATTGATATCTGTAAGTATCTGATTCATCATCATCAGTTTTTTTATCAATTTTATAAATTGATACAGATATTTTATAGTTATTATTTACATCAATTTCAAAATCGAAAGTCACTTCATCACAAGGTGTAGTCTTGAATTTTGGTTCATACTTAACATCAAAAATACTATAGTCTGTTATTTTAGCTCTTCTCATATAGTAGTTCAAAAACATAGCTGGTGCCTCTATAAAATCTGATAAAATTTGAATATCCTCTCCAAAGTCATTTGATTGTATGATATCTTCAATTTTATTTTTCATATCAACTATTGTATTTATATCTACTTTTCTATAATTACAATTTATATCGTATAGATATATGAATGAATTATCAATTAACTGTTTTTTATCTAAATCAACTTTAAATATAAATTTAGTGTGTATAATAAGTGTGTCTTCGATTGAAAGACCATGTATTGATATTACTAATTTATAGAATTTTTCATCCTCCGACATTTCATATACTGTGTCTATGGATTGTACTAATCCTTCTTCTTCCTCAAATATATCTTTAAATGTTTGTTCTATTTCTGCAATTCTTATCATATTAAAAATTTTCTTTTATTTCTTGTAATAATTCTTCAAACGATGAGAATTTCATATCATATTCATTTTCTCCATCACCATATGGTCCAGAATGACTCTCAGATCTTTTGACAAGTATTTCTTCTAAATCATTGAAGTCTATATTCCAATCTTCGTGAAATCCTTCTGAATATCCACTGGCACCAAAACCAATATGAATTGTGTTATTTTCTTCATTGTATTCATAATCTAACCATTTTCCCCAACTCTCATCACTTTCCTCGTTGAGCTTTTTGGATATTTCATCCAGTTCATAGAAGAAATTTAAAAGAGTATCATCGTACCATTCATAAACTCTTTCAAATTGTTTATCATATGCGTATTTTTTTAACTCCATTACTTTACCAACATATCCGTTTCTTCTCAATAATTTGAATACTAAGTTGCCGGTCGAATACTCACCACCTTCTTCTAATCCTGATTGTCTAGATTTTTTTATTTTCTTCCAGATTTTATCAATTTTTTCCTTAAATGCAGAATATTTATCTTCATCTACCTGAGATTCAATCTCGTCTACAACGTCCATTATTGCAGTTGCCTTTTTGGCTAGAACTTCTTCATCTGGTACAAATTCTACTTTTTCTGGTTTCTTAATCCATTTATTTTTCATTAATGAAAATACACCACCCATTCTACCAGTTGATATACCTTCTTTAAGACTCTTAACATCTTGAAGAGCTACTTCAACTTCATATCCCTTTAGTGTGATATCGTGTTGCATATTCCATTGTTTTTTGGCATAATCGCAAAGTTTTTCTACAAGCTCTTCATTTTCATCTATTTCTTTATAATCAATAATTATATGTAGGTCATAGTCAGAATATTTTTCGGACCAGTTGTAATTACAAAGAGATCCGCAGAATGCGATGTCTTTAACTTCACAGTTTAGTTCAACAGACTCAAAAAAATCTCTACCAATTTGAAGAAGATCTTCTCTTACTTTTGAGTCAATTTCAAAATTGTCCCAAATTTTTGGATTTAGATCATCTTTTAAATAAAATGATTTAATTGGCTCAAGATCTTTTTGTTGAAATTCTTCAAATTTTTTGAATCTCATTATCGCAGTTCATTTTTTTATATATATTAAAAATCACTTCTGAAATTATAAGTGAATAGTTAAAAACAAAAAACTAAAAGTGGATTATAATAATATTGAAATGAGTAAATTAGTTACATTAAACGGACAAGATAATAATGTTTTAGAGGAGATTCTAAATAATGATATAATCATTTATGAAGATGTTCAAGGTTCTAAAATTTGGGTTAACTGGAATGGCCAGGCTTTTATAATAAAGCCTAAGTCAATCTCAAATGAAGCGATCAACTTGGTTGATTTAGCTATGCAGAATTATTATAATTCTTCAATTAAATACTTCAATACATTTGATAATAGAATTCGTGGATTGATGCCTAAGAACTGGTGGTTTTGTTTTGAGTATTTTCCGGATAATCAACCAGCTAATATTGAATATAATAGAGTTCCAAAAAACGGATTAGTTTTAGCTTCTATCTGTAAAAATGGAAAGTATGAATATGAAATAGATGAATTAAGAGAGTATTCTAATTTGTTTGGTGTGGATTGTTTACCTGTAATATTTGAAGGTAAACTTTCGGATCAGATGAAAGAGGCAATAAAATATTTTTTAAATACATCTGAGAAAGATTTAGAATATGTTTTCGGTGAAAAGTCGTTTTCATTTTTCTTCTATAAAATATTAAATCCGGTTGTTGAGAATTCTTTTTTGATGGATAATGATTTTCAAAAGAATTTACAAAAAATAGTAATAAAGACTAAAAATTCAACTTCTACATTTGAAATATTAAATCCTTTGTATCAAAGAATTAGTTCTGAAAATTCTACAGAATTTATTGAGATCTATACTCTTATTTTAATAAACTTTTTAAACTTTTGTCAATCTTTAAATATTGATCAATTGAAAATTAAAGGAAATAGAAAAGATGAGGCCTATCTGTATCTAATTTGTAAACTATTTAATACTTACATTTCAGAAGTTAAAAATGATATTGTAAATTTTGATTTTGTAGTTCCTGAGTTTTTTGACAAAGAAAAGTTCAAGATTAACAAAGAATTGATACCAAATAAACTTACAAATGATATTATATCTGAAAACGATAAACTCGAATATACATTCAAAGTTATTTTGGGATCTTTTAATAAAAAGAGAAAAAAGGCTATTGGTATTTTTACTGACAACACAATCATATTATTTAATGGTTTTGTAGATAAAATAGATCATATAATAGATTCACATTTAAATAAATTAAGAGAAATTGACTTAACGAGAGGTGGATTGCTAGATTTTGGTGACTTTTTTGAAATAAAGTATGATCAAGATGCTGATGGTCAGGTTTATCCAGATGTCTATGATACCTTTGAGAAGGAACCAGTTTCAACTAAGAAGAAAGGTGGTAAATTTTCTTTAAAAAAGTAATCTAAATACTATTTACAGAATATAATCTGTATGATTTTAGAAAAGAAAATTTCACCAAATGTAATGCTTAATGTTTCACCTCGTGGTAGAAAAAAATCTCTACAGTTTTTACCAGAATGCTTAATAGAATTGTCTACACAAAAGAATTTCTTTTACAAGGAAGAAAAATTAAAATCCGCCTACATAATTGATATTATACATAACTTACTTTTAAAGTACTACTTTAAAAAAGAGAACTCATTTACACTTTCCTCCGTTATTTTGAAGGATAAATATGGATATCTTTACAATTATTATATTGATTTCTTAAAGGAAAAAGATATAATCAAAATGCAAAAGAACTATCTAAAGGGTTCTAACTCAAGAATATACTCAATTAACGAGTCGATAATTAATGGTAAAATATTGAGATATTCTAACGATGACAAGGTTCTAATTAAGAAATATATTACAAAACATTTACAATTTGAACTAGATAGAAACTCTATAATTGATAGAACAATTAAGAAAAAATTGATTTCGGATCTTTATTCCGTTCAAATTCAATTTGAGAGATCGATATTCTACTTAGATTCTCTAAAAAATGAAGATATTGATATCTATAATAGAAATAAGTATTCTGTTGAATCAATAAATGATAAACATATTTTTTATCACTTTGACTCTTATGGTAGAATGCATACAAATTTTACAATTTTAAAATCGTTTATAAGAAAAAATTGCCTACTTATTGACGGTGAGGAGACATTTGAAATTGATATTCAGAATAGTCAACCTTTATTTTTATCAAAATTAATTGAGGAATCTGATTCAAGATGGATAAATGAGGATGAGTTTAGATTATTTTCTATACTTGTTCAATCCGGAAATTACTATCAATATTTAATTGATAATTTATTTTTAAAAGATAAATCACAGGCTAAGGACTTAACATATAAGGTTTTATTTGGTCAAAATAGAGTAAATTCGAAATCAGATAAATTGTTTTCTAAGCTATTTCCAACTATACATAACTTTATCAAGTTATATAAAGGTGAAAAAAAAGATTATAAAATATTAGCTCACGACTTGCAAAAAGCTGAATCTAATTTAGTGTTTAATAAAATAATTAGGAAGATAATGAAACACGATTCTAATATAAAGCTTATAACTGTTCATGATTCCATAATTGCGCCTAGAAAATATAAAGATACTATTTCAGAAATATTCTTTAATGAGATATTTGAACACTTTAATAATAAAGTAAGTGTTAAATAAATTAACACAGTGATATTTTATAGTTAATATATACCATATGTTAGACCTCAAAAATCCAAAATTATCTTACATATTAGTTTCATCTGGTGATATTAGAACACTTACCTCATATTTGTATTCAAGAGAATACTATCTAGTAGATATTAAGGGTTATTATGAAGGTAAGTTTGAAGATTCTCTATTGGCTTTTACCGAGCTTCCACCAAATGAATTAAAGAGAGATTGTTTGCATATAATGGAATTCTTTAATCAGGATTGTGTTATAGTTAAATACAAGGATGATAACTCTGCAAAGAAGTTATTTAATGATGGTCAGGAAAAACCATTAGGTATTCTACTTTATAATACAGATTCTAATAATAAATCTTATATACATGATGGTTTATCATTCTCATTTGTAGAACAACAACTATATTATTTTCCAAATAAAAAAGAAGATTTTAAATCTGGAATGATCGTTGAATGTTTTTCCAACAATAAGTGGATAGAGAAAAAAGTTCAAGATCCTGATGCTGAATTTTTAAAGATGTATAATTTATTGATTAAGTATAATAAAATAAGAATACCTGTTTAAAAACAGGTTAGGTATCTATCTCCTCTATCACAGAGTATTGTTACTACTACACCTTCGGGATTGAATTCCTCTACAAATTTTTCAGCTGCTATTAAATTAGCGCCACTTGATATCCCAACAAATAATCCATTTTCAGATGCCAATCTTTTAGCTCTACATATTGAGTCACTTGTTGATACTGTATAGATTTTATCTACCAATTTAAGATCAACTAAAAACTTAGATCCATCTCCTATGCCTTGTATACCATGTAATCCAGGACATCCACCGGACATAACTGGTGATTCTGATGGTTCTACTGCTATTATTTTCACACCTTTTAAACTTTCTGAAAATCTTTTTTGACAACCCATTATTGTACCACCGGTGCCCGTTCCACTAATGAAAGCTTCTAATTTTTGTTCTGATGTTTGATTTATTATCTCAATTGATGTATTTAAATAGTGAGCTTCGATATTTAATTGATTATCAAACTGGTTAGTATTAAACCAATTATTTTCTAATGAGAGTTTGTTTCTTAATTTTATAGCGCCATCAAAATCACCCGCATCTACTTCTATCAATTCAGCCCCATAAAATTTTAGTATTTGTTTTCTTTCTTGTGACATATTACTCGGCATTATAATTTTAATTTTATAACCTCTTTCGGATGCTAACCAAGCAAGTGATATTCCGGCATTTCCTGATGTTGCCTCTACTATAGTGTCTCCTTTTTTAAGGAGATTATTTTTTTCAGCATGATTTATAATGTTAACCGCCATTCTGTCTTTTATTGAGCCACTTGGATTCATAAACTCAGCTTTGGCCCAAATTTTATCTGTTATTTTTAACATTGGTGTATTACCAACAAGGCAGGATAGTAAAGAGTTATTTGTCATATTTGTTCTTCATTCCCATTTTTTGAGCACCGTTCTGACTATGTTTCATTATATCATCGTATGGTAGAGCAACTAACTTATTTAATAGTTCTAAATTCCTTTGGTAAGGTACAGGATCTGGTGCTCCTCTTTCATGCCATAGATGATAACAAGTTGTTGACATTTGCTCATACCAATTCAAAAATATCTTTGACTTGTGTGATTGATAGTCATCTTCACCTCCCCATCCTATGAAATCTTCACACCATCCACCAATTTTGTAGATTGCGTCTTTTCTATACATTATTATACCACCGGCTAAACATATTTTTTGAATATCTGTCTCACCTCTTCCAGCTCTTTCTATTTTATATAATTCTTCTAATGGATAATTAACCTCATTTGGATTTAAATCTATTACTCTACTATATGGTGATACACATTCGTATTGTTCTAACAATTTTAGACCTGAAATAAACTTTTGAGGATTCATTATTAAATCACAGTCACCAAATACTATCACATCCGTAGTTGCGTGCTTAAGACCTACATTAAATGCCCAGGATTTATTGAAGGGCATTGTTGATTTAGTAAAATAATATTTTATCCCTTTTAGTGAAAAAGATGGTAGTTTAGGTGATTTATCTTGTTCTACAATTATGATCTCTATTCCTCCGAATCCTGATGCCCAATCAAGAACCCTTCTTAAATTATGTATTCTATCATTTCTGTGTTTATATGCAATGATAAATGTGAAAAGATGTGACTTCATTAAATAACTTTTTTTTAATTATACTTAATAATTAATTTTTTGTTTGTAAATTTTACCTATATTTGTACTATGAATGTTAAAAAGACCTTTATAAATCTAACTAAATTTACCTATACACACGGTACTGAAAGACTACTTGAACACCACTTACCCACTGGGTTTGAAAAAGACAAGTTTGATAACTATTTTATCAAAATTGGAGAGAGTGAAACAATGTTCACCTGTCACCTCGACACCGCAACATCTAAGTTTGAAAAAGTAAAACATGTATTTGAAAATAACTTCATAAAAACCGATGGTTCTACAATATTAGGTGCAGACGATAAAGCAGGAATGACTATTATGTTATCTATGATTGATAAAGAGGTTCCTGGACTATATTATTTTTTCTTGGGAGAAGAAGTTGGATGTATTGGATCTGGTAATGCTTCTAAGTTAGATTTTTCAAAATATAAAAGATGTATATCATTTGATAGAAGAGGATATGGATCAGTTATTACACACCAATTAAGAGGTCGTTGTTGTTCACAAGAATTTGCAAATAAATTAAGTGATAAACTTACAGATCTTGGTCTCACTTACCAACCAGATTCTACCGGTATTGTTACTGACTCCGCAATGTTTGTCGAACAAATACCAGAATGTACAAATTTATCAGTTGGATATTTTAATGAACACACACGAAAAGAATCACAAGATATCTCATATTTGAAAAAACTATGTCAGATATGTATTGAACTTGATTGGGAGAACTTACCAACTGTTAGAGATCCAAAACTTTATGATATAAGACAATATGGCCCGGCTGATGAAGAAGAATATGAGTATGATTCGGGTATTGAGTCTGCTAAATTGAAAGTTTGGATAGATGATGCACTTTATTTGGTAAAGTTAAATCAGTCTCGAGTTATTGAAGAGAGAAGTTTAATACATGATTGGATATATAGAACCGGATCTTATACAGGATTTAGATCTGTAAATTGGAATGGTAAAGATTTTTATTTAGAGTACGATACCCACCAAGAATATGTTTGTGATAGAGATGAATTAATACTTGTTATTGATAAGTTAAATTATATACCGGTAGAAGATATGAATATCCTAAAGAAGATAAAATAAAAAAAGACCCTTTCGGGTCTTTTTAATTTATCCGAGAATTATTCCAGGATTTTTATACTCTTTTTGAGTGGCTATTTCCAACATTTGAGTAGAACTTAACTCTTTAGGATTCCATCCCTTTTTCTTAGAGTACTCAGCGATGAACTTCTCTCTTAATAGTAAAACTTCATCTTCTGATAAAACACTTTTCTTTACATCGTTTTCTAACATAGTATTGAATTTTTGTTTTTATATATAAAAATTCTTATATTTGTATTATGTTAATCAAGGTAAAAGGCATATTAGAGTTTAGCCCTGAGGATGTTACTAAAAAGCACAAGAACCAATCCTCTTGGAAGCGTGTCGCTATGATTCGTACAGATTGTGACATGGATCGATACTATGCTTGGTTTCTAAGGAAAAGATTCAACCTTGAATTGAACAAGAATTTGAGAGGATCTCACGTTACTTTCATCTCTGACAAATTAGAAAAGTCTATTTTTGACGAGGCTTCAAGAATATTTAACGGTAAGGAGATTGATTTCTATATTGAAACTGAACCAAGAAGTAATGGAGAGCACTGGTGGTTGAGAGTTCACTGTCCAGATGCTGAGAGTATCCGAGAAGCTCTTGGATTATCAAGAGATCCATACTTTGGATTGCACTTAACTATTGGTCACGCTAATGAAAGAAATATCGAGCACTCTGAATACATTGTTAGACAATGTAAGATGTTTGAGTTGATTTCAAATGAACCAAGAAAATCATTTAACGAACATGATATTAAAGAGTTCTAAACCTAACATCTTTGGTACTAAGATTAGTACTATAAATGCGAGGCTCGTTGCTAATCAAAATATTAGTACCGATGATGTTACTAAAATTAATAATCTCCATAAGTTGAGAAATTGTTATCTCTCTCTTATGGAGATTAATGATGATAAAGATGATTTGAAATACCTGTCTGGTATAATTACTCAAATTGATTTTCAATTGCAAAAACTTTGGAAATTTAAAGAAGATTCTCTTTATCACAGATTTTGGGAACTTCCTAAGTGTGAATGTCCTAAGTCGGACAATCGTGATGTCTATGGTACAGGTCATAGATATATCAATCCGAATTGTAAATTACACGGTGACTAAATTATCCTAAACATTAAAACAATTTCTGGGGTTTTCTGTATAACCTTTAGTAAAATAAAGTTATGCCAGAAGCTCCAGAAATTCGTATTATGTCTGATTTTATAAATCAGAATTCTAAAAATTTTAGATTTAAAAAACTTTTTCACGTAGAAAAGGGAAATAATCCTATTGACTCCAATTATGATCAGTATAATGTTTCTGCTGATTTTTATGGAAAACAACTTCAATTAAATTTTTATAATCGACTTGGTGAATCTATGAATATTTCGGTATTCATGGGTATGTCGGGAAATTGGAAATTAGTATCAACCGAGTCTTGGTCTGATACTAAATTTACTCGTATGCGTCTTGATAGAGAAGATGGTATGAGTCTTCTTTTGTATGGTGGGTATATGGGTCCAAAGTATAAAATAGGTGGTTTCAATACAAAAAGGGGATTTGATATCGTAAAAGATTTTGATAAGTTTAAGAGTAATGTTTTAGATAACCTATCTACCAAAGTATTTGATAAACCTATTTGTGAAATGCTTTTAGACCAACGATACTTTGACGGTGTTGGTAATTATATAAGAAGTACAATACTTTATTATTTAGATGTTAATCCATTTGAATCAGCCAGATCTGTTATTAAAAACAATCCACGCATTTTTGATATGTGTAAGGAGGTTATTGAAAAATCTTACAGTTTAAATGGTGGTCAGTTAAGAGATTGGCAGAATCCAAATCCAAATTTAAGCTCTACTGAATTTCTTGATTGGGTTTTTTATCAAAAAGGAATTTCTTGTGAAGATAAGACTGGAAGAACATTCTGGTTTAGTGAAAAATGGGCAGATGAGTGTCCATATAAAATCAAACAACTATTATGGAATTAATAACAACTTACATTTGTAAAAAAGGTGATATTGGTGTGCATGACAATATGTTTGGTGGTACATTAATGTCACTAATTGATGATGCTGCGGCTTCTTATGCGGCTCAAATATGTGATACACCAAGAATTGTTACTATTAAAATTGATGAATTAGTTTTTAAAAGACCAGTTAAGGTCGGTAGTTTAATTAAAATCTATGGAAAGGTTGTAGAGTTTGGTAGAACTTCTGTTTCTTTATATATCGAGGTTAGGAAACATAATGTTTATACTGGAGAACAAGAAGTTGTGACACATACAAATATAAAATTTGTTCGCATAGACGAAGAAGGAAATTCTATTCCTATTTCTGAAAGAGTTAAGGTTAGATATTCTGATAGAGTTAAACAATTTGGTAAAGGACTTATTTCAAATGAAGAAAAAAATTGTTTAAATGAAATCACAAATTAATAAAAAAAATGTTCAAAATATTGGTGAACATTATGGATTAGATATTGAGGCAGAATTAACATCAATGCTATCTGATGAATTGGCTAAATCAATAGATGCTGAAATTATGAAGAATCTATTTGGTAGTGATAAGAAGAAGGATAAAATTAATAGAATATTAGAAAAAATTAAAAAATTTGAAAATGATTAAAGCTGATAAGTATTATATAAATAATCTTGTAAATATTATGAGTGGGGGATCTTTTGATGAGAATCCAAGACCAAAATGGTCGGATGGTATCTCAGCACACTCAAAATTTATCACACAAGTATTTGAAGAGTATGATATATCTAAAGGTGAATTTCCAATTACTACACTGAGAAATACAGCTATTAAAACCGGAATTAAAGAAGTTCTTTGGATTTATCAGAAACAAACCAGTTCATTAAAAGTGGCTCGTGAGATGGGTATTAATTGGTGGGATGAGTGGAATATAGGTGATGATACTATCGGTCAACGATATGGCGCTACAATTCAAAGATATGACTTAATGAATAAGTTATTAAAAAGTCTTAAAGAAGATCCGTTTTCTAGAAGACATATTATTAATATGTATCAAGAGTCTGATATGAACGAGACAAAAGGATTACATCCTTGTGCATTTGAGACCCTATGGTCTGTTAGAAAAATTGATGGTAATTTTTATCTTGATTTAACTCTTAATCAAAGAAGTAATGATTATATAATGGCTGGATATATAAATAAGATACAATATGTTGCCTTACAAATGATGGTCGCTTCTCATTTAGGATATAAACCAGGTAAATTCTGTCACTTTGTTCAGAATTTACACATTTATGATAGACATTTTGAGGCGGCTAATGAGATATTAGATAGGAGATCAACAAATAAACAACCAAGTATATCATTAAAATCAGATAAGAACTTCTATGATTTTACAATAGAAGACTTTGAAATACATAATACAGATGGTATTAAAAAGCTAAGTTTTGATTTAGAAATAGCTGTTTAAAAAAATTAATAAAACAATATGCAAGAAGAATTAGACCCAATTTATGAACTTATAGTTTCACAGGTTAAAAATATAGACCGTGATGATTTAACAGATGATGTTGATCAAGGTCCAAAATCTAATCAAGTTGAAAAACAAATGGTTTATATCTGGATTAGGCTTTATATAAAAGAAGAATTGTCTGATATAAAAGAAGGTGATGACTTTAGTATTAAGTATTTACCATCTGGTGAGAAATTGATGACAAAGTTTATTTGTTTCGGAAAAAAGAACTCATTTAAAGATGCTGAAGACTTCAATCAAATTCAAATTACAACTGAGGATGATACTAAATGTTTGTGTTTAATGGTTAATGAAGATGAAATTCAAACTGGTGAACATATTCCATTTATTAGATCGCTATTTAAAGTTTCAAAACACTTTGAATATCAAGTTTATTTGAGAGAAGAATTGGAATTTAAAAACGAGAGAACTGGTCAATCTGTTGAATATATTGATTGTGATTTCTAATTACAGAGTATAGATTGAAGAAAAAATAAATCAATTTTTATGATACAATGTAAAATAAAAGAACTTAAAGAAATTAACAAATTGATTGACCTGAGAAGCTCAAGTGATATATCAATTGAAAGTCATAAGGAAAAAAGAGACCAATTGATTTCTGAACTTGAAGAGGAGTTGATGAAATTAAATGACTTTGATAACTGGAAAGAATGGAAAAACTTTCAAATTTTTGATTTTTAGTCTCTAAAAACAAAAACAAATCTTGATGTTCCTATTCCGAATGATTGTAAATATTGATTTCCGTAGGCTGTTAATAATTCACAATTAAATTCGGATTGAAATCTTTTTAATAAATCTTCACAATCTTGATTAAATTCATACAATGTTGTATAGAAGTCATTTGGTCCAGATAGGTCGCAGTGTATTATTAAATTGACATCTTTAATGTTTTTAATATGCTTTCCTATATTTATCCTACTATGATAGTCTCTAACGTTATAAGATTTAATAAACGAGTATCTAATATCGTTTGAATCTATTGAGTTTTCAACCATATCCCATTTATCAACAAGATCTTGAAATATATCTTTTATTTCTTCGATGTTTGGATTATTTGAGAAACTTTCAAATTTTGAAATAATATACATGACATATATATAAAATTAAAAAGCAAACGTGTTAGTAGATACTCAATATTTAATAAATCATAGAAAACTAGTTGTTAGTTATGTTGATAAGTCAGGTGATATTAAGTTAAAATATTTTGATTGGCAAACTCCTCTTAAATATGTAACTTGTGAGGATAACGATCCCCAGAGACATCCAGATTATAAATCTTGGGATGGAAAGCATGTTAAGCAGATAGAGGTAAATCATCCAGATCGATATGCAGTTTATGAATTTCTTGATGCTCTTCCAGAAAAAGAGAAAGAGGAAATTTTTGAATTTAATCTTCCTAAGATATTTTTTATAGATATCGAGACTGAGATAATTGATGGATTTCCAGAGGCTGCTGATATAAAAGATGCCGCTGGAAATGTTATTAAAGAAGGTGCCTCTACACAAGTTTTATCTATATCTATTGTTTATGACGATAAAATAATTCTTTTGGGGTTGAAAGATATGCCTCAAGATATGCAGGATCGTATAATAAACAATAGTAATAAATATTTTGAAAAGTCAAAAGTTGAATACAAATTCAAATATGTTAGATATGAAAGTGAATTTGATATGATGTATGACTTTTTTCATAAGATGGTTCCAAAAATGCCACTTATAACCGGTTGGAACTTCTTAAACTATGACTGGTTATACTTAGTAAATAGATCTAGAAAGATATCAAAATGGGTAAATGGAAAAGAGATAAAAATAGACCCAGCCGTTTCATCTCCAACTAAAAGATTAAATAAAGTTTGGTCAACTGATTATGAAGTTCCAGCTCATAGAATGATATTCGACTACATGCAACTGTATGAAATTTGTGACACATCTATTAAGGTTAAAGAAAGCTCATCATTGGATTTTGTTTCAAATAAGTTAGTTGGTGTGGATAAAATTAAATATTCCGGCTCTCTCCAAAAACTTTATGAAGACGACTTTGAAACTTTTATGTATTATAACGCTGTTGACTCCGTTTTGGTGCAAAAGATACATGAAGCCAGAAATTATATTTCTATTATTTTCGCTATTTCTGCCCTTGCTAGAATTCGTGTTGTAGATATTGTGTCTCAGATGAATAATGCTCTTGGTTCACTTGCTATCACTGAAGGTGTGCTCAGAAATAGATTCCGAGATATGGAAAACATTATCTTATTTAAAGACGAAAATGCTGTTCGTGGTGGTGAATCAGGAATTGCTGGTGGTTGGGTAAAAGATCCAGTTGTTGGTATGAATAAGTGGTGTGTTATTTATGACTTTGCCTCACTTTATCCTACAACTCAACTTCAGTTCTTTATCGCACCAGAAACATTTGTTGGTGTTAAAACTGAACAAGAAGCTGACTACTGTTTCAATGGTAATCAGAGAATTAAAATTGATTTAGATAAACACGTTGTCTGTGTAAATGGTGTTGTCTTCGAGAAGAGATATTCACCAACACTGAAGATGTTGGATGATGTCTACGCTGACCGTAAAAAGAATAAGAAAATCATGATGGCTAAAAAAGAAGAGTATAAAGCTGTTATGGATGAAATAAAAAAATTAGAAGCCGAATTATAATTCGTATATTTGTAAAATATGTCACTAAAAAAAGATTTACTTAAATATCAGCCTCGCAAAGAGCAACAAGAATGTATCGATTTTATCGATTCTGAATATAAAAAGAATAAGGAAAATAAATTCTTCCTTCTTAATCTACCGGTGGGTACTGGAAAATCACACTTAGCATTGATGATTGCTGATTGGTATTTGAAAAATGTCAATGGTAATGCTAAATTTGACGTTATTACAAATAGTAAGATTCTTCAAGATCAATATGTAGAGACATATGATTCTATTAACGATTTAAAAGGTAAAGAAAATTATGAGTGTGCTCAGTATTCTTGTTCTTGTGCACAAGGTAATGAATTTAATAGACTAAATAAGTCAAGTTGTGAATTTTGTCCACATTCATCTGCTAGAGATGGATATGTATCAGGTAGAATGTCTTTGACCAATTTTTATCTTTACATTCTTTTCCAACTCTATATGACAAAAATGATGGACGCTAGAGGTGGTAATGTATTGATAGTAGATGAAGCACATGATTTTGATGATGTGATGTCTGATTTCATCACGATTAAAATAACAGAAACGGTTGTTAAGAGATTAAAGTTCTCTAATGAAGATAAGATTATAAAAGAACTTAAAAAAATCACTACTATTAGTGGTTATATTGATTTTCTAAAAGAGCTGCAAGGTGAGATTGCCACCACTATATCAGATGTTGAGAGAACACTGAATGCTGAGAAGAGAAATGTTAAGTCGGTTAAAAGAGAAAATGCTGTTAATAAGGTCTTGGGTGGTAAGAACTCAGATATTAAGTTAATGCAAGTTATTACAGATCTACAACAATATCAGTCTAAAATTGAAATTTTCTTAAATGAGTATAAGGCAAATCCTAATAATTGGGTATTAGAGTCAAATTATAATGAAAAGACTAAACAGAAGGAACTATCATTAGAACCAATTTGGGCGTTTGACTACCTTGATAAGTATGTTTTCTCTAAGTATGATATGGTATTTCTAATGTCTGGAACTATTTTAGATAAAAGTCTATTTTGTCAACTTAATGGTTTAGATGTTGAAAAGGCTGTTTATTACTCAATTGAATCTCCTTTCCCTGTTAAAAATAGACCAATATACTATATGCCATTAGGAAAGATGTCATATAAATCGAAAGAAGAGACTTTTAAAAACTATGTTCCCTTTCTTCAGAAGATATTGAATAAATATCCTGATAAGAAAGGTATAATTCATAGTAACTCTTTTGAACTAGCCAGTTGGATTGCTCGTGATGTTAAAGATCCAAGATTGGTATATCACGACTCTTCTAATAAAGATTTAGTTCTACAAGAACATTACGCTACTGACAAACCAACTGTTATAGTATCTCCGAGTATGGATACAGGCGTGAGTTTTGATGATGATAAGGCTAGATTTCAAGTGATTGCTAAAATTCCTTATCCAAGTTTGGCTTCTCAAAAGAATAAATTAAGACAGAAGAATAACCCAGAGTGGTATACTTGGAAAACAATTTCTGGACTTATTCAAATGACAGGAAGAGCAGTTAGATCAAGTGAGGATTATGCTGATACTATTATAATTGATGGATCTTTTTCAGACCTATTGAAATACTCTGGTCAATATTTTCCACATTGGTTTCAAGAGGCGATTAAAAAGGTTAATGTTAAGATTAATGTCTAAGTGATTTAAATATAGTCACACATTTTTCAATAGCTTCTATACCTTTTTGGTCAAATTTAAATTGTTTAGATTTAGCACTTTCAACTAAATTTGAGTCTTGATATTTTGATTTTTCACTATCAGGTATTGACCATAAATTCACAACAGCCCATTCATCCTGAGACATTACTATTGCTGATAGTTCTTTTTTATGTGTGGATATAAAATCATCTAATGATCCTTTTTCAAAGGTTATTGTAAATCCTGCTGGAATACTTCCTTGTTGTTCTTTATTGATGTCTAATTTTAGAATTGTTCTTAAATTTCGATATTCACTACTATTTTCAATACTGGGTATCATAGATTCAGTGTCCCACTCATAAAACTGTAGACCTAAAACTTTTTCTACATACTCTTTAAACTCTTCAAATGACTTTACATCTTTATTAGATGGTGCCTCATTATCTCTGAATTTTAACATAAATTGACAATAGTGCTTACCATCCAATATACCCATATAAACATGTAGTTTATCATTTATAGATTCATATCCAATTGATGTCATTCTATTATTCAATTCAATAACATCTTTCATGAATTGAATTCTATCTGTTTCAAATATTCTACCTGTTATTGTTATAAATCCTTGAAATACATCAGAATCCATTTCATATCCTGAATCTTTAAGGTCTAATAAAAGGTCATCAATTTCTTGTTTAGAAAGTGACTCATTGAATTTTATAATTCTCATAGAGTATATATTAAAACAAAAAACCCACTCATTTGAGTGGGTTTTGATTTATTTCTTTTTAGCTTCAATCGCTTTTCTTAAACCTTCTGGTAGTTTTTTCTGTGCTGCTGTGAGACCTTTTCCTTCTTTCTTATCTTCTTTAGCATCTTTAGCTGCTTTTTTCATAGATTCTTCTTTATCTCCGTCTTTGTCTAAATCTAAGAAATCTGGTTTAGATTTCTTTTTACCTTTTTTATATGAATTATTTTTAGCCTCGAAACTCATAATATGTCTTCCTTCTTCTGAAAATGATGGTACATCACCTTCCTCTTCTTCTGAAGAGTCATAAAGATCTTCTCTATTAAAATCACCTTCTTCTTCGTCTGAAGCAAATGCGTCTTCACGATCCCAATCTCCTTCTTCCGAAGAAATTTCATCAGGCATAACATCTGACAATTCTTCATCAGAATCAAAATCAGTTTCCATTTCTCCTGATCTCATTTTTTTAGCGTAGTCAATAAATTCTTGCTCATCAGAATCAACATCTGGAGAAAGATAAAAGTTTTCGAATTTTTTTAAGTGTTTCATATAAAGGTTTTTTATTTTAATTATATATTAAACAATTTATTTCAAATTATTGATTTTTATATATAATAAGATGAAAATCCTAAACTTTTTTGACTTTATTTTTGAAAACTTCAAGAAGATTGAAGTTCCCTTTCAATTTTGCACAGAATTTGACTATGTTATAAGAGAGATTGATAGTCCTATATCAAAAGCTTTTTTTGATCTAAGACTAAAAAACTGTGATATATCATTAATTAATATTGGTGATGAGACTGATACTGCTACTTTTACAACTTCAACTAAGCTATCTCAACATTTTAATACAGAAAGTGAAAAGCAATTAACTACTTTAATACAGCCTTTAACCAGAAATACTGAAATATATTCTAAGAATAGAACAACTATTAAAATAGGAAGGCTTATTCGTAAATTATTTGGTACAAAGTTTAGTGATGTTGAGATTGAGAAATTTGTAAATCAATACAAATCAAGTTTAGATTCTAAGATTACAAATTTTGAAATTTGGGAAGGTTCTAGAATAAAAGAAGGATATATGTCTAAGAACTACACATATGATGGTGCTAGTTCAAATCCATTAATAAATTCTTGCATGAATGATGAAATTGAACTTGTCGATTTCTATAATTATGTTCCCGTAAAATTACTTGTTATGTTGAATAACGAGAGGCATATCTTTGGAAGATCTTTGATTTGGAAAACTGATAGAGGTCTTTTTATGGATAGAGTTTATTGTGCTTTTGACTCGGACTATTATAAGTTTATTGACTATGCTAAAAAGAATAATATAATTTATAAGGCTGAAAATAAAAGTGGATGTCAGACAAAATATGTAAAGGGTGATGTTACTTCTTGGTTTCCGATGATTGTTAGTTTAAAATTTGAGGTTGAGACTTATAATCAAGAAGATTTCACAGAAGATCCTAAGGACTTTCCATATATGGATACTTTTATTTATGGCCAGAAAAATAGATTAAGTAATTATGAACCACTTGATGATAGTTATTATGTCTTGACAGATACTGATGGTGGCTTTTTGGAAGTTACTCCTGTTTATGATATAAATGGTCAAAGAATTGAGACTGATCAAATTGAAAATTATGAATGGTCAAATACTCAAAATGGTTGGATTTATAATAAAGATGTTGTTTACGTATCTTCGGTCCAAGATTATTTATCTCTTGATTACTTAAAAGATCCTGAAAATGGTTTCACTTGGTCATCAAAAACAGGATGGATTAAAAATGGAAAATAATATATAACTAATGAAAGTTTTAAATTTTGAAAAGTATCAATTGGCTGAAGATTTATCTAATTTTATAGCAAATCCAACTATTAATGAATCTGATAATAAAGATTCACAAATTAATGGTATTTTAAAGAAGTTATCTCAAGATTTAAAATTTAACTACGGATTAGTTTTCACTTTCGGTGTTGGTGTTAGAGTAATGTATCCAATTGTTGAGGGATTAATAACAAATGGTAGTTTAAAGGTGGAACCCACTATGGAGAATATTGTATTAGTTAGTATCGCTGCATTAACAATTACATACTTGGAAGAGTCAAAGAATAAAGCAGGTGATGCTGAAGTACCTTGTAATTGTAAAAATAAATCTAAGGATTGTGAAAAATGTAGTGGTACCGGTATGATTAAAAGTATTGTCACTAAACAAGATGCTAGAACAATTCTTGAAGAACTTAAATTAAGAGGAATTGGTAATGGAATTGTTAGGAAAATGGTTGAATGTTTTAAATTTTTAGGTTCAGTATTGAAGGCATTGTTCAAAAATACACCATATGTTGTAAATGGACTTATAGATATGTTAGCATATACATCAGTTTTAATACCTGCGATGAATGGAATCAGTGCAATAGTTGGTAAGTATGATCTTAACATTGATACTTTAATTGGTAACTCGGCGGCAATTGCCTTGGGTATTTCTACATTTTTAACAAAATATGGATTTGATTGGTTAGTTAAGAAATTCAAAAATAAATTTGGATTTGATACTAAAAATCTTGATGTTCCTACAGTTATTAAACCTTATGATATTGGTGACGCTGAGAGTGATAACTTAGGTGATAACAAATTAATTAAAGAACAGTGATAAGAAAATATTCAAATTTTAGATACTTTTTTTTATTGGAATCACTTTTAAAAGTGGATCCTGAATTTCTTAATTTATTGAAAGATACTTCCTCAAAAGATCCAATCGCTAAAATGTTATTAGGATTAATTGATCAGGATATCACTACAAATGTTAATTACTTAAAACCATCTGATAAGAATGATGATGTTAAATTTGTTAATGATACACAAGTAAAAAGATTTTTAGATGCTGGTCAAGATCCTTTTGATAGAGCTACAAATAGTGCTAAAATTGGTAGAACAGTTAGACAAATATTAACCGCTAATAAAATAAGTTTCACAGACCAGCAAATTGAAAAGTTTGTAAACACTTATAAAAATTCTTGGGATAGAAAATATAAAAAAACAGGTGAAGGTCTTCACTTAATATCAGGTGAGGAAATTAGACATTGGTATCTTGAAAGTACATATGTTCCAGGTGGTGGGACTCTCAATAACTCTTGTATGAGATATCAAGAAACTCAGGAATTTTTAAATATTTATACTGAGAATCCAGATACTTGTCAATTACTAATTCTCGTTGATGATAAGAATAGATTATTAGGTAGAGCACTACTTTGGAAGTTAATAGATGGTACTGGTAAGTCACCTTACTTTTTGGACAGAATCTATACAAGATTTGATAGTGACGCTGAAAAATTTGCTGATTGGTTTAGAGATTTTATAAAGGCAAAAGATGACAATTTTAGCGCACATTTTCTTGGTAGAACACACGGCTGTAGAGTTCAATTGAAAAAATGGAAATTTAAACTTTATCCATATATGGATACCTTTGCTATATTAGACTACAATGACGGTATTTTACTTACATATGATGGTGAGGATAGAAAAAGGATTCAATATCATATTCAAAATACTGGTGGTTATCCAAATGTACCAGGTCATAATTGGTCAGAAAAACATCAAATGTGGATTCTTTCTAGTGAGGCTATTTGGATTGGTGATTTAGATGATTATGTCCTAAAATCAGATTGTGTTAAGAATTATAAAGATGAATTTATTTATAAAGAATTTGCGGTTTATTCTGAATTCTACAAATCCTATATTAATAAGATTACTGCTGTTGAAGAAGAAGGATTTGGATTAGTTGATAGTGATGATGTTTGCTATGTTTATGATAGTATTGAGAATGGAAAACCCGCTAAAAAGAAAAAGTATTTGTACTCACTTTTAGGAGATTCTGAGTATGGGAAAGTAGAAAGTGGATGGATTGATTATTGGATAAATAAAAAATATTTAACTTATGACTGCTATTCAAATGAGTTTTTAATTTTAAAAGATGATATGTTTGAAGAGTATGAGAAATTATATCCTATTAAAAAGCAAGATTTTGATAAAATTGATGAAGAAAGTAAATGGTTTAAGGGTGTTGATCTATACTATGACTCATTTGGTATAAGTGATCTTTATACTAGAACACCATTAGTTCTGCATTTCTATGACTCTACTAAAGAAGAAAGAAGATATCTTTTACCAGAATCATTTATGAATGCCTTTGAATTTAAAAAAGTGGATAATTTTTTGGTGATAAGAAAATCTACCTTTTTAACAGGATTTAAGCAAATGTGTTATGACTACACTTTAGATTTTTTAAAGAAGATAGGAGTGAGTAGTCCGGAAATGTTAGATAAGTTAAAAGATATCAATGATGAGTTAACTAGTAGGTCTAGTGATTATCGAACTTTAAATAAAAATTATATGGAAATGAAAAAGTGTGGCAGTTACAAGGAGCTTTTTAACTCTAAGATTGCTGAACTATTTAATAGAAATAAAATTTTAGAAAATTTAGGAAGTGAAGAATCTATAAATAAATTTATTACATTTTTAAAAGAAAATCGACACAGTTTTTCATTTTACACTAACTATGAGGGGTCTGATTCGCGAGTACGAGATGAACTAATTGAGGTCAATTATATAGATGAGGATATTAGTCAAAAAATTTCTAAGTTCATTGAAACATTTAAAAAACAAATAATTTTCTCTGCATATTGGTATGTACTTATAAATGATATGGATTATGTTCAAGAATTATTGAGTAGATATTGTGAACAGAATAAATTGCAACAATCTCCTACGTTAGTTAAGTATTATGTTAGGTATGATGATGTTGGTGCAAATTTCGCGGAAAGTGTCGCTTCTGCTAGAAGTGATTTTGGTGATATGTATGATTACAGAAAGATTTGTACTGAACAAAATATAAGCAGGAATACTTGGACTAAAAATAGCGAAGATGTTTATAATGATTTTCTATCGAGGTTAAAATAAGAAAAAAGTAGCAAACAATAAAATATATTTTCACTATAAAATCAAAATATATTAAACTGTATGACCTCGTCATTAGAAAAAGTTTTTTTTAACTACATATTAAAGAATAAGAAGTATTTTGAAATTATAAGACCGTATTTTTTTAGGAATTCTGAAATTCAATTTGTATTCGGTATAATCCGTGAATACATGACTAAAAATTCAGATGCTCAAATACCAACACCGAGACAAATTCTCGATATGGTTACTCTCGAAGATAAAGAAGGAATAATAACAAAAGAAATTTTAAAGTCTCTATTAACAGATAATCTAAAAGATTATGATGAAAAGAATTTCATTGAACCTAAGTTTAACGCCTGGATTCTATCAAATAGAATTAAAGCAGGTACTGTAGATATTATCGATGAAACAAGAAATTTTGATAATATATCTGATTTTGAATCTGCTATAGAAAGAGCAAATAAAATAAGAGCAATCGTTGATGAGATGTCATCAACAAATTTTGTTGATGATGATGATTTAGGATCTGATTTTGATGAACCTGAACTTCACGTACAAGATAGTTCAAGGTTTAAAGTTAAGTCCGGGTTCGAAACTATTGATCATATTTTAGGTGGTGGATGGGATATTGGTACACTAAATTGTGTAATGGCTGAGACTAATAATGGTAAATCACTATGGATGCAAAACTTTGCAGTAAAAACTGCTGATGCTGGTGCTAATGTCTTATACATCACTCTTGAAATGAGTGAGAGAAAAGTTCTTAAAAGATTGGGTTCAATGCGTTTAAGAATTCCAATTAATGATTATGATACAGTCAGTAAAGATACTGAATTAATAAGAAAAAAGATTAAGTCTCTCGGTTCGATGAAAGAAGGTGGTGATTTATTTTCTAATAAAGTTGGTAAAATTTATACAAAGTTCTGGGCCGCTGGAACTGCTACTATAAATGAATTTGATAATTATGTTCAAAAAATTAATCAAAAAAAGGGAATTAAATTTGACATGATTATTGTTGATTATATCACACTTGTTGCACCGGTTAAAGGTGCTGGTGATAATCTCTATACAAAAGGTAAACACTTGGCTGAGGGTCTAAGAGCTTTAGGTGCTAAATATAAATGTCCAATTATTACGGGAGTACAGGTGGCAAAGGATGCATGGAATGCATCTGATATAACTTTAGAAAGTGTGCCAGAATCTAAAGCAATTGCTGAAACTGCGGACACTTTTTTTGCTATAATAAGAACTGAGGAAATGAAACGATTAAATCTCTACAGATTTAAGTTATTAAAGCAAAGAGATGGAGACTTTCTAAAGAGTCAAATAAAACTGACTCTCAACCCTACATACTTGACATTGGAAAATGATCAATTTGTAGATTCTTAAAAAATAATTATAAAGATGCCAAAGAAGAAAAAATATGAAGAAGAAGAAGATTTTGAAAACTTTGATGAGTTGGAAAATGAATCTAGCTTTGATGAAGTTGTAGATGATGATAAGTCTGATGATCTTGATAGCTCAGAAGTAGAGGACATTTTAGGTGATGATGACGGTGACTTAGATATAGTAATTGAGATATCTGAAGATCCTATTGATGAAGAAGCACCTAAAGATGAAGATGTTGTTTTATCAAAGCACAAGGTACAAGGCAAGCACTCCTTAAAGTATGACTCTATTTTTAAGGGTAAAAAAGAGGAAAAGCCAGATGAAGATGGTGGAGATCAAACAGCTATGTATTTCAATGAAAAATTTGAAGTAGATAAGTCATCATTTTTCTATGTTGAGTCTTATGATAACGAGTATTATATTAGACAAAAAAATGTTAAAGAGAAGGTTTATAATGTTCTTCTTCAACATACTAATATAAATTTTCTTAATAATAGAAGAAAACCATCAAAATCGGATTTTAATCACTACTATTATTTACTCAAGGCGAATTTAGACCAAGATGGTTTTACTAATATTGAATTATTTAATGAATTATCTGTTTATTTTTCTGATAACCTATTCAACATGTTTAAGCTATTGGATAATAAGTGGAGAAATTTAATAATTATTGAATTACAAGATCACATAGGCAAAAATACAAATGCTAAAGATATAACTAATAGAAATATTTATGTTGGTACCGAGTTAGAGTTTTTACAATTAGACGCACTTGGAAACCAGAAGACATTTACTGGCGTTGTACTTGAAGCATACTATTCCGAATCTGTTTTTAAAATAGATTCTTATGAGAATGTGTATGAAGTTCATATATCTTCAATAACAAGAATATTAAATAATTCAAAATTTAAGTATAATTTAAATAAATTAAATAATATTGATTTTTTATAATTTTCCAAAAAAGGTATTTTAATATGAAAAGTCATAACAATATATAAATTTCTAAAAAATAAAAACATACTAATATGCAAGAAATGATATCGAAAGATGTTAAAAGATCCACTCGTAGCAATGAGTTGAGTGTCAAGAAGAGAAATGGTCAAACTGAAGTTTTTGAAGCTGAAAAAATTAATAAAGTATTAATTTGGGCAACATCAGGAATAAGTGGTGTTTCCGCATCTGATGTGGCGATGAATTCACATCTACAATTCTATCCAGGAATAAAGACATCTGAAATACACAAAGTCTTGATTCAATCAGCAGTTGATTTGATTTCAGACAAAAATCCAAACTATCAATATGTTGCTTCAAATCTATTGAATTACTTACTTCGTAAAGAAGTTTTTGAAACAAAGAAGGAACTACCTTCTCTATTTGAATGTATTAATAGAAATATTAAAGTGGATTTATATGACTCTTTGATACTTGATAAGTACACTCAAGAAGAAATTGCTAAGTGTGATTCGTATATCAAACATGAAAGAGATTATGATTTGACATATGCTGGTCTTCAACAATTGATTGATAAATATCTTGTTAAAGATAGAAGCACCGGTAAATCTTATGAGACTCCACAGTTTTGTTTTATGATGATTGCTATGACTGTTTTTGCAGATTATGATAAATCTACAAGAATGGATTTTGTAAAAGAATTATATGATATGATTTCTGAACATAAGATTTCTTTACCAACACCAATTATGGCTGGTATTAGAACACCAAATCGTCAGTTTTCAAGTTGTACACTAATCGAAGTTGGTGATTCATTAGATTCTATATTTCATGGTAATGTTGCAATTGGTCAGTATGTTGCTAAAAGAGCTGGTATTGGAATTAATGCTGGTCAAATTAGAGCACTTGGCTCAAAGGTTCGTAATGGTGAAGTAGTACACACTGGGGTTATTCCATTTTTTAAGATGTTTCAATCAACTTTACACTCTTGTTCCCAAGGTGGTATTCGCAAAGGGTCGGCAACTCTTTATTTTCCTTGGTGGCATAAAGAAATCGAGGATGTTCTTGTATTGAAAAACAATAAAGGCACTGACGATAATCGTGTAAGACACATGGACTATGGAATTCAATTTGAGAAAACTTTTTACAGTCGATTTATTTCAAATGGTGATATTGCACTTTTTTCACCTTCTGATGTTCCTGGACTTTATGATGTATTTGGTCTCCCAGAATTTGAAGAGCTATATTTAAAATATGAGGCAGATAAAAAAATCCCTAAGACGATTATTAAAGCGAGAGATTTAATGAACTCTTTTGCACAAGAAAGAATCGGAACTGGTCGTATGTATGTTATGAACATAGATAACGCTAATACTAATTCACCTTTTATTGAAAGATTGAAAATGTCTAACTTGTGTGTTGAAATTGTTTTACCAACAGCACCAGTTGAAAATATCTATGATATCGATAATAAGAAAGAAACCGAACAATACTCAGATGCTGAGATTGCACTCTGTACATTAGCTGCCTTTAACTTGGGTAATATTAAATCCTGGGCAGAACTTCATAGAGTTGCTGAGTATATTGTTAGAATTCTTGAATATGTAATCGAGAATCAAGATTATCCAATTAATGCGGCTAAGAAAATGTTAAAGCGTCGATCAGTTGGAGTCGGTGTAACAAACTTTGCATATTGGTTAGCGAAACAAGGAGTTAAATATTCTGATAAAGAAGCACTTTTCTATGTTGATGAGTTGTTTGAAAACATTCAGTATTCGTTATTGAAAGCTTCAAATAAATTGGCACAAGAACTTGGAAAATGTGAGTGGTATGATAAGACTACATATTCTCAAGGTGTTTTACCAATTGATCGTTATAATAAAAATGTTGATGAGTTAGTTAAGAGAGATTACTCTTGTGATTGGGACACATTAAGAAAGGACATTGAAGAATTTGGTTTAAGAAATTCTGTATTAACAGCTATTATGCCAGCAGAATCTTCAGCAGTTGTTCAAAATGCTACTAATGGAATTGAACCAATTCGTTCACTTGTTATCACTAAGAAGTCTAAATCTGGACTTGTTAAACAAGTAGCACCTGAATGTATTAAGTTGAAGAATAAGTATGAGATGGCATTTGAAATGCCGGATAATCGTGGATATACTAATATCTGTGCTATTATTCAAAAGTGGATCGATCAATCTATATCAGCTAATCATTACTATCAATATTCATCAGATGGTATTTCAATCGGTGGTGTTATTAAAGATGTGTTATACGCTTATAAGTACGGATTGAAAACATTGTATTACGCTAATACAGATGATAAAAAGACAGACGATCTTTCTCAAATGGGTATGGATGGTTGTGAATCAGGAGCTTGTTCGATATGATAAACTGGATTAAAAACTTATTTAAAAGGAAAGAGGAACCAATTGATCCTCTTTCTCCAAACAATTGGTCAGTTAGTAGAACTAATGGTAGAGTTATTTATAAAATACCAGTTGGTGACCTGAATCCGAAATATGCTCAAAAAACATTAAAAGAATTAATGAATAAATATAACGCCCAGATGCCGATTTCAACCAATTACTGGTTTCCAAGTCCTGATATGACTAAAGCTGAAAAGATTGAAAGAATTTTGAATAAAATTCAACCTAAAGAGGAAAATTAATATAATAAAGACAATAAAATTAAAAATATGAAATCAATAATTAACTTAAATACAGATTTAGATTTTACAAAAGCACCATTATTCTTTGGTGGCGATCTATCTTTACAAAGATATGATAAATTCAGATATGAGAAGATTTTCAATATGTTCAAGCAACATATCTCTTATTTCTGGAGGCCTGAAGAAATTAACTTATCAAAAGATAAAGCAGATTTTCAGTCATTAACTGAACATGAGAAGTTTATCTTTACTAAAAATTTAGGATATCAAATTCTATTGGACTCTGTTCAAAGTCGTGGTATTTCTAATCTTTTAGAAGATTGCTCTAACCAAGAAGTAGAATTGTTTGCAAAGACTTGGGAATTCTTTGAGACTATTCACTCTTACTCTTATACTTATATTATTAAGAATATCTACTCAAATCCAAGTGAAGTATTTGATAATATTTTAAAAGATGAAGAGATTGTAAAAAGAACGACTTCTGTTACACATTACTATGATGAGTTGATTAATTCTATTCCAGATGAATCAGAACACGATAAGAAGAAGAAATTATATTTAACCCTTGTGTCTATTAATATTCTTGAAGGTATTAGATTTTATGTTTCTTTTGCTTGTTCATACTGTTTTGCACAGAACAAGAAGATGGAAGGTAACGCTAAGATTATCTCATTAATTAATCGTGATGAAAACTTACACATGGGATTCACTTCTTTCTTATTGAAGACTTTAAAAGAAGAGTGGTCAGAAGGGTTCCAACAAATCGCAACTGAGTGTGAACCTCTTGTTATTAAAATGTATGAGGATGCTGCTAAAGAAGAATTAGAGTGGGCTGAGTATTTATTTAAAGATGGTTCAATGATTGGATTGAATGCTGAGATTTTAACTCAATATATGAAGTGGTTAACAAATAATCGTATGAAGATTATTGGTTTAGAGCCTCTTTTTGATAAAGTTCAAAATCCAATTTCTTGGATTAATAACTGGACATCAGGTTCTACATCTGTTCAAAATGCTCCACAGGAAACAGAAATTGAAACTTATGTAGTTGGTGCTTATAAGCAAGACATTGATGATGAAAGTTATGATGAATTTAGTTTTTAATGAATAAGCAAGAATTAATTAAATATTACAACTATCTCAATACTAATAAAACAGAACTTTTCAATTCTTTTCATAAATTAAAAAATGATAGAGAATTGAAATTTTCTGTTTTATTAGAGTCCTTTTACTGTGGTAAAATTGGTGATCTTTCAGATGAATACCTTAATTTGGTCTCAAATATTGAGGATGTTGAGTGTCAGATCAATAGTAAGATAGAAAAAATTGATTTAAACTCAGATGATTTTAATCTTCTTAAAGAACAGCTGGAAGATTATGGTGAGTTACTTGATGAATCTATCGCTTACTGTGAGTATTTAAAATCTGAAGTCGAAAAAATAATAAATACATAATGGAAAAAAAGTTATTACCTTATTTAGTAGTCATTTCCGCTCTTTCAGTATCTTTATCAGCGGCATTCTACTCTGTTACTGGTCTTGGTAAAATGTTTTCAGGTGCCAGTATGCAGGTTATGATTATGATGGCATCTTTAGAGATAGCCAAGTTAGTATTGGCCTCTTTACTTTATCAATATTGGAGTAAATTAAATAGAGCATTAAAGACATATTACTTTGTAGCACTTTTCGTGTTGATGTCTATTACATCTGCCGGTATATACGGATATCTTTCATCAGCCTATTCTGATACTTTAAATAAAGTTGAAAATATTGATAAACAAGTTAAAGTTCTTGAAACTAAGAGAGAAATGTTTCAAACTCAGTTAAATGATGCTAGATCTGAAAAAGAACGATTAAATGAAAATATTGCAGAGTTAACAAAAGGCGTATCTAATAACTTTGTGCAGTCTAAGGATAGAAATGGTAATATTATTACTACTACTTCGGCCGCTAATAGAAAAGTGTATGAAGAACAATTAAAATCATCTCAGAAAAGACGAGATGATATTCTTCTGGTAGAAACAGCATTAAATGATTCCATAACTAAAATCGATTTGAAAAAATTAGATTTGGAAACAAATACTGATATAGCCGGTGAGATAGGTCCTTTGAAGTATATTGCTAAGTTAACTGGTAAATCAATGGATGAAGTTATAAACTGGTTTATAATTGCCTTGATGTTAGTATTCGATCCTTTAGCTGTTTCACTTGTTGTTGGTGCCAATGTTATTTTTAGAGATAAGAATAAAGAAAAAGAGAAATTAAAACTAAGTGAAGAGATTGATCAAAAGGTTATAGAGTTTGAGAAGAGAAAGGAAGAAATAAAAGAACTAGAAAGTGATTTTGAGTCAAAGTTATCAGATTTATCTAAGAGGGAAGAGGATATTAATGAGTTGGAAAAAGTTAGATTGGTAGAATATCAGAGTAAGTTTGATTCTTTAAAGTCTGAATTTGATAATAAAAATCAACAATTAGACGATAGAAGTATTGAATTAGATGAATTGGAAAAACAAATGAGCTCTAATTATGAGAACATTTTTAAAGATTTAAAATTAAAACAAGATTCATTTGATTCTTATGTTAAAGAAGAAAAGGATAAAATTAAATCTTTAAATAAATCCATATCTGAAAAAGAATCGGAATTAAAAGAGTTAGAAAAATCTATAGACGATAGAGTAAACAAAGAGATTGAAAATGCAAAATTAAAAATGCAAGAAAAGATTAAGGAGATTAATCTTGAAAAGCAAAAAGTTACCGAGATGAAAAAACAGATCTCAAAAGATAAAAAAGAATTTGAGGTTGAAAAGGCTAAATTAGAAAAAATGAAAAGTGATGTCAATGAGTCTATTCAGGAACTAATATCATTAGATCAAGAGATAAAATCTTGGGAAGATGCACATTGGCAAATGAAGAGAACCAAGGGGTATAATGGACCACCACCTCCGCCACCTTCTGCTATTGTGTAAAAAATCCACACTTAAAAAAATTCAAATTTTTGACATCATATATAATAACATCTGAATAATTAAAAATTTTAAAAAATTTTAAACATCAATTTAAACTTTTTAATTTTTAGTTATAAAAGATAAACAATCAAAAATAATCCAGTAGTGATTTTGAGGGTTACTTCGTATGGTTAATGAAAAAAACACTCTTGAAAAGTTATCTCTGGTCAATTATATATTGAATGTTAATAGCAAACATAGCGATAGGTTGAGTTACTTCGAAATACAATTCAATTTAACACAGATCGACTGAGAGCTAATCCAAGCAATCAGGTTTATAGTGAAACAATAAGATATAGACAAAAAAGGATAGAATAGTTCACTTAATGGACTCAAGAATTTACTACTTCTTGTAACTAAAGGGTAGGATAAGATGTAAATCCTAAAGAACATCGGTCCCAGACCTCGAGATGAGGTCCGGACGACACCTCAGTCTAGATTTCCTTGTTTGCGACATTTATATATCAATGACCAGATTTACCAAAAGTAAATCTGGTCTTTTTTTTGAACAAAATTAAAATTAATATATGGCAAAGTTTAACACAACAGTACCAAAACAAAAAACACTAACTACTAATTTAGCTGGTGGACAGGCTTATCAACAATCAAGTGAGTTGGAATTGGTTTCAATCCTTTTAACTTCATTTGTTAGTGACCAATTTTATCGTCAATCTGGTGATACTTTAGAAAGAGTTAAAACTCTTTTAGATAAAGTTAATCCTAAATTTGCGGCTAAGACTGCAATTTTTGCTCGTGATAAGTTTGGAATGAGAAGTATTACACACGCTTTAGCTGGTGAGCTAACCTCAAAACTTGGTGGTCATGAGTGGTCAAAGGACTTCTATGATAAAGTTGTTGTTCGTGTTGATGATATGACTGAAATTATGTCTTACTATCTTGAGAATAAAACAGATAAGTCTAAACCAAAGTTTCCAAATGCTTTGAAGAAAGGATTTGCATCAGCTTTTGATAAATTTGATAACTATCAAATTGCTAAGTATAAGAATGAAAATAAAGAAGTAAAACTTGTTGATATTGTGAATTTGGTTCACCCAGTTCCTACTACTTCAAATAAGGATGCTCTTTCAAAACTTGTTGCTGGTAATCTGAAGTCTACAGATACTTGGGAATCTAAACTTTCTAAGGCTGGTCAAGAAGCATCTAATGATGAAGAATTGACACAATTGAAGTCTGATGCTTGGGGAGAACTTCTTACTACAAGAAAAATTGGATACTTTGCACTTCTTAGAAACCTAAGAAATATTATTAATCAAGCTCCACAATTTGTTGGACTTGCTTGTGACCTATTGGTTGATGAAAAAATGATTAAGTCAAGTCGTGTTCTTCCATTCAGATTTGCAACTGCTTATGAAGAGATTTCTAAATTAGGATCTTCTTCTGATGTTAGAAAGGTTATGACTGCATTACACCAGGCTTTGGACATTTCATCTGTAAATATTCCTAAGTTCGATGGTGAGACATTAGTAGTACTTGATGTATCAGGATCTATGAGTGGTAAACCATCTGAGATAGCTTCTCTTTTTGGAGCTATGTTGGCTAAGGCTAATAACTGTGATGTTATGACATTTGCTACAAGTGCTAGTTATAAGTCTTATAACCCAATGGACTCAATACTTACTATTAGAAATGGATTCCGCTTCTCTGGTGGTGGTACGAACTTTAAGGATATATTCTTAAAGGCTAATAAGAAATATGACCGTGTTATTATCTTATCAGATATGCAAGGTTGGATGGGTTATACAACACCAGCTTCTGAATTTAATCTTTATAAGAAGAAATTCAACTGTAATCCTTATGTTTACTCTTGGGATTTGGCTGGACTTGGTACAATGCAACTTCCAGAAAGTAATGTATTTGCATTAGCTGGATTTAGTGATAAGGTATTTGATATTATGAAGTGGCTTGAAACAGATAGAAATACACTTTATAAAATGATAAATGATATAGAAATCTAATAAAAAAACCCTCATTTGAGGGTTTTTTTATTTTCCTAATATTTCATTACAATAGCCATCTTCATAAGCAGATATTGCATCTGATAGTTCTTGTTTATTATAACTTAGTCTACCATCACTATAAGTAGCTACTACTATTATTTCATCATCAGTTACGAATCCGATAACTGTAGTATCATCGATATTTTGAGTATCTATTAAGATTTTTGCTTCTACAACTCCATAACCTTCAAGTTTTTTAATAACATCTTCTACTGCCTTTCTAGTCGGATTATCTTTTTTATTAAATTCTTCTTTTGCTAATCTATAATCATCAGTTGATATCTCTTGCGTTACCTGTATCGTTTGTGATATTTCTCTAAAATCTTTAGAATTATTTCCAGCTCCCCAGAATGGTACTTGAGTAATACTATTGAAGTTTATCTGAATATCTTCCGCATTTTTAAATCTGTCAAGACAAATATTAAATTGTGTTATAAAATTTGTTTGATCTTCTAGAAATTTTAAGTAAGATGATGTTGATATTTTGTGTTTTTCAAAGTTATAAGGATTTTTAATATTTTTTAATATTTGAATGTTGTAATATAATTTAATTCCACCTTTTATCTCATTAATAAAATGACATTCGCTTTTAAATTCTGATCCTTCATCTAATAACTCCAAGAAATAGTCTTTAATTACCTCATCCGGTATTTTATGTTTATTCTTAACCTCCTCACATTCCTCACTATCTGAGAAATTTAGAGCTTCAAAAAATTTATGAAATTTCTTAATCATTTAAATTTTCTGTTTTTAATAATCATTTTAGTGTGTGTTGAATGATTTAGTTCAACATTGAAGTCTTTCTTAACTTGTTGCTTTAGGAATGGTAATAGGAAATCTTCTTCATAAACAATCTTATATTCAGATGGTATTTTAGATTTTACCGTTTCTAAAGATACTGGAAGATAGTTCTCATTAACCTCTCTATCCCAGTTATCTGTAAACCTATATTTCATCAAGTAGTGTACAAATGTTCTATAATTATCACTAATAGTTCCCCATTTTTTTTCAAATGAGTCTAAATAAAATTTATCAGATTTGGATCTGACTTTTCTAACATCATCTTTGAATTGACTAATCTCTTGTCTGTCTATTTCTAAAGATGGGATCATATCTCTAATTGTGATATATTTAAAATCACCACCAAAGACCTGTTCGTTCCAAAATTTAGAAATAACATTTGGTCTTGAATATGAGTATACCTCATGAATTACAGAGCTTAAATTTAACAAAGGATTTTTAAATCCAGTTGTTAGTCTAACCGCTTCGTTCCAATTATTAGTGAATAGTCCTTTTTTGCCTAATCTTGACTTGGCTTTGGATAACATTGTGTCATCTAAATCATATCCTACTAATTTAACACCAGGATTTATTTTTGATAACTCTTCTAAAAATGTTCCATCTGCACATCCAAAGTCGACAATTACATCAAAGTTCAACATCTCAGTGAAGAATAATTTATCCCTCATCGAGTAATTCATTCCATCGATGTATGATTGTAAATTTGATATTGGTTTTTCACCAACTAACTCTTCTAAAAATAACTTCCAATTGAGTATATTCATAATATTATATATTATGAAATTATTTCCAAATAGTGCCTAGATCTATTTTAGCAGTTACATCTATTATTTGTGAATCCTTTCTAAGTGAATATTTACCGATGATTGAGAGCCTTTTGATAATTTTTCTAATTTTATTTTTATCGGAATCTTCCATATCGTGATTGAAAATTTGAATTAGATTTTCAATTTCATCAAATGTTAAATATGATTTATGTCCTAAAAAATATAAAAAATCATAAGAGTAGTTATTATAAACTTCAGATCCTGATTTATTAGACATACTAATCAAAAATTGAGTAAGTGAGTTTTCTACACCGATAGATGGTACTGAATATTTATATCCATCAAAATTAAATTCACGACTTTTTTCATCATATTTTTCAATGATATCTTCATCTAATTTACAATAATTAAATGTCGATGATTCAAATTTAATTTGTTCTTCTTTACCAATTGTGTCATTGAAAAAGTTTAATGTGACTGGTTTATTGTTAGTAAACTTAACAATTTCTAAAAACAGATATACAACATCTATGCTTTTAATGTCGTTGTAAGAATATCCATTAGATAATATAACATTTTTTTCAACAATTTTTTTAAGTCTTGTTACTACAATTCCTAAATCTTCTTTATCGTATTTGTGTTCATATTCTATTATATCTTCTAAATCAGCTTTTTTAATATAAACTTCGAAATCACTCTTGTAGAAAAACCCCTGAGATGGTAATTGAAAAGTTTCTATTTTTTTCTGAATATTTAATATTCCTTTTATTATGTTAAATAGGCTCATGTTTTTAATTTTAATTTTCTTCTAGAAATAAATAAATAGTGTCACAAAAATCTTCAATTTTTACCTCATCTGATAAGTTATTTGGGTGAAGCATGTGAATTTTTATTAAATCTTTTTTAATATCGTATTTAATATTTATTATATAATGTTCTCCTCTGTAATTTATATCAAATAAGTAAAAATAGTTTCCTTGATGTTGCCAAACAACATCGATATTGTATTCTTTTAGTCTATTAAACTGGTTATATAGTTCTTTTAACCTATTAGATTCTTCATTTGAAAGTATTGGGAATACTTTTTCCCTAATCATATTAATAAATCTCTCAGCTTCTTTATTAGAATCTAAATCTAAATCTAAATCAAAAGTTAAATCTAAAGAATTTATCTTTTTTTCAATTTCTTTTAACTTGGACATTATATCCCATTTTGTTGGATGTAAGTTCTTTTTAATCCAGTCTTTTATATTTAAATCTGATTTGTGTTTACCTTCTGGTTTGTCTAAGTCTAAATCTTGTATCCATCTACCATTTAGATCTCTTGAACTATTGAAGAAAAAACTTGTTGATATTTTATAATTTAAATTATTTGATACAATCTTATCTCTGTTTAACTTTAAGTTTATTCCAAATTTACTAGAATATTCTCTTAACCAAATTGTTAATGATTTTTTATTATCAAAGTCATCTGTTGTTAAGTCTATTACTGATGTGTATTCATTATCTTTTATTTCATAAATCTCATTTTCTATTGAGTATTCAAATTCATTTATTGATTCCAATATCGAATATTCATCTATATTACAAATTACAAATTCATTTATTGGGAAAAATTGTAAAGCCACGCATTTTATATTCTCATCAAACTCTTGGGATAGTGTCGAGTTTATTCTTGGTGATATATTATCAAATGTTTCTTTATCCATTCTTTGATTAAATGCTACAAGATAGCTTCTAAATTCTAAGTCACTTGACCATTCACTTCTTTCCAAGTCGTGACAAGTTATTTCACAATCACTAATTGTAATTACAGATTTATGTACATGTACATTTACAGACTCATCTATTTCAGATAGAAATGTATCGTTTACTATATCTCTAACAAAGTTAAGTTCGTTATAGTCTTTAAATTCTAATAGAAGCTTCATGTTAGAGTATATATAATTAAAATTAAATTTATAAGTGTTAATTTTAGATGATTGTTTTAATTATTTAAGTAAAATTGAAGATAATTCAATAGACTTAATACTTACAGATCCACCATATGATATTTCAAAGAAGTCTGGATTTAGTTCTGGTAAGCTATCTAAATTTAATCAAATATCAATAGACTTTGGATATTGGGACACTGAAATAGATTTAGATAAATTATTTAGAGAATATTATAGAGTTCTAAGAAAAGGAGGAACATTAGTTTTATTTTATGATATTTGGAAGTCTGCTATGATTAAAGAATTTGCAATTAAATATAAATTTAAACAACCAAGAATAGGACAATGGTTAAAGAATAATCCTGTTCCTGTTAATTCAAAGATAAATTACTTATCAAATTGTTCAGAATATTTTTTCACTTTTGTTAAGGACAAAAATCCCACTTTTAACTCTGAGTATGATAACGGTATTTATAATTTTCCTCTTTGTCATGGTAAAGAAAGGTTGGAACATCCTACTCAAAAACCATTGGGACTTATTAAAAATTTAATAATGAAACATTCAAATACTGGTGACTTGGTATTAGATACTTTTAGTGGAACTGGTACAACAGCTGAGGCCTGTTTAGAAACAGAGAGAAGGTATATTTGTATTGAAAGAGATGAGAATTATTATCAATTATCAAAATTGAGAATAGATTCAATAAAACAAACGAAAATACCAGAAATATAAAAATAAAAAAAAGTTATGTCTTTTATTGTTAAAAACTCACAATTATCTAATGACTCCTTACAAGCATTGAATGAATTAATTGAAAAAGATATTAGTGCTAAACATGCATTTAAAATATTAAGAATTATTAAACATATAAGTTCTATTGTTGAAGATAGAGTTAAGATGGAGAAAAAAATATTTGATAAATGGGTTCAGAGAGATGAGAATGGTAATCCAGTTTTGGCAAAGGATGATAATGGTGAGTTTATTTCCGGTGCTGTGGTGATAACTAATGTTGATGAATTTAGCAAAGAAATGTCTGAGTTATTAAATATTGAAAATGAAGTACCTTTTGATAAAATTGACTTTGAAGAATTAGGACTTGATACTATAAAAATAAAAGATCTTATTAAGATTGACTTCTTATTTAAGGATTCTGAAAACTAATATAAAATCACCTAATCTATTAACACATACGGATTGCCTTTTTAAATAAGCTTCACAAATATCCATCCATCTTTTTTTATCGATTCTATCATTATTATTAAATTGTAAAAATATATCATGGATTTCTGGTTTTTCATTGGTATAAATTCTAACTATATCTCTTATGTCGTTTAGAACACTAAATAGATTTACCTTTTCCTTGTTTTCAGTTTCACGATCTAGAGAAAATGCACAGTGGTGCCATAAAAATTTCTCTATTTTAATTGATAGTTGTTCACCACCCTCGTCAATTAAAAAATAATTTTCATTTATTCTTTTGAAACTCATTTTGACGGTATATTATTTTTAATATATATACTAAAATTCATTCTTTGTAAATGGCAATAGCAACCTTTAGTGAGGGTACCGGTGTAACAGAAGCTATAAGTAAAAATACTATTAGTGATGTTTTATCATTGTTACCAGATAATACAGTCAAGGAAATAACACCAAGAGATGTGAGAGATGCTGTTCTATCTACTTGGGAAAATTCAGTAATTAGATATACTACAGATGGTAGTACTGATTACATTGGTATAGATAGACAAGGCATAAAAGATATTAAATTGTTCTTAGGTAAGAAACAAATGTCTGGAAATAATATAATGTCATCAACTTTACTTGGAAGTGACACTGACATATTCCTCTATAATACTAAATCCGATTCAGCAATCACTCAAGATTTTAAACTCTCTATATTAGCTGGAACATCGTCAGCTATATTTACATCAGCTCCTTACATTAAAGGTACATTTGTATCGGGTGTTCAAGAATACATATCATTAGATATAGTAAATCCGGCAGTTTATGGTACTATCAATATTGAAAGTGGATCTTCAGCGAGTGTTACTATCAATAATTTAATTTTTCCATCACAGGGATATATTGATTATGTGACATTGAATCCAGGTGTTGCATCTGCATCAACAAATACTGACCTATTTTTGGCGGTAAGTCCTGGTAATAATACTGTTGAACTAAAAACATATCAATCCAGTGGTGGTGTTTTAGGTAATGTTTCATTGCCTACAAACATTTATGGTAGTATGGTTTATGTTAATGGTGATCCATTAACTTTTACAAATACCACACCAACTGGAGCAACAGTTGGTGGTATACAGTTCGGATCTACATTTAATAATGTTTCAATTGTTGATATGTTAAGTCAACTATTATATCCATATCTTCCACCTTCTGCAAAGATTTCTATATCAGGTTTGAGTTTTAATGACACTTTTGAAAGAGATCATTCATCTGGATATACTGTTAATTATACATATACACTTACAAAAACTACTGATAATATAGTTTCTACTTCATTGAGACTAATTAGACAGTCAACTGTTATTGCTTCAATATCTGGTGCTGCTCTTTCAGGAACAGGATTGGTTAGTCAAACATATACAGGTGCATATACTATTGATGGAACAACAGTGGCTGGTGGTGGAACATCTATAAGAAACTATTATACTTTTTCTTGTACACCATTTGATGGTACATCATATGGAACTGCCTCTACATTATTTGAGGGTGTTTTTCCATATTTTTACGGATTCTCAACAACAAATACTGATTCTCAAATAACTTTAAATGGTACTGTTCTACCAGCATTGACTAAGAGAGTTGATGCGAAAATTGGATTAACACTATCATTGGCAGGAACGGGCTATTTATACTTTTGTTATCCAGCTATATATGGAACTTTATCAAATATAAAAGATGGAAATGATTATATAGAATATACAGATGGATTAAGTGGTGCTTGGACATACTCTAATACTAATTTGAATAGTCCTTCTGGCAAATGGTCTGCCGTTCCTTACTATATCTATCGAAAGTATTTGGCATCTACTATACCACCTTCACAAAATTATAAATTTAATTTCTAAATATGGCTATTAATATACAAGAACAATTTAATGTTAATATAGGTCTTCCAATCGACTCAAGAATAGTTGCCAGTGGTTCAACTGCTAGAAATGCTATAACTTATAAATATGATGGATTAGTTGTCTATGATACTAGTGATAGGAAGACATATGTGTGGAATGCTAATAATAGTAGTTGGACTTTAACAGATATAAGTGGTGCTGGTACTACTAATGCTCTACCTAAATGGTCCTCCTCTACTGGGTTGACATCTTCTGGTGTTTACATGATTGCATCCTCTGGCGTTAATGGAAGGGTAGGTATAAATACAGCTACGCCAAATGAAGTTTTACAAATAAATTCTATAAGTGGTGGATCACAACCATTTGTTATCCACAAAGGAAGTTTTAATAACATTATTGGTAGCAACTGGTATAATACTGGTTCAGACGCCTTTTTTTCAGGAACTGATGGATCAGCTATAGTTAAATTTAGACCAAATGGTGAAATTGTTATCCACAACAGAGCCAATTCTAATTTTGTACCTTTAAACTCAGCAGACTCATTTAACTCTTTTACAAGTTTATCCATAGGTCCAGATCGTATAGGTTTACATAGAAATACATATTTTAGTAATAATGGATTAACTATAACATCTGCTGCATACATAAGAGCATTAAATAATTTCTCTACAAAAACTACACCTGACTACACCTGGTGGAATGATGACATGACTGGTATTTACCACCCATCAGATAATAAAATTGGATTCTCAGTGGAAGGTGAGCAAAAGGCTTTAATAACAATTAACGGGTTGGCAATAACTGCAACTGATAATGTAACATCACCATCTTCAAGAATACATGTTGATAGTGGAAATTCTGTTGGTAGTAATATACAATTCACTGCTGGAACACTAACTGGAGTTGGTTCATCACAGGGTGTATTATTTGGAATTGGTTCAAATGGTGCAGCTGTTTTTCAATCTAGGTTTAATAATAGTCCATACCTTTTTGTATTTACTAGTGGTAATAGTCATCACGCTATAAGAAGAAATAAGTTTGTAACATATTCTGGAAGTAATGGTGAGAATTCAGCATCTGTTTTTGCCGCAAGCGGTGGATCAGGATCTAGAAGTGAGAGAATTAGTTGGGAATGGGTAGCTGGAAGTTTAGGTGGATCTACCACAACCACAACAATTTATAATTTGGATATACCAAATGATTCAGTTGTTTCAATTGAGGCCACATTTAACACATCAATTGATCCCAATTCTGGATCTAATCAGTATAAAACTCAGAAAGTAATTGCCTTGTTAAGATGTGACTCATCTGGTAATGTTATTAATATATCAAGTTCTACATCATTTACTTTAAATAGTAGTTCATCTACAGGTATAGGATCTGTTGCTGTACAAGCATCTGCGTCACAAAACCTTATCGAGTTTAGACAAACCCACGGATCGGGTATTTCATCTTCATATACCGTGTGGTCTATTTTAGATATAGTTGCAGTATTTAATGTGAATGTTGGTAGTTAATCATTAACGGATTCAAACCACCAATTGAAGTAAATAAAATTATCACCTGTTAGTGTGTATTGGTCATTATCATATTCAAATATTATCTTATCATTATAAGATTTTAATACTTCAATGATTGAGTTTTTTGGTAAAATAACAAGTTTTCCTGTTTTGTTTGAGTAGCAATTTACTTCTTCTTTTAATAGTTTAAACTTACCAAATTGTGGTTTTAACCAATTTAATATTTGCTTAATGATTAATCCTTTGGTCTTTATGATCCACTCTTTTGTTTGAAGTAATGTATGATCTCTAAATACTTCAGATTTTACTTCAGGTGAGTTTAATATATCTTTTACCACACCCCAGTATTCATCTTCCTCTTCAGCTTTTAATTTGAAAGATATATACACATCGTATTTTAAGGATGTTGATTTTACAATTTTAATAATTTTTAAAGATGATAGTTCTTGTTCTTCTAATCCTAATTTAGATTTTATTGATTGGTAAGTTCCTGAGTTTTGTAGTGATTTAGATAATACTCCTAATTTTGATATTGCATTTCTAACGATATCATCATGTTTATCAAACGCATTAATTGATAATTGTGGATCATCAACATGTATTGATGCCTGTACTGAATCGGGATTTAATCTTTGAAGGTTAAATTCAGTAAATTCAAGTATTAGATGTTTTGGTCTTTTCATACTGAATATATATATTAAAATATAAAATTACTTATGAGAATAAGAAAGTTTAATGAGAATGAAATTCAGAATTTATCTAATGAGAGATGTGATGAAATAATTAATAATTTAACAGAATTAGCATCTAACATCAATCAAAAGAATGAAATGATTGATTCTCTTATTAATGAGTTAAATAATTTTATTAATAATTCTGATTCCAAAGTAGATCAAATTGATGACTCTGTTTCTAATTTACAACAAATACGCGGTTATTTTTCTGACTCAATTGATAAAATTGATAATGTTGTAAATTCTATAAAGGATTACAACAAATCAGGTAGAAAATACATATACTAATTAATGAGTGATTTAATTGGTAAAAAAGGTGAAAATTTAGAACCGGGTTATGTATGGGCGCCTTATATAATGGTAACTGATATAGTTTCAAGTCCAGGTTTTCCAAGTGCTACAATGAGATCTCGATATAAAAATCCTAAAATAGAAAAGATAAAAAAAATCCTCGAAAAAATCGAGGATTCTAATTTTACTTCAAGTTAGTTAACTTGTATATCGTTTTATAGAAAAGAGCGATTATCTCATCAATTACGTTGTGTAGATGTGTATCTTCTTCTTTGATTGACTTTCTTTCTGCTCTGATAAAATCAACTGTTTGTTTAATATATTCAAGTGATTTCATTTGACCTGTTGCTGATGTATCAATTGTTTCATATCCTTCAACAATTCCGTATTGACCTTGGTAAGTCTCAATTAAGTCATCTGTAAATTCTAAAATTTCATCATAGAATGTATTTAACGCATCGTGTTCCCATCCTGAACCCATTTCAGACTTTACTTGTAGATGAAAAATGTGAGCCATTTGTCTAGCTTCAAATAACTTTGAGAAGAATTTAACAGGAGTAGACTCACCACTTTGCTGTGGCTCTGGTTGTTCCTGTTTAGTAGTTTCTTCAGGTTTTGTATCTGTATTTTGTGGCAAAGTTAATTCTTGCTCATTTATTCTTTTTGTTTTCTTTTGAAAATCTGAAAATCTTTTCATAGTAGATTTTTATTTTTTTATATATTAAGATTCTAACTCAGTATTATTACCTTTTTCTTCAATATTAAGTATTGTGTAGTCAGACTGATCTTCAATCGAACCTAATATAGAGTCACTTAGATAACCAGCTTCTCCCTCATTTTCTGCTTTGATTAAGAGTTTTAATTCTACTGAAACCTCGTAGAATCTTTCGTTGTTTTGATTTTCTAATATTTTAGTAAATTTTTTCATAAGCTTGCTTTTATACTGTGTGCTTTTCTTTTTATTCTTTGACCAGCAAAGTTTATTCTTTTTTGCCAATATTTGAAGAATTCTAAACAATCCATTTTTCTTAATGTTGAAAAACTTATAAGTGGCTTTGTATTGTGTACTTTACACTCTTTTTCATAAGTTCTTATCCACATTTCTTTTATTCTCTCAGCTACTAATTTTTCAGATCCTTTATAAGGTTCATGCTCTGAAATAACCTGTAATAACTTATCATAGAATGTTTGATAGTTGAAATTCTCCATATCATCAGCTATTTGGTAGATTTTAAATTTTTTAAGGTCTGTATCAGGATGTTCAGTTATGAAATAGTATATTTCCTGAACATTGGCTCTTATCTCATGATATTCAGAAATATAAAGGTAATAGTTAAATTTATTCCAAAATTTCCATATTTTTTTAGGAAAATTCCAAATGTTATTTCCAGTGAAAGATAGTGATGGATTAAAACTTCTATTCTCTGGTCTCATTATATCTGTATACTTAATTACTCTTAGGTAATGCTCATAGCAGTGATTTAACTCGTGATAGAATGTAGAAGCCACATCATCTACTAGGACATTAACGTCTTCTTTTTTATTAATATCAAATGATGGCTTTACATCTATTGTTATTCCTAAACTTACAACAATACTATGTTCTGTTATTTGTTTTATAGGTTCTACTATCTTTGAATATCCTGACCAGTTTTTATTTCCAAAATATGATGCAACTCCACCTGTTGCTAATTTTTTTGTAAATTCTGGATATTTTTTATCCCATTCTTTTTGAGTTAGTTTTTTATAATCTATATCTAATTCAAATTTAGTAACGGGAAATTTTGAATATAATTCTACATCTTTAATATATGGTCTTAGAATTATGTAGTTAATATCTTCTTTAATTTTTAAAGACTTATCTTCCGAATTTAAAAATTCTTTAAAAATACCCAGCGATCTAGATTCAAGAATACTTACAAAAAGTAAAGATGCCTCAGAAACACCGAGTTTTTCATTGACAAAATCATAAAAAGAAAAAATCCCCATAATGTATATATTATTATAGGGATTTCTTTTTTATCATGGAGTAAAATTATATTAACTCTTGTAGTTTAGATTCTCTTAAATCTTGTTGATCAACTTCAACTTGAACCATTTCGTAGAAGTTTATATCTACCATACTAGCATATTTTTTAGATTCTTCATCACTTGCCATTTGGTGTAGTCTGTATTCATCTGGCTGTGACCATCGATCTTTAGACTCAATTTTACCATATTTTTCATTTAGAGAGTTGCAAAAATTTAGTAATTCATCCGGATCATCACAAATATCTTCAATATCGTAAGAATACTCAGAGATATTAGTATTTTTAAATTCACTAATATTCATCTTTTCAACCTCTTCTCTTGCTCCTTCTTGTGTGAAGAAAATCTTATGTGGATGTCCACCACCACTTTCCGCTTGTGAATACACTTCATCATTGTACTCAAATCCCTTTTGTAAAACTACATACGCTATCATATTATACTGTTTTTAAATTGTTTACCCATTTATTTATCTGTGAATCAGCCATTTTGATTATCTCATCTTTACTATAACCTTGAGTTGATAAAATATCCATTGACATTATTAAACAGTCAACTGATTCAAGTAAAATATTTTCTTTTATTTGTTCTTTTGTTAGATTGGAATTTTTAAATCCAATCATTTTTAAGGTTTCTGCTGAAAGTTCACCAACTTCTTCTTGTAATTTACAAACTCTTTCGATTAAACTATATCCTTCTAATTCAGATACATTTTGTATTAACTCATAAATATAGTCAAAATCCTCTCTATTTTCTTCATTTAAAGAAACTTTTGACATATTATTTTGTTCATAATGTTCCAAAAGTTGTTGAATTATAAGAATTTCATTAGTTTGTTCTTCAGTTAGTTCGACTCCATATAGACTATCTAAATATTCATTAAATTTTTTATAGTCTTCTTTTGTTTTTATTGGCTTTAATTTCATAAATGAAATTTTAAAATTAATATATAAGTAAAATTCAAAGCTTATATATGAAGCATATTAAAATGTTTGAAAGATTTAGAAAAGGTTCTAAAATTTCTAAAAAAAATGAAGAGTTTATAATGGGTGGTGATACCGAAACTGCTCCAGTTATTGCACCGCCTGCTACTCCAACTACAACACCAAGACCTTGGAGACCGGTTCCAACTCAAGTTCCAAAACCTGGCACTGAGGAAAAACCAATGGGTACTTTTCAAGAAGTTATGGATATTTTTATGACAGAATTAGATAAAATTAAAGATACTCCAGAGGGTCAAGAAATTATAAAAAATTTACAAGCTAAATATGGGAATATTTAAAAAATATAATGACTTCCTCAATGAGGCCTCTTTAAAGAACAATATTGGTGTGCCTGGTGAAGGTGGTACTGAAGGATCTTGGTTAGAAAATGTTAACCGTGAACAAAGAGAAAAGGTAAGAGAGTTTGAGAGAACTAATATGGGTTTATTGCAAAATTTTCCTCGTATTATTCAAGACTCACAAAGACTTCAAAGTGGAAGAGAAAGACAACTTTCTGAACTTTGCGAGAAGGCATTCTATCAGTTATTTGGAACCTTATTGGATGATGTTACTCTTGATTTAAAAATAGGTGGTGAGGCTCGTCAAATGATGAGTGAAACTCCTGAGAAATCAAGACAAAAGATTGAGGATATTGTTGATGAAAGAGTTTTGAATGAAATAATGAAAAGAAAAATATTAAGAACTATTCAACAAGGTAAAGGTCTTAATTCTAAATCTTTATTAAATTTACCACTTTTTAAAGATGGTGTAAAAGAAATTCTTGGAGAAAGAAATGCTCAACAGTATATTGATAGCTTGAATAATATTGTTAAAGTTATGGCATTTTTTGATGCTACTTTATCTGAAGCTCAAATAACTCAAGCTGTTAAAAACTCTGCACAGGGTGCTTGTGATATTGAAATTGAAGAGGTTGAGGCTCAAGATGAAGATAAACAAGAGAAAAGTGCAGAAGATCTAATTAAAGACTTAGAAAACGGTATAGATTTAACTGAAACAGATTCAGATATATTAAGTAATATAAGAGTTACTATTAAGGCAAGAGGAGTTGATTTGGGTATATTAATTCACGAATCACTAAAAGGTATTTATAAATTAGCAACTCAAATGAGTCTTGAACACTTACCAGAAGAAATTGCTCAACAAGTATTGCAAAATACTGAAACTTTATCAGACGAGCCACAAGAATTTAAATATGGACCTTCTATGCAGAAGCATTTTGAAAAAGTTATTAATACACATCCTAAAGTTAAGTCAATTATTGATAACTTAACAAGAAATATTTTAAGAGGTGAGAAAGAAGAAATTGCATCAGCTGAGAATGATTTAGCTGCTTTTCAAGAGCAATTATTCTTTTTTGTTTTTGGATATTTAGCAGCGCTTGGTAAAGATGATCCAAAAGAGATGTTAAAGGTTGTTTACGCAGTTTTAGCTGATAAGAAAGATGATATTGAGAGATTATTTTTCCCAATAGTTTCTAGCTCAGTTGCTTCTTTAGAACAAGAATTTAGTTATCAACAAAGTAAAAATCAGCCAAAAGCTGAACCAAAACAAGAAGAGCCTAAAGATGAACAACCTAAAGTTGAACCTAAAAAATCTGAAACAACTTTATCTGATTTACAGGAAGAATTGGATGATGCACTTGATAGTGAAGATTATGAAAAGGCTGCAAAAATAAGAGATGAGATAAGTAGGAGATTTCCAAATAAATAATTAATAAACATATGTTATTTAGATATTCAGAATTTAATAGTAATTTAAAAGTAAACGAAAATATAGCAGGTGCTAAAAAAGTACTAAAAGATACTTTTGTATTAAATAAAGCATTAGTAGGATTAGAACTTGGTTATAAAACTGATCCAAGTGGTATGTTTGTAACAGATAAATCCGGTGCTCCTGTAGACTTCAATAACTTACCTGAAGAAACTAAAGCTGAGGCTAAAAAGAAACTTAGAGAGATCAAAGTAAGTGAAGAAGAACAAAGACAAATCGATAGACATCCTAAATTTCAAGAAATTAGAGAATTTTTAGGTGATAAGTTAGGTTGGGCGCAATTATTTACCTATTTATATTTTAAAGAAAAGGTTGAGGTAAATGAACTCAAAGCTATATTTAATGATCTGAATACATATCATGATCTTCTTGCCAAATTGAGAAGACCAATTTCTAATTATATTGATCCGAATATTACAAATAATGCTGAACAATTAATAGATGACTTGGAAGATGTTAAGAGATATAGAAAACTTAAAAAGTTCATTGATGAGTTTAACAGAGATTTAAAAACTGACTATGCTCAAGCTCCTAAATACTTTAAAGATCGTTTAGTTGATATTGCGGCAGCTTTTGATGAATTGGGAAAAGATGATGAAACTGGTAAAATAGATCCAGAGAAACAAAGAAATATTCAAAAAAGATTCTTTGATAAAATCGGAAGATATAAAACAGTTAGAGAATTGACTGCTGGTGCTGACTCGTTCTTAAAAGCTGAGTCAAATGCTGGTACTGCTAAGTTTTATCAAGCTATTGATAAGTGTAATAAGAAGTATGGTGATTATGGTGTTAAGGTTTTATACGATGAAGGTGGTCTAATGGTTATGGAAATTAAATCATTTGCCGCTTGTAAAGATTTATTCTCAAATACATCTTGGTGTATTGCACAATATTTAAATCAGTGGAATAGCTATGTTGGTGGTGATGATGTTTATAATAAACAATATGCTATATTAAACTTCAATTTAGCACCATCTAATAATGAGTCAATTATTGGAATAACGATTGAGCCAAGACAAGCTGTTAGAGCTTGTCACTTGAAAAATGATGCTGGTGTTAGAGATAGATTTCATGCTATTTTTAATAAATTTGAGGCGGAATTGGGACTGAAGAAAGGATTTATATGGGAAGGTTTAGTGCCAATGACAGATAAAGAAATCGACGAGAAGAGAAGAAGAATAGTTGCTAATAGAGAAGTTATTAAGAAAGGACTAACATTAGACCAAGTTAAAAAATATGTAGTTGAAGATGGTGCTGATGTTAATGCTGGAAATGGTGCGGCACTTGATAATGCTGTTGCTGAAGATGATCTTGCAAAAGTTGAATTCCTATTAGACTATGGTGCATCTGCTAACCTTCGTAGTAGACAAGAAGCTACTGTAAATAAGGTTAAGTCTTTTGAAATTTTAAAATTGTTAATCAGTAAAGGTGCTGAAATCACACCACAAGTGTTTAAATCTCTTGTTGAAGATGAGGATGCAGTTAGATTCTGTTTAGATAATGGATTAGATCCTAACTTTAACGATAACATGCCGATGAGAATAGCTATTAAGAACGGTAAGTTTAACTTGGTTAAAATGTTAGAGGAGTATAATGTTGATAGCGATAATAAGCGTCAAATGAATACTAAACACGCTGCTGAGTATAATCACTGGGATATATTAGAGTACTTTATTTCTAAAGGTGGTGGATATACTAAAGGCTTCCAAGAAGTATTGAAATGGATTGGACATACTCAGAAATATAATAACACTAAAGATCCAATTGGTCATAAATTTGAAGTTTTAAATAGACTTCAGAAATATATTGATGATGGTAAAGTTGAGTGTGATGAAAGACCATATAAGATTGGTGCTGATAGAAACTGTACACTTGAACAAGTTTTGGATAAATATGGTAGTGTTAAAGATTGGGTAATTGCGTCACATCCAGATTTATCTAAAAGAGCTTAACCTTTTAACAGGTCATCTAAGTTAGATTCTCTTGCGAGTCCAGATTCAACCATTATATCATTATAAAGATCTGTGAAGTTATCAGTATTTAATTCTTTAAATATTTCTGTTACTTTAGATACAGTATCATCATAGAGAGTAGTGTCTTTAAATGCTACTCTTTTATCTTTATATGTTAGAATGTATCCAGTTTCTTTTATTATTTCAAGATTGAAGTATTCAGATGAGTTATAAGATTGATTATAATTCAGATTTGATTTTTTTAATCCGTAATCAGAAGAGATATTTATAGATTTTTCGTGAATATTTATACTCAAATTATCTCTAAGCTTTAAGAGTCTAAATATCATATTTCTTGTCTTCTCTTTCGTGTTATCGTCAGATTCCGAAAACATATAATCATTAAATTGATTGTGAGCAGGTTCTATTGCATATTTTACTTTTTCAGATTTAATTTTATTTCTATCTACTTTATTTTTAAAATTATTTAGAGATTTTTCAAATATTTTTTTCAATTTCTTCTTTTTCATAAAATTTATATTTAAAATCATGGGATAGTTTAAATTAGATATATACATAAAATATTGAAATTTTGTGAATTTTATAGGAATTGACCCGTCATTAATATCAACCGCAGTTGTAGTAAATGGAAAAATTTTAAACTATTGTAGAGAGTCTAAAGTTATGTTAAAGAGTGGAATGTCTAAATGGTTTAAATCAGCTGAACAATACTGCACTTACAGATTTATATCATATAGAGATTTTAATAACTATTCTGATGGTGAGCTTACAAAACTTAAAGACTATGACTTTATAACTGAAATGATTATTGAAGATATACTATCGAATATAAATCCTAACGAAGAATCTAAAATAGGAATAGAAGGGTATAACTTTGGTGCTACTGTTGGTGACCTAATAGATCTTGTAACATTTTCAACATTATTGAGAAAGAAATTATTTGATAGAGTAAGTGAAGATATTATAGTTATGTCACCATCTACTTTAAAGTTAGAAGCTTGTAAATTAACTTATGATCCAATCGTTAAAGAAGTTGGTAAAAAAGTTAAGAGAATTGAATATGAATATAGAAATAAATTAGGAATCTCTGGTGGTAAATTTACTAAAAGAGATATGGCACTTGCTATTATGGATAATGATAAAATTGATGACACTTGGTTTAAATATTTGAAATCAATTAGAACCGAGATTTTAGAAGTTAAGGATATTCAAAAGCCGCACGAGGATGTTAATGATGCAGTTTTGATTTATCACATACTTAAAAGTGGAAATATAAGTTAAATATATAACTCATGAATAGAACAAACTTTGAGGACATATTTGGTGAAGATTCAAAAGATTATTTTGATAAAATCATAGAAAGATATGGTTTAAAACCGCAATATAATGTCTACCAAAATGAACAAAATGAGGTTATAGTTGATGAGGCTTGGATATCTCCAGACAGTGAAAGTGTTAAAGCTAACAGAATATTTAAACTTGATGTGTTTTTTTTAGATTTAATAAAAGAAGAATCAAGAATGGATGTTCTTAAAAAAGCATTAGATCTATATGTCTCTGTTGAAGACTATGAAAACGCCGCTTTAGTAAGAGATATTATTCAGATTTATTAATCCTTATACTTACCGCCACTTCTTTTCCTCTTACAATATTGTTTTTGACTAAACCCTTTAGGATTATTGCAGTCTATTGATCTTTTATATTTAACAGACCATCTACTTTTCATACCTTTTCTAGGATTATTGGATTCTTTAATTAACTGATGAATAGTCAATACAATCTTGTTAGATTTCTCATCTAATTCACAACTTTTTATCTTAAAATTCATCACATCAAAGTGTGCCTCAACTTGAGTATAGATTTCTTTTTTCTTTAAGAAGTTAAACTCTTCTTTTAAATCATTCGGTTTATTATCTTCTTCTTTGTCAAAAAGTTCAACTTTAAAGTTTTCCTCATCAACCTCAGCTAATTGTATTCCAATAAATGGATATCTGTCTAATAAGTCAGCAAATACGAATGATAATACATCTTCGTCAATATCAAAGTGTTTATCAAAATCAAAAAATTCAAAAGTCTTTAAGTATTTCATAGTAATGTATATATTTATTTGATAAGTTCAAAAAATATACTTATATTTGTAATTATGAAGTCACACAAACTAGAACACTCAAAAGCAATTGATTTCTTACTTGGTGGTAAGTCAGTATTTACATTTGTAAATACTAAAACTGAAAATCGTTTTACTTTTAAGGTAAAGAAACATAAGACTGATGATGTTTTTTTTGTTAGTGTGTTGACCAATCCAGAGGTTTACCAATTTATTGGTTCGTTAAAGAACAAATCTTTTACACACTCTAAAAAATCTAAAATATCTAAAGATGCTCAATCTGTTAGAGTTTTTGATTATGTTTTTTCAAATTTGTGTAAAGGTACATTGCCGGAGTTTATTGAAATTTGGCATGAAGGTAGGTGTGGTAAGTGTGGTAGAACCTTGACAGTACCATCAAGTATTGAAAGTGGTTTTGGTCCAGAATGTTCTAAACGAGTTAAAAATTAAAATATGATTTCCTTTATTATTTCACTTATTCCATTTAGTATGATTTGTTACTACCTTATCATTATAAAGAGGAGTGGTGGCGTTAAAGATTATGTGTCTAATTTGGGTGATAAAAAACGAGGACAGAATTGTTACGAGTGTTATATACCTCTCAATTCTCAAATCGACTACGCAAATCTTGATAAGTGTGATCCTAAATTGTGCCTTTCTTGTGAAAGAGATCGCGCTGTAAAATCTCTTTTTAATCCATTCAAGAGTAAAATTTATAAATTTAACAAGTTTTTCTTCACTAAAAAGTTTGAAAAATATCAGTTTGTTATTCTAATGTTGAGTTTGGGTGTAATAATATCCAATATAGTGTTATCGTTTTTTGAAATAAAGATTACAAGTATACCAGGTAATCTATTATTGAGCCTTTACTGGTTCTTGATGGTATATCGTGTTAGGATTGTAAATAAAAAATCCTCTCAATAATTTGAGAGGATTAGGGCCGACTCTCGCCGGGTTCCACCACTTTGTTTTTACTCAAACAAAGAAACATAATTCTTATATAATTAAAAAATAAAATGTTTTTAAATGGATTTAAACTCACTATACAATTTTGACGGTGATTTTACAGTTAGATTGGTTGAAGAGACTGATCACTTGTTTGAAGAGGTTCGTCAAGGTAAAAGAGTTATAGGAACATACGATTATAATCGTGTTCCAAAAGAAGATGAAATAGTTATAATTATCGGTGACTATCCTGTTAGTAAAGATTCTTTAGTGATAAGTAATCCAATGCGTAGAAACTACCGATGGGCTCTTAAATTTCAATATGATCATTTTGAAGGACATGAGTGTTGGGATAATATTGATATTATTAATGTTATTAATAGTGATAATAGACCAGATAGACTCTTTGATATTCTAAAAGAGTTTAAAAAGATGGGAGTTCCACTTAATAAGGTGTACAGACAATCTGCTATTACTGATTCTTCAACCGGTAATCCATATGTTAATGGATTGGTTGGTTGTTTTAAATCACATTTATCTATTCTTAATAGACTTAAAGATGTCGATTTTAATAATATAGCAGTGTTTGAAGATGATTTTACATTCTCTGAACCAATTGAAGAAAATCAAAACTCACTAATTAAATTTTTTAATGTTCATTACGGGCACGAAGTTCTGTTACTATCAACAAGTGCTGAGGGATCTATAGTTAAAAGAGACGAACTAGTTAGTAATTCTTATCAACCTTGTACAACTACTTCTGGATTTATCCTATCTAAGAAGGGATTAGAAAGAGTTTTACCACTGTGGCAGAAAGCAAACGATATGTTAATTGCAACTTGGAATTTTAATGTTTATGCTTGTGATAGATATTGGGCTTTAATTCAAGGAGATAATACTATGTTTACATTCAATAGAAAATTGGGGTATCAAAGACCATCTTTTAGTCAGACATCAAATACTTTAGCATATAATTTGGATTAATAAAATATTTAGTATATTTGTAAAATATGAAAAATGAACTTATTCAGCTAATTGAATCTAAATCACCAGGAAGTATTCCACTTTACCTTGTGATTCGAGGTTCTCATGCTTATGGAACTAGTCTACCTACTTCCGATACTGATTATTCTGGAGTTTTTGTCCAGAATCTTGACTCCATTCTTGGTATGTCATATGTTGAGCAAATAAATGATGATAAGAATGACATTGTAATCTATGAATTGCGTAGATTCCTTGAACTTCTTGCAAAGAATAACCCTACTATTCTTGAACTTCTTAATACACCAGAGGATTGTATTGTCTATAAACATCCACTTTTTGATAGGATTCTTGATAATAAAGATAAATTCTTAACTAAGATCTGTGCCAATTCTTTTGGTGGTTATGCCAAGGAGCAGATTGGTAAGGCAAAAGGTCAAAATAAGAAACAAAACTGGGAAAAGGATAAAGTGACTCGTAAGACACCACTTGATTTTTGTTATCTTCATCAAGGCGAGAAATCAATTTCTTTAGTAGAATACATGAACTCTAAAGGTTTAGATCAAAGATTCGCTGGTTTGTCAAAAATCCCACACTCTAAAGAGACCTATGCTCTTTTCTATGATTTTAAATCAGAAGAAACTGATGGTAGTATTGATTATCCAAGTATGGGTTTTAAGGGAATCGCATTTGAAGATTCGAATGATATTCGTTTGAGTTCAATTCCATTTGATTGTCCTAAACGATACTTTATAGGTCATATATCCTACAATAAAGATGGATATATGCAACATTGTAAAGATTATAAATCATATGAAACTTGGTTAGAACAACGAAATGAACAGCGTTGGGTTGATGTTGAGTCTCATGGTCAGAAGATTGATGGTAAGAATATGATGCACTGTAGAAGATTGATGGATATGGCTCGTGAAATTGCCGAGGGTAAAGGGATTGTTGTTAGACGACCAAATGCTCAAGAGTTAATTGATATTCGTCAGGGTAAAGTAGATCTTCAAACTTTGATCGATCATGTTGAAAATGAAATCAAAGAGATTGATCTTCTTTATAAAAATTCAACTTTGCCTGATAAAGTTGATATGAGTTTAGTTGAAGATATTTTGATTGAAATTAGAAAGGAAATTTATACACTTGAAATTGGAATAAACATATGATTAGCATTATACTTTTACTGATTGGTTTTGCAGCAGGTGTGCTACTTACATTTAGCACACTTGTTTACCTTTCTAAGAGAGACGAGAAGAGACTTAAAAAGAAACATTCTGATATATTTACAGATATATTAAAACAATTGACTTCTAATAATGTTGAATTTACCTCAAGGATTAATAACACTGTTCAGTTAAATACAAAAATTGATGTTGAGGGAGATATTCAAATTATGTATTTTCTTGATAGACAAGATATTTCTATATTTCGTGATGGTGATTGTATCTATACAAGTAATCTAATTGAGAAGGAGTTAATAGAAAAGATTTTAAAAACTATCTGGTCGAAGTTTTCCATTCAAATTAATGATGTTGTTCAATTAATGAGTAATACATTTGATAAGAAAACATTTATGGTTATATCTGGTCTTTCTAATCCTAATGCTCAAGAATCAACAACTGAGGATGTTCAGTACAACCTTGATGATATTTTGGATAAAATAAATGAAGTAGGATATAATAATTTAACAGAATCAGAAAAACAATTTCTTAAAAATCTAAATAAATGAGCCTCCATTCAACAAAATTTAAGGTAAAGTCATACGATAATCTGATGATTTCCTCATATCAGAGGATTGTAAAGGGTTTTGCAATTGATGAAAAACTTAAACCTTATTCTAAAGAGTTTTTAAATAAAGTTTTAAACTATTTTGAAGAAAAGGAAATGTATGAGGAGTGTGCATTTATTAGTAACTTTATAAAACAACGATTTGATCACGATTTAAACTATAATAGATATGAATTACATTGATGAATTAAAACCAATTTCCTTTTTACCAGAGTCTTTTTTAAAGGAACTTAATTATTTTCTAATAAATACAAATCTCTCTAAAGACGAGAGATCTAAACTAGTTGATATAATTCAAAAAAATCTTATAACTACGGTTTCTAAATAATTTTTTATTATATTTGTGTAATGGAAAATGAAGATTTGAAATTAAAACCTTATGATAGGTTACAAGCCATTTTGTCTGAAAAAGACTCTGGTAAACTAACAAAAAATGGTGAGTCTAAGTTAGATGAACTACTTGGTAACACCAAAAAGAAGACATTTCTTGACAAGATTAAAGACTTTTTCTTAAAAATTGACAGTAAGATTTTTAAATCACCTTCAAGAATGTTTAACACTACTTATTACAAAAGGAGGAAATAATGTTTAATAATAAGCCAAATCAACTCGTTAGAGACGAAAAAGGAAAGGCACACTGGATATCTCGTTCAGTAGCTGTTGTTGCTGTTGTTAAATGGCAAGACAAATTTTTAATTGTTAAGAGAGGTCCCGCTGTATCTAATCCTAATAAATGGTGTGTTCCTTGTGGATATCTTGACTGGAATGAGTCAGCATCAGAGTGTGTTGTTCGAGAAGTTTACGAAGAGTCTGGTCTTAATCTTAAAAACTACAAAACATCTGGGTTGGAATTACCGTATGAGTTAGTGACAGAGCCAAGTGTTAACTGGAAGCAAGATATTGCAATTCATTTCTCTGTGGAGATTGAATCTGAAACAGAGCCGGTAACTGATTACTCAATGGTTAATGACGAAGAGACTTTAGACATCAAGTGGGTATCAGTAGATCAGTTATCAGAGTTTAAATTCGCATTTAATCACGATAAGAGAATTGTAAAATGTCACTAATAAAAAAGACCAGAACTGAAAAAGTTCTTGATTATAGAAAACATAATTATCAAGAATTCCTTGAAATTCTTATAGAGGAATTACTTGATTTTTGTAAAGATGATGATGTACTACTTACAGAGTTAATATCACATCTTGATAGTACTGAAATTAGAGATGATGTCAAGTATGTGATCTCTAAAATGAGAGATGATAAAATTAATTCAATTTTAGATGAAAGACCCTAAAAGTTTTGTAAAATTATTTGATCTAAATGTTCCTGTATTGGAACATTTAGATTACTATATTGATCAGATGTCTAAGACACAAAAGTATAAAGACATTCGAGAATTTGCTGCTCTCTATAAAGAATGTGAGGGTGAGATTGATGATGCTTATGAATTTCGTAAAAATAAATCAGATGAAATTATTGAGTTTATAAAAGGTACTAATGCCTATAATGAACTCTGTTATGATAAAAATCTAATTGATTTTCCAACAAATAAGTCACTTGAATATGTTGAGGGTGTTAAATATCTCTCAATTGATTTAAGAAGTGCTAACTGGGTTTCACTAAAGAAGTATGATCCAGAACATATTAACGAGCTTGGTAGTACTTATTCTGAGTTTTTATCTAAATTTAACTTACCTAAAGTTTTTATTCATTCTAAATATCTTCGTCAGTTTATATTTGGAAATGTAAATCCAAAAAGGCTTATAAAAGTTCAGAGAAATCTTATACAAAATGTTGTTAGACAATATCAAGATATTCTTCAAATAGAAGGTGTTAGAAATGATGAAGTAATTTTCTCTTTTAAAGACTTTACTGAAATCAAAGACATCTATAATGAGTTAGATCATGATAGATATAAAACAAAAATATTTACAATTAATAGAGTTGAGGATTTTAGAATCGATAACATACATGATATCGATGGGAATCTAGTTTATCGTGAAATGATGGGTGTTGATGGTACTCTTTTCTTTATTAAGTTGAAGCAGTATATAACTGGAGAAAAATTAGATATTCGAGACCTTTATTTTAAAAGTAATGGTAAAACAGCAATTTGGGCAATTGATAATTTAAAAGTTGAATTATGTTAAACGATTTATTTGATACACCAAGTATTGATCTTGGTAATGTAACTTGCCATTCTGGTGGTGCACAAGGTGCTGATACCTATTGGGATCAATTAGGAGAGACTTTTGGTGTTAAGACCAAGGCTTATTCGTATAAAACCTCTTATCATACTGGTAAAAATAAAGTTGAGATTACTGATAGTGATTATCAAGAAGGTGTTGATGAAATAAATAAGGCAAATAAGGTTTTAGGTCGATATGGTATTCAAAAATACATGAGTCTCCTGGCAAGAAATTGGTCACAAGTAAAGTATTCACATCAAATATTTGCGATTGGGTATATTGTTGAACCAGGTAAAAAGTCACCTAAAGGATACTATTCTAAATCGAAGTATCAAACTGTTGATGGTGGAACTGGATATGCAGTTCAAATGGGAGTAAATCATCAAAAAGATATATATGTCTTTGATCAATCAATAAAATCTTGGTTTAGATGGTCATACTCTACTATGACTTTTATTAAACTTAGTGAGGTACCGGTAATTAGTACGCAGGATTTTGCCGGTATCGGTACTCGTGAGATTACAGAAGATGGTATTAATGCGATTAAGGATGTTTATAGTAAAACATTTAAAAAATAAACTTTTTATAAAAAAATCCTATAAAGTCCTATTAAAAAATATTTTAAAAAAATGAAAAATTATACAACAAAAAGTGGAATGCAACTGATGCAAGATGAACTACGCCACTTAAGCACAGTTGAATATAAAAATGCTATTGAGATGTTACAAGAAGCTCGTGATAAGGGTGATCTTTCTGAGAATGCTGAATATGAAGCTGCTAAAGAATATCACGCTAATCTCTTAAATAAAATTTCAGCACTAAAAGAGAAGATTAGAACTTCTGAAGTTATTGAAAGTGCACAACTAGCAACTAATGAAGTTAATATGTTATCAACCGTGGAGATTAAAAATCATAAACTTAATGTTAATCAGACTTGGAGATTGGTATCAGAGAGCGAAATTGATACTAAGAATGGTAAAATATCGTTTAATTCACCTATTGGTATGGCATTAATAGGTCACAAAGTTGGAGAGGTTGTTGAAGTTAATGTACCATCTGGCGTTATGAAGTTAGAAATTTTAAGTATTAAATAATGAAAGTGAGTTTTGATTTTGATGGTACTTTGGATGATGAATTTGGTGGAGTTTATAATCCACAGAAATTAGAAATTCAAAAAATTGCCAAAAAATATTTAGAAGAAGGACATCAGGTCTGTATTATAACTAAACGATATGGACCTGAAATGTCTAATATGGGATTAGGCAATGAGCATTCAGTTGTACTTTCTTTAGCAAAAGAATTGGGTATTAAAGAGGTACATTTTACAAATAGAGAAATGAAGTTTTCACACATCTTAACTCTAAAAATAGATAGGCATTTTGAAAACTCCGACTACGAGGTTAAGCTGATTAATCAGGCTTGTGGTGAAAAAGGACATAACTGTTTAGTTGTCCATGTAGAAGATCCTTATTGGAGAGATTTGGTTTATTAACTTAATATATAATTTTATGATAAGTAAATTTTCAAAATTAACAGAATCTAATGATTCTACGAAGTTTAAGGTTGGTCTTGATTTACACGGTGTTATAGATGCACTTCCAGATTTTTTCGCATTTTTGACTGACTCAATTGTTAAAAATGGTGGAGAAGTTCATATAATCACTGGTGGTTCTTGGACTAAAGAACTTGAAGACCAAGTAAATTCAATGAATATTAAATGGACTCATAATTTTTCAGTCTATGACCATCTTATTGAGATAGGAACACCAACTTCTGGTGAGTATGTTTTTCCAGATGGAACTGTTCAGAAGAAATTTTTAGGAGATGCTTGGGATAAGGCAAAGTCTGATTATTGTAGAGAAAATAATATTAGTTTTCACATTGATGATACTCTAATCTACAATAACTTTTTTACTACACCATTTTGTAGACTTTGGACACATAATAATAAACCAAAGTCTCCACATAAAGATGTGAGACATTTGGACTAATCTAGTTGTTCTAATATTATTACAATTTTATAACCCATATAGATTTTAAAGAATTTTAATGAGTCTTCATAGGAAGGATCCCCAATAGTACATAGTTTGAATTTACTATTTTTTTGAAATCTTTCATCTTGTGATATTGAGTATTCTGTTTCTAAAAATTTTTCAATTTTTTCAAAGTTTATATGACCGCCATCATGATCATCTTCATCTTCATCAAAATTTGGAAGCATTGAATATTCTAAGATGTAGTATATTTTATCTTGTCTGAAAAAATCAGGTATATTTTTAAACATAAAATTTGAATAAAATTTATCAAATATTCTTGACTTTATACCAACTACATCATTAATACGAGTTGATATACTTACACTTAACTTTGAATTGAACATTTCTTTTGCAAGGTCAGTAAGATCTATAAAATAATCTTCAACCTCATCAATAGTATTAGAAGCATTTTTATCAATTATTTCATTGAACTTTACTTCTAAATCTTTTTTATTATCCTCATATTCTTTTCTTTTAGATTCGTATCTATCTTTTAGTTTTTTCTGTAAGTCTTTATCTATTTCTAAAACTCTCATGTAATTAAAAGCTTTGAAACCACTCATTTCTGGGTATTTTTTAATATACTCTTTTTTGAAAAACTCTATTAATTTATCTACTTGAGATTGTGAGATATTAATATAGCTATAAACATCATTATCATTTAGTCCAGTCTCTGATGTTAGAACCTTATTGGTTTTCATATCTCTACCAATTAATCTTTTACTCGGTCCGGATCCATTTTTCTCAACTTCTATTCTGGCTCTTGTTATATCATTATCCCAACCAGATTCTCGTATTGATGTTAGATTAACTTCGATGTATTCTGGATATTCACCACCAGCTGTTCCAGCTTGTGCATATGGGTCTTCAGATATCTTGTATATTAAGGTGCACTGTGATCCATTATCAAAGATTTTTGCCGCCATAACATTTTTATGTTTGTTATAGTTTTGATAAATCATATCTATATACTTTTTAGCGATTTTATCATTCTCTTTAACCGTTTTATAGTTAAGTAATTCTAATCCTTTAGATATAATACCTTCGTTAATAAATTCTTGATATTTTTGTAGTTTCATTTTAGTGATTTCTTTTTGGCAGAGGCATATCACTTACTATTTTTACTTTAAAAGTAAATCCATCATCTGTTCCATAAACTGTGTCGGCGTCGTAATTACCACCAAATGTATATGGTTTTGGACCATTTGCCTTCATCATTTGTTCGTGTAGTTGTTGCCTTAACTTTTCATCTTCTAACCTACACATTTCCTCATATGGAAGATCCCTTGTTGGATTAAATGTAGGTTCCTGATAAGTTTGTGGGTTATTTTTATAACCATACTTAGCAAGTAACATCTCAGCCTCATTTTGAGATATATCAGCTGGTTTAATATCTTCTTGTTGATCTTGTACTATTCTAACTTCTGGTCTATTCATAACTTATTTATTAATTCTTGTAAGTGTAATAGTGTTATTTCCATAATTGGTCATTTTAAAGTTAGGAATTGGATTTTTTTGAAGATACCTTAAATACATTTTAGTTCTTTGTGTCATATAATCTTTTTCATTTTTTTTGGCTAATCCTTCAAACTGAATTTTATTACATAAAAAAGACTTACTTTTAACAAACTCATTAAGTATTGTTCCAAGAACCGTGTCTACAATTCTAAGAGGATTTGATTCAATTAATTTTGATACTGACCAATCATTAATATCATTGTCCCACACAAAATAAGACATCGTGTAATGTTTACTAAGTGTGTTTCTACCAGTGGTTATGTTTTTGAATTGTACTAAGAACTTGTTACTATTTTGATCTTCAAAAGTATACTCCACATAGTAGTTATCATCTTTAGTCATTTTCACAGTATCACTAAAAGAATTTGATTCAGTGAATGAAATATAATTGTGAATATGTCTCATAATAATATAATATATATAAAAAAGTGATTTAAAAAACTAATATATACACTATAAAAAAATAATTAAAATTATTATGAAACACTTAAAAAAGTTTGAAAACTTTTCTATAAATGAAGAAGAAGAAGCTCTATTTGGTTTAGTACAGACAAATAAAGAGGCTAATAGTAAAATATCTGAATATACTCAAGATATTTTGTCTGGTAAGTTTGAAAAAACTGAAGATCTTAAAAAATCTATGAAAAAATATGTTGATGCTAAGCCGGTACAAGGTCTTGGTTCATCAATGGGTCAATGGATGGGTTACATAAGTAATGTTAATGACCTTTTAAAGGCTCCTAAGAAACCAGAAGGACAATTAGAAGATGCTTTTGGTAAAATGAAGCCAGCTACTGAAGTAATTGAAGAAGAGATAGCAAGAATCGTTCTTAAAGACAGATTAGTTGCTAAGAATGATGGTAAGTGGAATGTTGAAAGTAAAGGTAGAAGCTTTGGTGCAACTCAACACACTTTTGGTGGTGGTGCGTAATATATTATTTTTTTATAAAAAAAACCCAGTCAATTTGACTGGGTTTTTTATTTAATTATTTTCCAATTTTTTTCTATCACTATCTGTTAGTGATTCAATTCCAAATTGATTTATTTTATCAAGAATGTGATCTACTGTAATGTTTTCATTAATAAAGTCGTCGATGTTTTTATTAAAATCATCATCATGAAATTTGATTTGACTAAATAATACATCATCTGTAATATCTTCGTAAGTAAAATCCAAGTTCTTTTGTCGAAAGAATAAGATAATTCTGGTTAGAACATACCTAGTTGTGATAACATATGAGGACATTTTACCATTAATCTCAAAATCATATGCTTTCATATCATAACTTTCCAAATCTTCAATTTCTTGAAATGTTAGATTTTTATAAAGCTCTTCAGCTTCATTTTTTGTTAATTCTGTGTTTATCTTATAAACAAACATATTTGTGTATTGTGTTTTCAAATATAGTCAATAATTTTAAAAAAACAAGGATTTTATTTTACTATTTTATTTTTTTATTCAGAAAATGTTTGTATATTTGAAAAACACAATAAGGCAGACGATGTTTAAGAAGTTTTACAAAAATATTTATTCACTACCAGCTTTGGTTCTTCACGAACTTTCTCACATTATTGTTTCATTACTCTTTGGTGGTAAACTCAATAATGTTATTATTAAGAGCTGTAGTTCAGTAGATTTGAAAATTTCAAATCTTAAAAATATGACACAAGTTAGAATTGTTGCTATGGCACCATTGATTGTACCACTTGTGTTTATCGGACTTAGTTTTGTGAATACTGATTTTGTGGTATGTGTTATGTATTCTTTGTCAGTTTTCAAGACTACATTACCAAGCCCAACAGACTTTACAACAAGTAAGTTTACCGTACCAAAATTTTTGGCAAAAAAATAAACAAAGGGAACATAGAGTATATAATATATACTCTTACATTGCGGGGTAGAGCAGAGGTAGCTCGTCAGGCTCATAACCTGAAGGCCGGTGGTTCGATTCCACCCCCCGCTACATGAAAAAGAAAATTTGTATTTTTATACAGAAAATAACTCTAAACAAGATTTGCTTAGGTTATTGTAAAAATTAATACTCACACTGCGGGTGGGTGAAACGGAAAATCATTCCAGGCTCATAACCTGTGAGATACTTGGTTCGACTCCAGGACCCGCTACAAAAAAATTAAAAAAATATTTGGAGATTTAAAAAATCTTCGTATATTTGTAAAACAAAACAGAACAATTTAAAAATAGAAATCATGGCAACTTTTGAAACATATTATTATGAAGCGTATGAGGAACACTCAGCGACTGGAGATACTATGTCTGTGAAAAGTTGATATGTAAGATATTAACTAAAAACACAAGTTAACCCAGTCAAAATCAAAATTGACTGGGTTTTTTGTTTTAAAATATATTGGGGTATAACGGTAGGGCATAGTAAGCGCCCGACAGAGTATATAAAACGCCGTATGGACTACCTGTGAGGAGGTTCGATTCCTTCTACTCCAACTAAATATGGTCCCATCATCTAATGGTTAGGATACAAGACTTTCAATCTTGAAATGCGGGTTCGATCCCCGTTGGGACTACAAAAATATGGGAGAGTAACCGGTAACTGGTAGCCGCGCGGACTGTAAATCCGCTCTCATTCGAGACTGGGGGTTCGAGTCCCTCCTCTCCCACAAATGCTCTTGTCGTCTAACGGTAGGACTCCTGTTTTTCAAACAGATGTAGATGCGGGTTCGATTCCCGTCAAGAGTACTAAATATGGGATGTGTTGTCACAAGGGGTCTGTAAAACCCCTCTCCGTTAACAAAATTGTGACTGGTTTGGAGTTTAGAGGTTCGATTCCTTCATATCCCACTAAATATGGTCCGTTCGTCTAGCCAGGTCTAGGACATCTCCCTTTCACGGAGAAGACACGGGTTCGAATCCCGTACGGACTACAATATGGCCCTGTCGTCTACGATGGCTAGGACATCACCCTCTCAAGGTGAAGAAGGCGGATCGACACCGCTCAGGGCTACAAAAATATCAGGAGTACCTGTCGTAGAAAGTTAATTACTTTCCCTGATATTTATACAACTCAATGATGTAAGTGATTTTGGCAGTACCGACAGGAGGGTGAATTTAATTAGATTCTTTGGGGTTCGATTCCCACCATTGAGTTATTTTATTGGAAGGTGGCCGAGTGGTTAATGGCGGCAGACTGTAAATCTGCTCTCTTCGGAGTACGGGGGTTCGAATCCCTCCCTTCCAACCAAGAAATTATAAAAAATTTCCTAAAATAAGAAATTTTTTATATATTTGTAAAGTAAATCAAATGTGGCTAAGTCCTATATGGCAAAAAGTTCATATTTTGATTTTTATGGGAAAGTACCGAAGTGGTCAAACGGGCCTCAGTCGTAACTGGGGTGGCCTTAGGGTCTTCAGCGGTTCGAATCCGACTCTTTCCCACTAAAATATTTATTAGGAGAGAAAAACTTTTTAATATATATTTATATAACTTAAAATAAAGATAAAAATGAAAGCAGTTAATAACATATCAATCATAGGGAACGGCGCGATAGCGGGCGGTGGGCCCATTATGCTGATTGGATAAGTTTTAACTCTTTCATTAAAGATACGAACCCAGTCAGTAAATTGACTGGGTTTTTTTATTATCGGCAGGTACCGTTGGATGCTTATATCATCTATACACGTAGCGGGAAGTTGAAAACGTGGGTTCGAATCCCACCCTGCCGACAAACTCAAACTTGTGTTAACTCCTTGAGAGTGAAGTTGTGTACACAACAGGTTTATTCCCATAAGTCCCTGAGTTATTGCAGAAGTGGTGTTTAATGGTTAGCATGTGAGACTTCCACTCTCAAGGTGCCGGTTCGAATCCGGTCTTCTGCTCAGATATGTCGATGACGCATAAATGGTGGTGCACCTGATTGCCAATCAGGAATAGAGCCGGTTCGATCCCGGTTATCGACTCAGACTTTTCAATATGCCGGAGGACTCCCTGTTAGTCCCAGGGTCCGGCTCCAGGGGCAGCATGTACCAAGGCTGGCGAAGATTTCTGGCAGAAATCTTGTGATGGATTCAATTTCCATCTGCTCCACAAAAATTAGGGGATGCATGTACTGAGGCTAAGCGAAAAGCACTTGCAATGCTTTTGATGTGATTTCGACTATCACCATCTCCACGAGTTCGATAGAGAAACTCTCCACTTTATGAATGATTTTGAAAATGTTTTACAAAGGAAGAAGAGTATTAGAAATCAAAAATATCTTGAAAGTCTTAAATAATTTCATATATTTGTAAAAATTAAATCTTATTGCCGCAGAAACAAATAGTAAATTACCTGGTCAATACTGGGAACAATTAAATAAACACGGATTACCTAACTATCTTTACTTAGGGGATGAATTAGTAATCGTTGACAGTATTGAGAAAAGAAAGAGAAAAAATGGCGCGAAAGTCGATCAGATATATTATATTCTGAGTGATGGTAGAGTAAAGCACGCATCTTTTTTCAAAAAGATTGATATAAAAGTAATAAAAAGAGATTATCTATTAAATAGTATCTTAAATGATTAAAGTCTTAGGTAAAATTCCTAAAGGTGAATTTGGACTTGCCTGTTCAGGTGGGGTTGATTCGATGGCTATTGCTAACTTTTTAGTTAATGGTGGTTACAATCCACATATTCTATACTTTAATCATAATACTGAACACGGAGATCTTGCCGAGAAGTTTGTAACTGAATATTGTCAGAGACATAATCTAAAACTCACAATTGGTAGAACTGATCTTAAACCTCAATCAAATAAAGAAAAGATTTGGAGTGATTTGAGATATGAGTTTTTCTCAAAATTTGATTTTCCTGTTATTACTTGCCATCATTTAGATGATTGTGTTGAGACTTACATTTTCTCTTGTCTTAGAGGATTTCAATCGGTTATTCCTTATTCTAAGGGTAATGTAATTCGCCCATTCCTATTGAATGAAAAATCACAATTTTATAAGTGGTGTGAGAATAAAGGAGTGCCTTTTATTGAGGATGAATCAAATTCATGTGTAGATTATTCAAGAAATCGTATTCGTCATAATATTGTTCCAGAGTCACTGTTGGTAAATCCTGGATTGAAAACTGTTGTTAAGAAGATGATTACTCTGTAAAGTAGATATAGAACTGTTTACAATTTTCCCTATTTGGTACATAGTCTAATTTGGTTTTAAATCCTTCAGATTTAAAGTAAGATACAATTTCTTCTATTACTGAATTAACTTCATCTAAGATAATTTTGTGTCTAGAAAACCCAGAATCATTTTTTAATGCTCCTGATATCCAAACATAAGGATCATTTTGGGTCCACCAAATATGATGCCTATAAATACTATTGCTATCTTTAAGATCTAGTAATATATCATTAACACTTTTTTCAATTTCTCTTCTAATTGGGCTTTCAGGTCGGCACCAGTCATATTTATATTGTGGTTTACTGATACTCTCATTGATTTGATCATCCTTCTCATAGAATTCTATAATAATGAAGTCACCTTTAAATCCATAATTCATTATATCTGGTTGGGAAATACTTTTTTGATGTTTTAATTGTGGTTCGATCCATTTTTTGAATTCCTCAATACTATTTAAAGTAATTTCCTCTTCTTTTGTTACGTTATCACTTGTTAAGAAAATTTTATACTCATAATCCTCCATATATCTCACAATATTTTCCAAATATTGAATTAGTGTATCATTTATCCGACCACCTCTATCATTAATCCCTGGAGTGTTCCAATCAAATTCATCTAATGGTTCAAGAATAACTTTACAAGAATATTCATCTTCATTATACTTTTCAGTATTTGTATGAATAGTTATACTCCATTCACCTTCATCTTGTAAATCTAAAGATAAATCTTTTAGATGTTCAGAATCTTCATCTATATTGAATGATTCATTTAGATTTTCATACCATTCTTGTCCTTTGTAATAATGATTCCAAGGTTTAAAATCAGACTTTTTTAATTCTCTTCCAACTCTTTTTTCTAAACAAGAAACACAGATATACTTATTTTGTTTAGATTTAGGTATGTATTTTGACCACCCTTCAAACCAATAGTCTTCTGGAAATTTACCACAATCAGCACATTCTGCCCATTTAGGTTTTTTATTAAAATCTTCAAATATTTTTAAGTATTTCATTTATATACTGTATTTTATACCAATTTGCCTTACGGTTGTATCTATCCATTTAGGATTTAGCAAATCATCAATACTCATATCAAGGCCTGTATTGAGATTGCTATGTATCCAAATTTTGGATATTTTACCACCTATTGACTCTATGTAACTTTTAGAAGATAATAATGTGTTTATTATTTCTGATGGTTTAAATAATGATGGTTTGTAGTTTACCCAATCTTCAATTTCTTCACCCGTTTCATCATCAATTTTATATGTAATTAAAGATTTTTTTGAAATACTTACATCGATATAGTTGAAGTGTTTATGATGTATATTCTGTGGAACTACTCTTACATCAAATTCTTCACTTATTTCAGAGTAAATATCTTTAATATATTCAATCATCTCTTCAATTTCCGAAGGTTCGTATGACTCGAATTTTTTTAAGTATTTCATAAAGGATCTTGAATTACTTCACCATTTTTATCTAATAGTTTAAACTCTTTTGGTTCAAAATAATTATTAGTATATGTTACTTCTCCCTTATTATTCTTCAGTCTAATATCACCTCCAAATCCAGTATATTTATCAACCAGACCCTTGTGTTCTTGTCCATCTATTGTGAATTCTGCGAATACTTCACCATTTTTAATTCTATCTTTAAATAACTTTTTTCTGTATATTACTTCTGGATCTTTTAGATATTTCAACTTTTGCTCTTGATCCTTTATCTTTTTATCCTGTATAGTTGTTAATTCGGATAATAGTATTTCATATTTACCAGTCTTTTCATCAAATTGACCAATTGAATAGTGTGTATTATTTTTAACTGGTTCAGTAGTTTGACAATGAACTTTAGGTCCTCTATTTGTTACAAAGTTCCAATGGTCTGATACACGATATGATTTATCAGGCTTAGATTCCCAAGATATATCATCTGACGAATAAAACGATTTAGAGTAAGGTGATTTATATATAATCGGCCATTCCTTCATCATTTCTATAATTGAATCTGGAATTCCAAATTGAGATAGTTCTTCTGGTTGATATATTTTACCTGTTGGACTTGGATTGTTTTTATGCCAAAGTTCATTTCTAAGTTGTCTTTTACTTTTAACAACCTCTTCACCGCTTTCAAAATCTTCAAATAGTTTTAAGAATCTCATTATAGTATATATTCTATATTAATTTGTACTAAATCTCCGAGATCTGAATGACGATTTAAAAACTCATCAAAACTTAGAGTTATACCATCATTTGGATTTGATATATGTAACCATACTTTGGATATTTCACCATCAACTGATTCGATATAACTTTTTGATGTTAGTATTAATTCCATCACTTCGTCTATTTTAAAAGTAGCTTGTTTAAATTTTGACCAATCATCTGTACCATCCGACTTTTTAAACTCTGGCGATTCCTTGAATATGTTTATGCCTATTGAAGAGGATTTCCAATTGTGTGTATTTGTGTTATAAGATTTTATATTAAAATCATCTGATATTTCGGAGAAAATATCTTTTAAGTAATCAGACACTTCCTTAAATTCTTTATCATTAGTTGATTGATGATGGCTTTTTTTGAAGTCATCAAACATTTCAAATAGTTTTAAATATCTCATTTTTTATATATTAAAAAATCAATTATATTTGTAGTTATGATATATGAGTTCTTTACAGATAAAACAACTGGACCACTTACTAATTTTCTAAGTAGTTTGGCTAACATGCCCACTCTGAAGATGCTAGATTACACTCTATTAGAGTATCATACACTTGATGTTAAAGAGTATGGTGTTAAGAGGTTTACTTTTGGATATGAAGGTAATACATTTAAGTTTTACTTATCAAAAAGTGATACTATTGGTTTATCATTTGAGGATAATACCATGCCACATACTGGTGCATTTCATCATTTTAGACTCTATTATACTGGAAACTCAATTAATAATTACAAGGTTAATGACGAGATTAGGCAATATTTGTTATCTTTTGTAAGAGATTATAAATTGAGTCAAATAGTAAAATAAATTTGGAAGATTAAACTTTAATACATATATTTGTAAAATAATAATAACATATCATTTTTCTTTGATCAAAAGGTGGAGAAAAAATTTTCAAAGAAATTTGAAAAAAAAAGAAAAAAGATATGAAAAATGAAAAAGATAGCCTCGGCAACCGCATGAAGGCTTACGAAAACCAAACCTGTGGAATCAAAATGCTTCCACTTATCCCTGTAATCGCTCGTCTTGATGGTAAGGGATTCTCTAAATTTACTAAAGGTCTTAAACGACCTTATGATGAAAGGCTTTCAAATCTTATGATTGAAACCACAAAGTATCTTGTAAAAGAAACTAATGCTAATTGTGGTTACACTCAAAGTGACGAAATCACTCTTATGTGGTACTCTGATAGTCATGAGTCAAAAATCTACTTTGATGGTAGACTTTTCAAAATGATTTCAGATCTTGCTTCAATGGGTTCTGTATTCTTCAATTCTAAACTTGCTGAATACATTCCTGAGAAGAAAGATAAAATGCCAAGATTCGATTGTCGAGTTTGGAATGTTCCGAATGTAGATGAAGCCGTGAATGTTTTTTACTGGAGAGAAAAAGATGCAACCAAGAACTCTATTACAATGGCTGCTTCTGAATACTACTCACACAATTTCCTTATGGGTAAGAATGGTTCTGAAAAACAAGAATTACTTTTCCAAAAAGGTGTAAACTGGAATGATTATCCATCTTTCTTTAAAAGAGGTAGTTACATTCAAAGAAAGCGAGTTGTAAGTAAGTTTAGCAGTGAAGAACTTGAGAGACTTCCACTTAAACACAAGGCAAGACTTAATCCAGATCTTGAAATCGAAAGATGGGTTATTGATCGTGTAGAACTTCCACCACTCTCAACTATTGAGAATAAAGTTGGTGTGATTGTATATGGTGAAGATGTGAAAATTAAAAGTCCAGTTTTTTAACTGGACTTTTTTATATATATTTGTAAAACTAATTTTCAAAAATGAAACATATTTCCGGAATTAATGAGTCTTTTAAAGACAGAAGAAGAAAAGAAATTGAGGCAGAAATTGCTAGAAAACAAAAAGAACTTGATGAATTGCAAAATTCTGAAAATGATGCAGTAATTGAGTTAAGTGATTATACAACAGAAGATAAAGTTAAGTTCTTTGATAGGATGTATAAGATGGCCGCAGAACACTTACAAAGTGCTGAGGATGGTCGTGTAGATGATGATGCTGAACATTGGTTTTTTGAGGAAGGATTTGGAATTTTGAACCTAAAAGACAAAAGAAAACTTTGGAATTTCTATAATGAACTTATTTAACTACTATGATAATAAAAAAATTTAATGAATCTGTTGAAAGTCCTAAAGTAAGACTTGCAGAATATTGTGAACTTGAAGGTGATTGTAATAATTACGATCTATATGAGCTTTTTAAACAACACACTGGAATTGAATTAGAGTTTGAGGCTGGTCAAGAATATGGAACAGGTTGTTATGGGCTAATTAGATTTATGGATAATAATCCCAAATCTACTTATAGATTTTATCCTACTCTAGAAGAATTAGAAGATAAGATTCAAAAATATAAAGATAAAAAACTTGGTAAATATGAATATATCACTGCCAATGATATAGTAAACTACTTTAGAAGAAAGGGAATTCTACCTGAAAAAGATTTTCTATTTAACGTTGACTATTAATGTGTAATTTCAAACTTTATTAGAAACTTTATATACAAATAAAAACTAAATTAAATAAAATGATTAAAGAAGGTAGTAAAGTTAAAGCCCATTATACTGGTCGTTTAACGAATAATGATGTTTTTGACACATCGTTGAGAGATGGTCGTGAGCCATTAGAGTTTGTAGTTGGTGAAGGATCACTTATTCCAGGATTTGAAAATGGTATAATGGGTTTGTCTAAAGGAGACAAGAAAACTGTAAATATACCACCATCTGAAGCTTATGGGGAATACAGACAAGATTTGTGCTTAACAGTTCCAAAGACTAATGTGCCACCTGGTATTCAAGTTGGACAAACACTTCAAGCTAATACAGATGGTCAAATGGTTCCATTTATTGTTAGAGAAGTGATGGAGAATGAAGTTATTGTTGATGCGAATCATCCATTAGCTGGTCAAGAATTGATTTTTGATATTGAAATTGTAGATATTGAAAATTAATTTGGAAGTTAAAAAAACTTCCTTATATTTGTAAAATAAAACAGAGAACTCCGGTATGGTCTCAATCATTACTCAGAACCGGGCTTCGGAGAGTTACAAGTTGAGACTCTGTTTTTAAAAAAAAATTAAAAAATATTTGAAAGATTAAAACTTTTTCATATATTTGTATAAAATAACACAAAGAGACAAAAACTTTTTAATATATAAAAAAATGAGAACAATGAATCTAAATATCACAAATTTGAACCTCACAATGGTGGTGAATAATACATTATGTATTAGAACCGCTGGTTCGGGTTGTGCAAAATTTGGATTTATCTCGTGATGAATTGATATAATCCAAAAAAGATACAAACCCGAACCGTAAAAAGTTCGGGTTTTTTGTTTTATACGCTCCCGTAGCCCAATTGGCAGAGGCAACAGACTTAAACCCTGTACAGGTATCGGTTCGAATCCGATGGGGAGTACAAAAAGAGAAGGTGACATATCGCACTCTGAAAATGCGAAATGGTAATGCCCAGGTGGTGGAATTGGTAGACACCCCGGTCTAAGAAGCCGGTGTCCGTAAGGACGTGAGAGTTCGAGTCTCTCCTTGGGTACGAAAGTTTTTAACCCCTTCCAGATATTTCCGCTGTTGTCTGGAAGGGGTGGAGACAAGGATTAAAATACCTTTGTGGCGAAATTGGTAGCACGCGCTGGTCTTAGAAACCAGTTCCGAAAGGAGTGTCGGTTCGAATCCGACTAAAGGTACAAAATGGTCTCTTCGTCCAACTGGACAGGACATCGGTCTTCTAAACCGAGGATATGGGTTCGAATCCCGTAGGGACTACTAAAAGGATGGGTTGCTTTAGAGGCCGAAAAGTCTGGACTGTTAATCCAGTGTCGCAAGACCACCGTGGGTTCGAATCCCACCCTGTCCTCAAAATTATATACTGGCAGTTGGCCGAGAGGACGATGGCAGTGGACTGTTAATCCACCGTAGCGAAAGCTCCAACATAGGTTCGAATCCTATACTGTCAGCTAACAAAATACGGCAAGTACCAGCCCATCCTGATAAGATGGAGAACTGTAGTTGGTATGTTGAAAACGTGGGTTCGAGTCCCACCTTGCCGACAAAGGATTAGCCTCCTTAGCTTTAATTGGTAGAGCACCTGACTTGTAATCAGGGGGTTGTCGGTTCGAGTCCGGCAGGAGGCTCATATATAGGAATAGTAATTGAAAGAGATACTTCGATCAAACTTCTAATTTGGCAACGAAACCAAAAACTCTTTTAAGATTTTCTTTCCTTTATGCACAGGTGGTAGAGTGGCGAATGCAACGGCCTGCAAAGCCGTAGTCGAAAGACCATCGGGGGTTCGAGTCCCTCCCTGTGCTCAACTTGCCCCGGTGGCGTAATGGGAGCGTACTTGTTTTACATGCAAGTGGCAGTGGTTCGAATCCACTTCGGGGTACTAAAATTGGAATATAGCTCAGTTGGTTAGAGCAATTCGCTGATACCGAATAGGTCGCTGGTTCGAGTCCAGCTATTCCAACAAAAATGTATGGTGATTAAAAGTGTTACTTCGTGAAATGGTTAACACAATTGTTTTAAACACAATTATTTACTGGTTCGAATCCAGTAGTATAAACCACTTTTAAACCTTTCCTACATTTAATGCCGATGTGGCTCAGTGGCGACAGCACCGGTTTTGTAAACCGGAGACGATTTAGTCCAGCGGGGGTTCGAGTCCCTCCATCGGCTCAATGAATGTGTGAATGCACGATAAACTAAAACGGCACCAGCGGAGACTGGAGTGGATATTGGAAACACATAACCACCACAAATGTAGGAGAATACCCTACCACATTCATCAAATAGTCTTGTAGCTCAGTTGGTTAGAGCGTTTGGTCGACATCCAAAAGGTCATCGGTTCGAATCCGGTCAGGACTACAAAAGCCAATGTCGTATAACGGCAATTACACACCGTTGGTATCGGTGAGACACCAGTTCAACTCTGGTCTTTGGCTCAAATGCCTCAGTGGCGAAACTGGTTGAAACGCCTTAGTCTTAGGAACTAAGACCCAAGTGGTAAACGTTGTCGGTTCGAATCCGACCTGAGGTACAAAAAATATAATAAAAATGGCAAAGTGGTATAACATAGTTAAAAGATATAAAGGTGAATCTAAGAGTCACAAGAGATTTTATTCTTCCAGAGATATGATGGAGTTAAAAAGAATGATATCAGTTGCAAACTCGGAGGCTAAAAGAGGTTTGAGAAAACCTTATAAAGGAATCTCACCTTGTGGATGTGGAATGGAAGGATGTTTCATTTTGTATTCATAAAAAATGCCGAAATGGCGGAACTGGTAGACGCGCCGGCCTCAAAAGCTGGTGTCCTTAAAGGACGTGTGGGTTCGAGTCCCACTTTCGGTACAAATGGCGATATGGTGTAACGGCAAGCTCACATGGCTCATATCCTTGAGGACCAGGTTCGATTCCTGGTATCGCTACCTTGAATTTTTTTAAAAATAAACCAAGATGGAGAAATTGTGATATAAAAATGAAATTTAAAAATGGAATCAAACGAAGTAAAAAAAGAGTTATTGAAAAACAAAACAGTTGCTAAACTGAGTCACTATTGTGCTGGGAATTTATATTATCAAGTTCAATTAGAATCTGGTTTATATCAATTTCCAATATCAACAATAGAATCTGAGTGTGAAGTTATTTCTTTATCTTCTGATCTTGGTACAACTCAGTTTGATTCTGAAATCAAGGCTTCATTTTTAAATAGATGGATTGATAAGGCTATTAAGAGTTCTGAATTTATAAAAGTTAATTAAACTTCTTATAGACTTCAGATTTTTGAAACCAAGTGTTGTTTTCGGATAATAGTTCAAAACTATTATGTGCTTGTTCACACATTTTTTTAAATTGTGAAATATCATAAGCGGAGAGTTTAAACCATTCTCCGCTTATTTTTTTGTCTTGAAAAAATCTATGTAATTTTGATTCTATTTGAGTTCCCCATTTAGATTTATATTGATCAATTAATTCTAATTCTGAGGCATTTCCAGTCTTCATTTCTTTAATTCTTTGAAGTGGATTTCTTTTTGTATATCCAATTTTGTAACAAGTATCGCCTTCAATTGTAGATGAAATTAAATATACACATATTTCCATTAAATATATATATGTAAATGTTCGTTCTATATGAATAAAAGTAAAAAGAAACATATAATATCATTTATTGATTATGCTTTAAATGAAACATTAAAATCTGATAAAATAGATATTGTTATAAAAAAATTAGAAAATTTTTTCAATAAAAGAGGGTTATATAAGAAGTCTAATTTTGGGGATGAAGTTAACTCACCATATTATCAAATTATAACAGATAAGGTAATGATGAATAGAATGTTAAGTGGTTATAAAGATAAAAATAATTCTTTGACAAAAAGTTTAATTAAGTCTGGTATTAATATAGACAATACAATTTCAGAATTAGAAAGACAAATATCCGAATTTAATTATGGTGATGTTTCAATATTCACAGATTTTAATAATA